AATGTTGGTAATGATTCCTACTGTTGAATTGAAAGTAGTAATAGTACCAGCAACACCAGTAATGTTGGTAATGATTCCTACTGTTGAATTGAAAGTAGTAATAGTACCAGCAACACCAGTAATATTGGTGATAATACCTACAGTACTGTTAAAAGTAGTAATAGTACCGGCAACACCAGTCAGGTTGGTGATGATACCTACAGTACTATTAAGATTCGTTATAGTACCAGCAACACCAGTAATATTGGTGATAATACCTACTGTTGCATTTAGATTCGTTATAGTACCAGCAACACCAGTAATATTGGTTATGATACCTACTGTTGCATTCAGATTCGTGATCGTACCAGCAACACCAGTAATATTGGTGATAATACCTACTGTTGCATTTAGATTCGTTATAGTACCAACACCACTTGCATTAATGTTCCTTACAACTGCTAAATCATTTTCAGTAAATTGAACCGAACCCGCAGCAAGTCTTGTTCCATTAGGGAACTGTGTTGATCCAATACCAACCGCATAGTTCATTAACCAAGCATCAGTACCAAGTCCTGCAAAGGTGCCTTCCTTGAACCACATAATTTTCTTATATGTGGCAGGATTGGTTTCAATACCAGCAATGAATAATTGTACTAATGGACTACCTTCAGTCGATGCAAGAGCAACGCCACCGTGATTGGAGGTAGTATCATTAGAAACATCATTACCAAATGCATCAGTTCTAAATCCAAGAACAATATCAGGGTCAAAAACAGTTAGGGTAGGAACATTGATAAATGCGGTTGTTCCACCAATTGTAACGTTTCCAGTTACATTTAAGTTGCGATTGACTTGAAGGTCTCTTGTAACTGTTACATCTTGTGGAAGAACTAAATTATTTGGAAGACTTAATGTTGGTGTTGAACCCTCTCCAGTTCCAGAAGTAACTGTAATTTGATTTGAAGTTCCGGTGATGTTTGTTACATAATCGCCAGTTGTATCTGAACCTAATGCAACTGAATTTGGTTGAATAGTTGCTGCTAATGATACATTCCCAGTACCATCAAAACTAATTGCTGACGCAACAACATCACCAGTAATTTCAAAGGTTCTTGCGGTTTCAAGTTTTGTTGCTGTGGTAGCAGTACCTGTTAATGCTCCTATAAATGTAGTGGCAGTGACAACACCAGAAACTCTTACATCGCCAATAACATCAAGTTTTGCTCTAGGTGTTGTGGAACCAATACCCAAATTGGTTCCAGTATTAACTAAAACAGTACCAACACCAGCAGTTGGTCCTATATTGATTTGAGTAAAGGAACCAGAAAGACCACCAGTACCAAAGTTGATTGTCTTGGTTGTTCCTACACCAGAAGCACCAGTAGCAAGGTTAAGTGTTTGAGATGTTGTTGCTTGTCCTACAGTAATTGCACCAGTTTGCAATATACCACCAATTGTGACAGTACCTGTTGTATAAGAGGATGCAGTAAAACTTGCAGTAGTTGCAGAATGAGTTAATGAACTTGAGAATGTTTGTGCTGCAGAGAATGTTTGAGTAAAATTAGTAATTGCAAGTGTTCCATCTGCAGTCATTAAAGGTATTGTAACCGCTCTATTTGCAGTAATTGCAGAACCAACAACAGAATATTCAAAAGTATTTGCTGGGTTTCTTATCTTTAAGTTGCTTGATAAGAAAGTAGAAACACCAGCAACATATAAGTTTGTTGCGGTAATAAATCCTACAGTTGTAACACCAGTTATATTCGCATTACGAGCAGTAAATTCATCAAAAACTAAATCATCTCTTACATATAAATCTCCACCAACATATAAATCACCACCAGTAGTAACAAAACCACTTACTGCAGCGAGAGTGGTAATACCCGAAACATATAAATTAGTTAGAGAAGTTGCAGAACCAATTAAATCTCCATTGACAAAAAATCCTTTAGCAGTAACAACACCAACAAATTCACCATCCCCAATAACATATAAACTTCTTCCACCAGCGTTTGTTGTAGCAATACCAACCTTACCAATTACCTCTAAAGAAGTAAGATTTTCACTGTAAGATGAGATACCGACTTTTAGATTTTTCTGTCTGCCGCTGGTATATTTTGCCATTATGCGTTTAAGTTATTAATTGAGGGTTTCTAAGATACTACCAATAAATTTAATATCAGTTCCATTACTTGCAGAAAAGACAAGAACATCGCCAGATTCCAATACTAATTTACCTGCAAGTAAGTTTGCACTATCATTTGCAGAAATTGGAAAATCTTTTAAAATTTCAGTTGTTACTGCAATTCCACTAGAAGTTCTTTTATGTGAAAATGAAACAGTGTGAGTTCCACTACCAATATTTGTTGCTTGCGCTAAAAGAATAACCCCAGTATATCCAACGGGTGCGGTATAAATTCCAACCGCATTTGTAGTTGCAACCTTTGTAACAGTTTTAAATATGTTAAGTGCTAATGCCATTTTCCTTTATTCTCCTCCGAGTGCTAGAATGAATGGTGTCATTGTAGAGAACAAACTCTTTGAATAAAATCTACCGGAAATAGTTCCAGTTTGTTGATTAATTGCAACACCATCACCAATTCTAAAGTTTCCCGATTGGTCCGTGCTTGTGAAAACAACAAGACCACCATTTCTCATATCAACTTCATTATCTTGAATTGGAACTCCACCTTGAGCAGGAAGAGCAGCATTAATATTTGTACCAGAACCAATGTATTCAAAGGAATGCCCAGATGCTAATACCCTACTTTGCTTAAAGAATGGAGCAGTAGAACCAACACCAACTGCATAAGGAACATTATCACCTACAGTAATTGTGCAAATACCAGAAGAAATCGGAGTTGAACTTAAAATAGAATAATAAGTGGGAAGTAATTCCAAAGTTGCTGTTGATGTATTTATTCCAACATCAGGACCAGTAATTGTAATTGTCGGCGCCGTAGTATAACCTCTTCCACTTGAAACAATTTCAATTGCAGTTACACTTCCATTCGTCACTTCTGCAACTGCTGTTGCCTGAACTCCCCAATCAGTTGAAGGTGGGGAAATAGTAACCACAGGAGTTGAGTTATATCCAGTGCCGCCAGCACTCACTCGAATCTTATTGACTGTATAATATAAGTCATCAAAATAAACAACCTGACCATCAAAGGGTCTTACAACATTAATCTTTGCCGATCCTCCAGCAACATAAGTATGGGCGAGAGTTGAAATGCCAGTATAGACTGTGAAAGAATTTGAAGTAGGAATCGATTGAATCTCAAAAACATATCCGTAATTGCCACTTGGAAACACATACCCCATGAATGTTGCAGTTCCATCAGACACATAAGTATGTGGTAAAGTTGATGGTCCAACATTTACAGTAAATTGATTTGATGCTGGAATACTATCAACTCGGAAAACATATCCTTCTTTACCACTTGGATATGTTAGAGTTGCTGGACCAGAAGGGCAAGTAAATCCAAGTCCTGCAAGACTGACTCCCATTCCAACACTAAATCGATGATTTGTAGAGACAGTCGTAATTGTAGCGATTCCACTTACATTATCATAAACTGCATTACTAATTGGTCTTACGGGTATATCAGGAGGATCTCCTGCTGATGGGCAAAGGAATGCAAGATTCTTAATCGTTACTCCCATTCCAACATTAAACCCGTGAGGAGTTGATGTTGTAATTGTTGTAAGACCTGTAATATTTGAATATGATGCTGTTGAAATTGCTAAAGGTTGTGTAGAAACATTCAATACAAAAGTATCACTGTTTGCTTCTGCTGCAACTGTCACAATACCTGTATATTTTCTTGGTCCAATGCCATCAGCAACAAGACCATAATTACCAAACGATGCATTAGAGTTTGTTAGATCACAAGCAGCACCAGATCCACAGAAGACTGCTGTGTCTGGGCAAATCGTGAAGAGTGAAACTAACTGAGCATATCCTTCGTTTGTGATTGAAACCCCAATACCACCTTGATTGTATTGGGTATAAGAGTCAAGAACCATTGACTTGGTTGGTCCAATTGAATATTGCCCATCGACTTTCATTCCAATACTGTCTGGAATAAAGTTAGTGCAGTTTTGAATATAAGGTGACTGATTATTAAAGACTGGTTTGTTGGGATTAAACGCAAAAATAGCACCAGTATTTGCAGAACCTACAAATGCCATTTCGGCAATATAGTTTCCATTCCCAACATAAAAGAGGTCTCCTTGATTTTGTGGAGTAACTGAGACTTCTCTTAAACTATCACCGACAATACTTACTTGATCTGGTAGTGTAATTGGATTATTTTCTACATAAGATCCAGCACTAACTCTAATAACGGAACCTGATGTTGAGATTGCAACTGCTCCTGCGATGGTTGCTTTGGCATCTCCGAGTTTTCTTCCTGTGTTTGTGTCGCTTCCGTCTTTTGTGACATAGATAACATTTTTGACTTTTGCCCCCGATACTACTTTAACAACTTCCGATCCAATACCTACTCTATTTCTTACAGCAAAGATCTCGGCATCATGAATATTATAAGCCAATTCTCCATATTGGAGTACTCCTTGTGAAGGTACTGCACCTGGTACAGCAGAGCGTTTAATTCGGATCGGGGTTGCCATTTATAATATGCAGTGTCTACCATAAGGTCAGTATTTACTGCCTTTGATATATTTATTCAAGTTGCATTATTACGCCTTGGACGATAAGAATAAAGATTTGTAGGTGCTTCAGGTTTCATCCATTCTTCTATCTTATTAAATTTTTCTTCACTATAAAAATCTTGTTGCACGTACCATAACTTCCAATGATCGTGCCCCTTTGACTGATTACAACTCTTACAGCAGCAAACTACATTTTTTGTAAAATCTGCTCCACCCTTACATTGAGGAATGACATGATCGATTGTCAGATTTTCTTCAGATCCACAATACGCACATTTATTATCCCAACTATCTTTAATGTGTTTTCTCCAGATTCTCTTTGCATCTCCGCTACTTGTTACATGTAGATTAAACATGTAGTCTTGAGGCGAATGGAGAGGAACCATAAAAACCTTTCTTTTCTTTTATTTATTTTTTCTTTTAATCACTTCTATAAGTTCTTTGAGAGTAATATAGATGTAATGAAACTCATCATAATAAGTAATATCTTGATCTCTTTCAAGAAGATTTTGAATTTCTTTTAGCACACGCATCTCTTGCCCAAGCACGACTTAAACTATTTACATAAGAACAAGATTTTCTAGATTCTCCGCAGTGTGGACATTTTGCATCTGGGGGGTCTCCAACATAACCCTCAGGTGTATACATCTTTTTCTTTTTGAGATTTTCAGATTGCTTATGTTTTTGGGGATTCATACAATCACAGGTTTCCCTTGACCTTCCGGAAGTTTTTCCCTGACTTCATCTAAAACTAATGCCGGACCATGAGGTAGTCCAATCTGTCCCGGAAGTTGCTTATCAGTTTTAGAAGTTACATCAATCACCTGGTCCATTAGAAACCTATGGCGACTACAACTTCTATTTTGAGAATCAAATGCAACCATCATCATCGCATCATTAATATCAGCACAATGGCAGATGACTCTTCCAGTCTTATTATCTGTTACAATCCAATATTCATTCATTATCAGATGCCTTTGATGAAACTACTGGATTGCGAGTTGCATTCTTAATGACAATAAAAGCATCATTTTGGTAGGTGGTCGTTCCATAAGGTTTTGCCCACTTGGGATTTACACCTTCAGTTTGCTCAATGCCACTAAATGCAGCACCACCAATATTTACTTCCAGTTTATCTGCCCTATCCCATCCAAGTGTTTCAAGAGCAATCGCAAGTTGCCCCAACATATCAGGTGTTCCTTCTGTCATTTTGTTTTTCAGTCTTTGAATCATTATAGGATACTTTAGGTGGATTGTAAAGGTTTGGAAAAGTGCCCCTGATAATCTCTGCCAGTTTATATGGAGTTTCTGAAGTAATCATTAATATTTTTTAAGAGTATAAACTCCATCCTTTTCCACAATCGCAGAGCAAGTATCACACCAATCACCACAGCACATATACAAAAGTTTATTAAAGTATCTAACATTTCCATGATGAATATGACCACAAATCACACCATCATACTTCTTATCTCTTTGAACACAATATGAAGCAATATCAGTCTCATATTGATTAATGTAATTCTTTCCCCTCACCGTATTCTTCAAAGCATAAACCAAAGAGAACCGAAAGAATCTTTCCAACCAAAAACTTAATGGTGTAATAATCTCATATCCCCTATTAAACATCAACTGCTTCCAAGACCCAGAAGAATACTCTGAATATTTGTCGCCGTGAATACAAAGAAACTTATTTCCGTTTGAATCTTTATGAGTATATTCATCTACCATTTGGAAGTTCTTGTGCTCAAAGTTCGTATAACGACGAATCTGTGCCTCATGATTTCCAAGAATATAAACGACTTCTGTTCCCTTCTTTGCAAGGTTAAGAATCTGATGAACACATTCCGTATGTTCTTTCTTCCAACGAGTATTATATTTTTCCATACAGGCAATATCAATAATATCACCAACTAAAACTAATTTCTTTGTCTTAAGTTCTTTGAGAAACTTTAAAAACTTTTGAGTATTACAACGAGGGGTTCCTAGATGAACATCAGAAATAAAAACTGTATCGTAAGTCATAATCAGAATCTTGATGGGGTATATTCCATATCTTCAGTTAAATTATCTAACATTTTTCCATATTCTTTGAATCTTTTATCTCCAGCAATAAAACATCTTTGTCTCATCCATAATGCGTCTGCCAGAAGTTTAAGTTCTTCTTCTGTGAAAGTTATAGTTTTCATAGTTAAAAGGTAACTACTGTATGTATTAAAGTTCTTGTGTGAGAGACATTATGAACATGAAGAGTCCAAAGAGTTGGAAGAGGAGGAGGATAAGAAGGAAGGTCATTTTAGTTTTGAGAATACTTCTAAAAGATGAGGAATACCTTCTGGTTTTATAAGTTCAGTTGTAGAATGACTGGAATATCTCCAACCGTTTTCTTTTGCATATTTTAGTTGTTCTTGTTCTATATCAAAACATTCGCCCAATGTAGATTTATAAACATCTACAATTGAAACCAAATGTTTTTTAAGTCTTTCTTGTAAATTGCGAACTGTTATGCCCAACTTAAAATGAGTTCCTTCATCATCAACATAACGAACCAAATATAAAGAACAAGGAAGTTCTCTTTGCTCTTCTGTTGGCAATCTACCATATCCACCAAATCCATCCCAACCTTCTTCTAATTTCTTTTTCCAAGAATTGCTTATATTTTTTGCTCTTTCTGGAGAACAAGGAACTCTTGCGGATGGATTTGGTTTTCCTTTTCTTGAAGATGTGTAAATTCCCTTCAATCCCCTATTCCAAGCAACTTGTGCTCCTTTTAATCCTTTATTCCAAGGTTCTTTTCCTTTTTGCCATTCAGACCAGTTGCGAGTAATACCACATTTTTGCAAATACTTATATACTGTTGGTTTAGGAATATTAAGTTGCCTTGCAATTTCGTGAGATGATAATCCAGAAATATACATTTCTTCCCAAATCTTTTTTTGCTCTTGTGTATATTTTTGATTCATTTTACTGCTCACGGTTACTTTATTTATATTAAAAAGAGACCTTAAAAGGGTCTCTCCTTATTATATCACCCAATGGTTGGAGCAGTCAAAGCAACAGGAGTTGCTTCAATGGATGCTAAATCCAATGGAAAGTTATGTGCGTTCCGTTCGTGTTGAACTTCAATCCCCAAATTTGCCCTATTGAGCATATCTGCCCAAGTAGGAATTGGACGACCTTGATGGTCAAGAATTGATTCATTAAAATTTAGACCGTTCAAGTTAAAAGATGAAACTGCAATACCCATAGCAGCACACCAAATACCAAATACTGGAAGTGCAGCAAGGAAAAAGTGAAGACTACGGGAGTTATTAAAGGAAGCATATTGGAAAATAAGACGACCGAAATACCCGTGTGCAGCAACTATTGAATAAGTTTCTTCTTCCTGTCCAAACTTATATCCATAATTTTGAGATACTTGTTCGGTAGTTTCACGAACAATAGAAGAAGTCACGAGAGAACCGTGCATTGCCGATGCCAATGCACCACCAAAAACACCCGCAACACCTAACATATGAAACGGATTCATAAGAATATTGTGTTCAGCAGAAAATACAAGCATATAATTAAAGGTTCCAGAAATACCAAGAGGCATTCCATCACTAAAACTTCCTTGACCAAAAGGATAAATCAGGAATACAGCAGTTGCAGCAACCGCAGGAGCACTATAAGCAACTGCAATCCAAGGTCTCATACCCAAACGGTATGAAAGTTCCCATTCTCGACCAAGATAACACCAGACACCAATCAAAAAGTGAAATACCACTGCTTGATATGCCCAACCATTATAAAGTGCTTCATCAATAGAAGCAGCATCCCAAAGATTATAGAGATGCAAACCAATAGCATTAGAAGAAGGAACAACAGCACCAGAGATGATATTGTTTCCCCACATTAAAGACCCAGCAACGGGTTCTCTTATGCCATCAATATCTACAGGTGGATTTGCAATAAAAGCAATAATAAAAACTGAAGTAGCAACGAGAAGGCAAGGAATCATCAGAACACCAAACCAACCAACATAAAGACGGTTATTGGTTGAAGTAACCCACTGGCAGAATTGTTCCCAGAGGTTTTCGCCAGAACGGCGTGTAGCGATTGTAGCAGTCATTTTTTCGTTAAAGGGTAAGTATAAGTCCAGGGGGAACTGAACAATTACAGTATATCCCACAACACCCTCCATTGTGGGTATGAGAGACTGTGTTTTACCTCCCCATAGGTCTCGGTTAGGTAGAGGAACAACATTAAGGGTTTGTTACATTCCTTAACTTGTTGTTGTATTTATTATAGCATTGTCAGGAAATCCTGTCAATAGGTCCAATTGCTCATCTGGCATACTCCTCAATTTTATCCAATACCTTGTTCAAATACTTATGAGCAAGTCCCTTTGGATCTGAAGTATATCCAATATTTTCTTCGTATAATTCGTTCTTATACATCAACAATATTCTCTTCATTTCTTGCTTGGTCAGTTGTCCGCGTGGCATATACAAAAAAACTCTGCCTTATTTAGGGGGCAGAGTTAATATTCATTGCAAAGGTGTGTTGATTTTCTAATACTCACCATACTCCAGGAATTACTTGCCCAGTGGTGAGATATGCGCCAACAGCAGCGACGAATCCAATCATCGCAAGTCTTCCATTCAGACGCTCTGCTGCTTCAGTAAAGATTTTGTCCATGTTTTTCTCCTTAATAAGTTTCGGAAAGTTGATTAACAGCATGTGCAAGAAGCACAAAGAAAGTAATGCTTGTAAGAGTAAAAATTACTTCAGTCATCAGAAGATACCGAAGAAGAACTTACCCGTTGCTGCATAGGAAATAAATCCAGCAACAATTCCCATCATTGCCCAGCGCCCATTGTACTTTTCCTTTATTTGATTGGGAGTATCCATCCCATAATTTTCATAATACATTTGAGGTTCTTTGGCAAACATATTCTGCTGCCCACGCTCATTGGTTGTAACCGTCATTTTTTCGTTTTATTACGAAGTATTGCACAATTATATAGGAAATCTTAAGACCTGTCAAGTCCTATTTGCCTTCAAAACCCGGTGGTAGTGTTCCAAAATAAGGATCATAATCAAAAATAGGATTCCAATCACTCACATTGGTAGCATCAACCTTCCAAAAATTCCACAGACCTTCATAACTTGACTTATGAAATACATCAACATGCTCATCATGAATAGAAGATCCCAATTCAATCTTATAAAGAAACAAAGGAATTGCAAAGGTATTGCCAGAATTATAAATCAAATCATCGGCAACTGCACGCGGTTTGACTCCATTATCCAACTTATACTTATCTCCACGCACATGGAGATCTATAAGTTTTTGTGCATGATGGCGAGTAATCAAATAGCAAGCAGTTGAGAAGTCATTGACAAACCTACGGTGTAGTTTTACATGAACCTGTGCCGGATTAATAATTGCAAGTTGAACTACATCATAATCATAAGGAACTTTGCAGAAGAAGTCTTTCCAGGCAAAAGGCCAATATGTTACTGTAGAAATATCACAATCATCCTCCATGATAAGAGCACAAGGCGAATCTGAAGTCTCTAGGAAGTGCTTCAGTGCCTTTAGATGCGATGTTGTACAACCTACCTCACCAGAAGACATCATATCAGGATAGCGCCCTTTAAGAATGTCTCCAAGGTCTCTACCATCTCTTCCATCATAAGCAGAGATACGAGTATAATCTTCAATTTCCCAATACTTAAACTGACCTTCCATATATTGTGCTCTTTCTGGTTGTTCATCCAGATTGAGATAATAGATGGGAGGAAGTCCTTTAAGTTTATATACCGCTTTGTTTTTATCCATGATTATAACACTTATATTGATTAAGATATTCTTGAGAGTGATAATATTGTTTCAATTTTTGTTTATCTAAACTCTGCAGATATTCCCATAATTGATTATTTTTTTCAATATATGGATTTGCAAACCAAGAATTTTGACCACGATAATGCTCCAAATGATAAACAAATTCATCCTCCAATCTACCCACTTTATAACCTAATGTAGTAAATCTAAAATATCTTTCTTTATCTTCTGGAGACCAAGAAATAAAATTTTCATTTTCCATTCCACCTTCAATATAAGAAGATGTTTTGAAAAATTGCACATGTCCAAATTGTGAGATGTATGGTTTTTCTTTTTTTTCTAAAATTGAAAAATCAAAATTATTATTTAAAAAATAAGTTACCAATTCATCATTTGCATAAATTTGTTTTTGATAATTACCAAAACCGTATGGATATACTATATCATAATTTTCATTGAGAATCATTTTAACTGATTTTAAATATGCGTCAACTTTTAATAAAACATCAGAATCATAATTAACAACAACTTTTGTATCAACTTGATTCAGCATTTCATTAATTATTTTCATTCTATGAAATTCTGAAAGATCAGATTTCTCAAATGAATATGATAAATTTTCCAGTTCATCATCTTCCAAAAATTTTTCAATTTGAGAAAGAACATACTTTTTAAAAAACTGTTCCCTATCTACTTCTTTTACAATAATTTTAGTGTTAAATTGTTTTAATAAGAAACATAAAACCGTTATAAGATTTCTCGTTCTATCATCAGAATCAATTCTGACTGGAATAATAAAAGTACAATCCGATAAATCTACTTTATTCATTATATTTTAATCCAATCATCCAAATAAAGATCTTGAGTTTGATTTTTAGCAGTATTTCCTTCAGTACCAAACCATTGTGATGGTGCAATTACTTTTTTAGATTTTGCCAACCAAGCACCCCACCAAGAAAATGATGAATTAGCAATAATATGATAATTACACATACTCATAAGACATAAATCAACTGCACCATCATTTGATTCTGATATCATAAATCTATCCGATTCAAATAAAGGTTGGTATTCACACCACCGAATATCGTCAGAAAAAATCATAACTGGAATATTAGAATCAAAATAAGTTAATGCCTTTTCATAATAAGAAATGTCACATAGTGGGTGATTAGTAGAATTAGAAACATAATCAGATCTTCTAACATGCAAAGCAATAATTTCATCAAAATGAAAATTATTAACACATGGTTCTAAAATATAATCTTTAAATTTAAAATCTTTTCTTATACTTTCTTCAATGTGTTTAAAATATTTTTCACTTTGATAATAACCATGTAGATTAACATTATCTGGACAATTTTCTACATATTCTGAATCATAATGAAATTGTTTTTCAGGGTAAAATTCAGCGGGCAAAAATCCAACATTTTCTACATTACCCAACTCAAATATATCAAAAAGATGATTATCTTTCCAAATATCGCCATAGTTTGTTTTAGGTATGCAAAACTCATAGTTTTTTGTAGCAGCAATACCTCTCAATGAAGCATACTGAAACATTTGATTTGCTAACCTACCGTATTGCCCAAGATAATTAAATCCAATCATTTTTATTAAGAACAAAGAGTAATTTTTTTATCAGATGGAGAGTGAATCATTCTTGCAAAAAAATCAAATTCTTGATCAGGATAATCTCCTGGTTTTGCAAAAGATGGATGTAAAATATGGAAATCATCAAATCTTTCTATCCTATACTTATTTAAGTGACTTTCATCGTGTGCTTTAGCTAGAATATTATTTTCTAAATCTTTTTTAATTCTAGTATCCAACTCATCAATTAATTCAAAAACATCAGGAACTTTACCGCCCCAAATGCATCCTTGAAGATATACATCATCTCTTTCTTCTTCTTCCTTTACACAAGACAAAGATCTTTCATTTCTTTCAAATGGTAATGTTCCAATAAATTTACTCCAATGAGTACTAAATGTTGGATGTTGGACACCAAAAAATGATTTCTCATCATTAAAAAATTCTTGATATGTAATCACTTGATTGCAACAATACATATCAGCATCAAAATATACATACCAATCATAATTTTTTAACTGTTCTTCAATTTTTTTAATTTCACCAAATCTCCTCAAACCACCAATACTATTGTACATCAAATTATACCAATTATCAGAGGAATAATCTGATGTTGTAATCTCAACATCCTCAGATGCTTTTATAATTTCAATATTATCTGGGATATCATCACCCAGATCCCCATCAGTAAATACAAAAAAATCTTTATCACATTCTGGAATAAAATACTCCATTAATGTTTCATAATACTTTGGAAAGAATTTAAGATAATTTCCAGTACCAATAAAGTTAATAGCAATTTTTTTAGTCATGATCAACTATTTTTAATAATTGTTTCTACAGATGGAATATAGTATTTTTTCAAAACTTCTTTCCATTCAAACTGTTTTGAATATTCTAAAATTTCTTTTCTATGTTTAATAGAATATTCTCGATTTTCGATTATTTTTTCTTCAACGTAACTAATATCTGAAATTTTATTTTCAGGAATGATTGTAATAAATTCTTTAGATGCATCCAAATTAGCTCTTCCCCATTCACAAACAACTACCCCAAGTCCAGCAGCAAGTGCTTCCATACAAACAAGAGGATGTGCTTCACCATCAGATAAAAGAACTAAATTGCCATAATTAGTTAGATCATTATATAATGTATTCTTATCCCATTCTCCAAGATAATTTTTAGAAGTATTAAATCTATTATCTGCAATATTTCCAGCATACCACAAACTTTCAATACTTTGAAAAGAGTATTGTCTCTTTCTATAATCAATTTTAGCAAGATAAATTGATCTATCCAAATACTGAGGATTATCACTAACTCTAAACTGAGATAGGTTTACGCCATTTGGAGTTAAAAATAAATTATTTTCAGGAAGATTCAAAAGAACTTTATACATGTTTTGAATGCCTTCAGACAAACAAAAAGTATTTGGTTTGAGGTTGGCAAACTCATTAGCGATGTATGCGTAACCACCAAAAAGTTCTGGTCTTTCTAGATATCCATAATGACTCGTAATTGCCTTTGGATATTGAATATATGGATAAAGATTAATAAACTCATCATAATGAATATGAACAAAGTCTGGATTAAAAGAATTAATCTCTCTAATAATTTGATTATAATCTTTAGTATTTGTAATTTGAACTTGATGTCCTAAAGACTCCAAAGAAATTTTAGTATCCCATATAAGGATTTCAACTGCACCCCACCCTAATGGGGGAATTGGCATAATACCAGGACCAATTAGTGTAATTTTCATAGGTAATTTTTAATCCAGTCTTCCAATTTAACTTTAGGTTCCCATCCAAAAGTTTTTTTCGTTTTTTGAATATTTGCAAGAGTAACTCTAGACTCACCTGGTCTAGGGGGAAGATTAATTTTATTTTTTGATATCATTCCTGCAATTTGATTGATGGAATGATTTGTTCCTGTGCCAACATTAAATACTTGACCAAAAAATTCACTATCAATTGAAGAGGTTGCGGCAAGAACATTGGCACTTACTACATCAGAAACGTGAGTAAAATCTCTACGTTGGTTTCCATCGCCAACGATCGTTAGTGGTTCTCCTGATGCACGTTGACGAAGGAAAATACCAATTACAGGAGCATATTGTCCACGTAAGGGTTGACGTTCCCCATAGACGTTAAAATACCTAAAGCAAATCGTGGGAAGACCATAAAGTCTTGTATACATCTTACAGAGTTTTTCACCATTTACTTTGGAAACGGAATATGGATTGAGACAATCATCTGGTTGCGTCTCAACATTTGGGGACTCATTCATTCCATATGCAGAAGAGGTAGAAGAGTACATCACTCTCCCCACTCCTGCTTCACGAGCACACTGCAGTACGGTACAAGTCCCCACAGAGTTAATACTCACTGCCTGAATGGGATTTTCAATAGCAGGTTGAATACGTGCCTCTGCAGCAATGTGAAAAACAAAATCTACGCCATCATAAAGAGGTCGTGTTTTTTCATAATCACGAATATCGTACTTATAATTTTGTGCTTCACGATTCCAATAAAATTGATCATGAACATCAGAGTATTCATTATCAATTACAATAACTTCATGCCCGATTTGAATGAGATGATCTACAAGATTTGATCCAATAAACCCAGCACCACCAGTAACTAAACTTTTCATACCATTTCTTGGAATAAACAAAGATGATTTTTACCATTAACTCGATGAAACCTAGTAAAAAGATTCTCTTTTGTTTTGCAGAGATATCCAATTGCTATCTGTTCATTATTTACATTTTTATTTTGCAACATGCTTTGCATAAGATTGTCTAGTTCAATTGTGATATTTTCAATGGCAACTTTATTACCACCAAACATACTACCACAAATGAATGAGCGATTATCCCACAAATACTTTTCGGTTAAAGTTTTGGAGTTTACAAGGTCAGAATAACACTCAGTATTATACTGTATCAGCATTGTATTGTCAATTGCTGCCAACTCTTTAAGCGCATCTTCACTAGGATATTCATTTGAAATGTCACAATCATATAAAAATCTGCTTGCTCCAGCGTCTAACCAAAAGAAAAATTTTGACTTAAATGGATTAATTTCTGTTGCTTTTTTTAACCATTTAAACTTAGAATATTGAATGACAGAATACATTGAATTTTTACATTCTACTCTATTCAGATCTCCCATATTTTCCTTATAAAAATCGGAATCTAAAACATCTTGAATCGGTTGTTTTAGGTAGTAATATGGAATATTTTCTAATGATTCTACTACAATTTCCGTTGGTAAATCTTTTCTTACTTCCCTTATAGTATCAACCAAATCTTCTTCTGTAAAAATAATAAAAGGACATTTAACATTTAGTGTTTTGCAGAACCATTCAACATAATCTTCCCAACTTCTTCCATCTTCTCTTTGCAATTCTTTGACATTATAAAGAGAAGTAACAATTACAAAATCAGTGTTCATTGTGATACAGATAAACAATGTCGTCGTGTCTATTTTTATTTATTCTCAAATCCACAACTTCAAAAACATCAAGAAATTCGGGATTACTCCATCCTGGATTTGAATCTACATCTTCAATAATATAATAACCACCTTTTTTAAGTTTTGATTTAAGAATATTCCAGGTTTTTAAGGTTAGTCCTGGATCATGTGAGGCATCATCAATAATTAAATCAAATTCTGGACAGTTTTCGAAAATGCTTGGATTATCTTGAGATCCTTCTTCGAGAAAAATAAATCTTTCTTTTTCATGATCAGTAAGTTGAAGACGAGAATAATCTTTATCAAACCCATAAATTTTAGTTGATGATGAGAAAATATCCCTCCACATTCTCAGACTGTATCCAGAAGAAACACCAACCTCCAATATACAAAGACCTTTATTGTCTTTGATCTTTTCAAAAACTTCAGGATAAAATAATTCATATGAATGATCCGATCCCTTATCACTACATCCAGTCCATGGAGTAGAACTATAATGCTCAATAATCTCTTTTGCTTTTTGTTTAAATGATTTTGCCATTTTAATTCATATTTTTAAAGTGTTCAAAATTAACATGCTCAACCCAATTTGGCCACATATTAATTTCTAAAGGTTTGCAAGATTCGTAATCAAAATGTGTAATATAAAATTTTGAATCAATTTTATATTTTTTGTACCAATCTGTTGCTTGTTTATATATAATTGCCCCAAAATCCACCAAATTAATATTTAAATTTTGTTTGGTACAAACATCGATGCAATGATCTCTAACATGTATTATTCCATTTTCATAACTGCTTGGAATAAAATTATACCATCCTGATAGAAATTTTTCCATAGATTCAGTTTTTCCAAGAAAAAACCAATCACATGGATTGTTTGGAAATTCTCCAGCATACAAATGCCCACCACCCATCGAACTTTGAAAGTATAAAGTATTATCCTCTAATTGTATTTGAGACAATATAGTTTTAAGTGGTTTAGTTAAAATAATATCTGGTCTTGTTTTTACGACAACATCAATATCATGTTCTTTAACTTTTAAAAATGATTGATAATTTGAATAAGTTTGACTTAGTAAACCATATAACACTATGGGAGTAATTACTTTATAGTGTTCTATACTTTCATCTTTCCAAACATCAAAATTAAATTTTTTAAAGAATGAGATATCAAAGTCTTTATGAGGTTCAACAATAAAATCAGTTACATTATATTTTTCTATAAATTCTTTGTCTAAATTTTCACCATTAAAAGTATCAGTAAACCAAAGTTTATACATTTTTCCATTATAAGATTTGTCCCACCATAGATGAGAACAAACCTTATCATTCTTTTCTACTTGATAATTTGAAAAGTAATCGAGGGTTGTTTGATAAAAAATTGGTTGTCCAGAAAACAAATATGCACAATTCATTTTTCAAAAATAAACTTTGCCACTTGTAATGTATATTCACCAACATGCATAGTAAAAGGATCTGGTTCAGAATAATCACAAGCACCCAATAATGTCAATCCAGAAGATTCAATCAATTTCACAACTAATTCTGGTTTAATAAATTCACCAAACTCATTCTTAATATCCACATCGGAAACAATAATAAATTTTCCACCTGGTTTAAGAACTCTATAAATTTGTTCTGAAATATCTTTCCATCCTTGATTGTTAATCTTATCAGAGTGTGCTCTGTTAAAATGCGTTACTGCACAAGAATCTACAAAATAATCAACAGTATTATCATCCATTTCTTTAACTTCTGCCAAAGCATCATTCAAAATCATTCTAACTAAACTTCCAGAAAAAGAATGACCCACATCACTAATATCAATTCCAGTAACATCATGTCCCAATGAAGAAACAATATGAGGTAATGGTGAACTAGAACACCCAAGATCAACGACGATCTTATTTTCCTCATCTAATTCTTGAAAATAATTTGCGATGAAAGTCCATTTCATCAAAGCATCATCGTTAGTCCAAGTTATATGAGGAAACCTAGTTTGATATTCATATTGTTCTACTTTTTCTTTACAAAAAAGTAGATCATCATTGTTTAGCAATTTACTATCAAAATTCATTTCAAACAACCTCTTTCCAATTTGCAGAGTTACTAATTACTTCCATATCAGTAATTAAACCAATGCCTACGATATCTTCATGATACTCTGATGTAACATCAGTATAAGTTGGAACATATAATTTTGCACCATTCAAAGCCCCCACAACTTCTCCAGGTCCACAAATTTTTCCGCCACACACATCATACTTCACTTGAGGATTAAATGGATTTTGAAAATCATCAATAAAAATTGCAAAATTTTTAAGTTTAGTTGTTACAAAACTAACCTCATCAAACAAAGGCCAAGAGTACATTCTCTGACCGTTTTCTTCCCATTCTCCATGCGCATCAAACCAAAATACACACTTTTTATTTTTTAGATCAGGTTCTTTTCCTAGAACATAATAGAGAATTTCGGGTGATGACATTTTTTGCATGTCAACATTATCCAGTTCTTTTAATATATCGTAAGAAACTGAAAAACGATAATCATCGATTTCGCAAGTATATACTTTTTTATCTGAAAAATTGTCTGCAATGAAATAAGAACTTTCTGCATAAGCAGTTCCAGTTTCAATAAACAAATCAGAATTTTTCATGTAATCATATATTGTGTCAATAATATAAGTATCACCATGAAAAGGATTTCCATGAGTCCATCCAGCTGGATCTTTACTAAAATTTGCTATTTTGTACTTTGCCATTTTCCTCCGTAGTTACCTGAATAAAATTCTCTATGTTGATGTAGCAGTGGATGCCCAGAATATCTCCAATTTGGATTTCTTATACACTCCGTTTGATCTGGATTTTCTTCATAAGTATACCCAAATAAAGAAAATAAAAATGCTAACAAATAATCATAACAAATCATTCGTGGATCCAATTCCAATCCACCAGACAACTTATCAAGATTATTTGTAAGTTGTTCATACATTCCATAAAATGAAGATGTTTTCATAACACCTCCTGCAGGACCCCATGTTCCGTTATTTTTACCACCATTCATTATAACATATCTTTGCACACTTTCTGGCATTATGTTTACTGTTGGACCAGCAAGATCAGATTTGATTGGATTTAATTTTCCTCGAACTAAAACATCAGGTTCCATTAAAACCATATACTCAGTATTGCAATAATCACATCCATTTTTAAGTCTTCTCAAAAATTCCATCGATATTCCCATGAAAAGATCAATGTTTCCAGAATTTTCTCTAACGTATTGATCAACATCTCTAGCAATACCAACTACTTCTGTAGTTTCTTTTATTGTTTCAATATTTTCAAAATCTTCTTTTAGATATGAAAAATCTAATCCATTGTCCGATACAAGATAAATTGGATTATTTGGATAAAATTCTCTAAATTTAGATAAAGAATATTCAATTGCAGACTGCTCTTTATAACAGATATAAAATACACCTAGATCCATATTACTTAATAATTAAAAGAATGTTATTGTCAATTTTGTTATTTGGATTTGGCAACTTTAGAAGTTTCATGTAATCTAAAGAATACTCACTTTCTAAACTTGAAAGAATATTCTCAAATGAATTGAATGTAGAAATTGTTAGATCCTCAATAATGAAGATGCCACCTTTTTTAAGTTTGTGAATTGATTCTTTTAAAAAATTCAAATTAGATATAAACTCATGTTTACCATCATCCATAATCACATCAAAATGTAAATCTTTCAATTTATCATCATTCCACATATTTTGAATTGACGATACATCATCTTGATTGCAGTAAAAACATTCCACATCAAGATCTTGAACCCTTAAAAAAGTTTCCTTATCAACATCGGCAGCAAAAATTTTAGCTTTTGAAAAATACTCTCTCCAACTATGAACTGATGCTCCATGATAAATTCCTACTTCCAAAAAATTAATTTCATCTTCTCGTAGATGTTGAAAGAAATAGTTGTAAAGAGGAGAATAATTATGCCAATCAGAACTTTTATCAGATCCGTGTTTTTTAAGTATCTTACACAAATCAGTTTCTTCAGATAATTTGACCGGATTCAAAAATGATATAATATCATTTTCAGTAATTTCAACTGATAAATTTTCCATATAAGTTAGTAACTCAGTATTTTTAAGTTCACTTATTCCAGTGAAATGATAGTTGTCGTTATTTACACCGCTCCAAAGAAATGGTCTATTTTCGTATCTTAAAACTCTATATAAAAAAGAAAATCTTGGAAATGTTCTGGGTAACTTCCCATCCAATATGTATTTATAGACTAAACAATTGAGAACATCTTGGTCTCCACAAGACCACTGAAATTCTGGATCTGGATTGTAATTGGGACTTTTGGCAATTAGATTTTTATTTTTACATAACTCAAGATACTCTGAAATAAATTTTCTACCAAATTCATTGTTTCTTACTAACACTCTTGCTGCGTTAATAAGATGAGAATTTTTTACTATACGTTTTTCAGATTCAGTAAAGAAATAATCTAAAGTATATTCTTTTACACAAGACTTCACATAACAACCTTCCCGTTCCATCTGAAACCAAATATCTGTACCATTTTCAAATAATAAATTTTTTGACAATGATTCGATATTTTCCCAATCACTTTGCCAATACTGTTGATTTTTAATGAAGTTCCCATCATGATACAATAATAAGGAATCTTCTGGAATATTTTTTAATGTGTAATCAATTAAAAAAGGTTTAAAATCAAAGTATCCAAAATGATGAACATTTGCATTTTGATCTAATGGTTCATCATAACTATTGCAGATGTCTTCACTATTTGGAAGATCCTTCAAAGTTTTTTTGTTATAAAGAAAAATTTGATCAAAATATGGAGTCAAATTTTTTTGTATTTCTTCAGCAACTGAAGATAAGGAAAAACCTTCATCATAAGGTTCTCCTTCAGAATAAAATGATAAAAAATACATAACTATCAATAATTTACTACTTCAAGTAATTCTTTGACTCTATTTACATAAGTGTGATTATCTTTAACAAATAACATTTGAGATTTAATTAAGTCATAATTTTCTCTTTCTTTTTCGGCATCAAAAAAGAGTTGATAAGTGTCTTCATTATAAATGATATTACCATCAAAAAATTCATAAACTGGTTTTGAATTAGTAATTCCTAGTTGACCATAACTGATATTTTTAAAATTCCTACATGGGATATACCCCCATTCTTTGAATGCATTATGTCTAACATCTGGAGCAAGATATGACTTTTGAATTACAATCTTTTGATCTTCAAATGATTGGGGACTAATCCATGGACAATTATATTTGAATTCAATTCCATTTTCCTCACATGCCCGAATAAAAGGATTCAGATAAATTAAATTATCATACTCTGGCGGTGCTGGTCTACAATCTTTTGGACCACCTTGACCACCGCCAATTGTTCCTGCAAAGAAAACATAATTTTCTTTAGAAATGAATCGATCTTCAATATTAATTTGATCGGGTAATAAATCAGTTGCCCAAGTTGTATATAAGCAATCATAATCTGATCCTTTTTCAAAGTAACAACCTGACCCAATTTTAGTTGCTTTAGTTCTATTTAGAGTGTAATTATAATTTTTATCAGTCCACTTATTTGCATTGTATCTTACATCAATCAATCTACCAACTTTACCAAGATAAGCAGCGGCACCAGGGTTACCTTCTACACGATTATCTTTATTGCCAATATAATGTACTGCATAAGTGGAATTACTAAACAGTGGAATATTTGGATTTCCAATTACTGCCCATTGTTCCGTAAAAATTAATGCGTCATTAAACAATTGTGGATCAAAGTTATCTGTTCCATCAAGCCAATATGTTTCATATCCAAGTGCTTTAAAAGCATTAAAATACCCAGCATGGATATATGAATGTGTATGAGAATATAATTTATATCCCCATATAATAACCCTCTTATGTTTCAAAATGATACTCCCAAATCAATTGATTTTGTTTTAATTTTATTGTTTTTTAGATGATCTCTAAGTAACAGTTCAACACACCAAATATTTTCTTTAGACATTACTTGGTGATAAACTGGTTCAAAATGATAATAAAGTGTGCTCCAAACATTCATGATTTTGGGAGATCCCATTCCAAACCAATCACTAATCATATCCAATGGTTGATTTAGATTTTGATGATATAAGACATTTGAATCAAACTCAAAATTTGAAAAGTCCAATCTAATCGAAGGACTTACATCATATCTCATAGTAATGACTACATCATACTTTACATTATTCTCAATAGAATAATTTTCTCTGAGAAAATTAACCATCATCTTACTGTAACATTGACTGTGACATCTGTCAACAGTATATTTCTCAAAAAACTCTATTCCATTTGGATCATTTAAACCATAATCAAAACACCTTTTAATATTTTCCTCTGTAACTTTTATATTAGAATTTTCCCAATGTTTTGGTTTTTCAAAACAAAAACCTTTTGGATTATAAACATCTAAAAGTTTTTTATCAATATCAATTTCAGAAGATCTTCCCCAATGACCAGGTGTTCTTTTACCAAAATCTAAATTAGCAGAATCATACCAACAATGTAAAAAAACATCTACATCGTTGCCATTTATGGTAGTCTCTTTAACTCTTTGAGAAGTTTGTATAGCATTCCTTGGTTGACCAGACAAACATAATGCGATTTTCATAAAGAAATTTCCTTCACAACTTTTTTAATTAAAGATTCAATGCTTGTATTAGGTTCCCACCCTAAAAGTTCTTTCGCTTTTTCATAGGATCCTTTAGAATATTTATTGGTTTCTTTAGCAACAATTTTTTTATCTAAAGGATATTCTCCAGTAAATAATTCCGGATAGTTGTCCCAAAGTTTTGAAGATTCTCTATAAACTGCTTTAATATCCGTATTAAAAACTTCGCAAATACAATTTGCAATTTGATTTACGGAAACAAGAGTCCCGGTACAAACATTAAAAGTATCATCGGGTTTTTTATCCAAACATATATCAATCAATTTAACCACATCATCAACATGAATATAATCTCTCTTTTGTTCGCCATCAGAATGCAATATTGGAGAATTGTTGTTTAGAATTTCTCTGACAATGTAATTAATAAGTGGTGGATGTTTTCTATGAATATCTTGTCTTGGACCAAATACATTAAAAAATCTAAGAGTACTAATAGGCATATTATAATTAATTCGATATGATTCGCATACCTCTTCTGCCATCTTCTTAGATAAAGAGTACCATAATCTTGGATTTATTTCTAAATCTTCAGTAAATACTTTCTCTTTATTATTTTCATAAACAGCACTGGTGCTGGCAAAAATTACATGCGGAACTTTCCACTTTCTTGCACACTCAAGAATGTTCATCGTTCCGGAGACATTCACATTGATTGTATCGACAGCGTTAGTTTCACAATCAGGAAGAGCAGTGATAGCGGCAAGATGAATAATACAGTCATATTCATCCTTAAGTAGTTCTACAATATTTAAATTGGAAATACTTAGATTATAAAACTTTCCAAAAGTTTCACCATTAATCGTTAGATTTTCTAGATACCCATTTCTTAAATTATCAATAAGTGTAAGCGTATGACCTTTTTTAAAGAGATAATATCCTAAAGTAGATCCTATTCCACCAGCAGCACCAGTTAAAAGTATTTTCAATGTAAAAACTCCTTTAAATTGTCACTATTTCTTGGCAAGTTAATCGCTTCACATGACGGATATGGATTACTTTTTGCAAAATCATTGATAATAACTCGCTTACAATGTGGCAAACCCATAATCAATTCATCATATAAAATCTTCTTGTCTTCTAATTCAGAAACTGTTATGTCTCTCATATTTTTAGGTCTACTTGTTGTCAAAACTATTTTGACTTTACCTGCTTGATGCAATGAGTTTAAATAGTCAATATTATCCTGCAAAGCATCTGCATTACCAATATATGGTGGGAAATGAACTGAAGAGTTTGTGACTAGAGTACCATCAATATCAACGAACAAACATTTGTATTGGGACTTGTATTTGTTCCAAGCATTAAGTGTTCCCCAATCTTTAAAATTTGATGTTTTAGTTCCATAAAATGTTGAACCAGATAACATCATCTCAAAAATAATATAACTAATATAACACTCACCTTCCATATCTTGCAGTTTTTCATAAGTAGCACAAAACTCTCTTGTATCTGTAAATCCATAACCACCGCTGGAAAAGGTAGAACTAACAACATGTTTTTCAACAATATTAGTTATCATTTGATTAATATCAAGCTCTATGTAACTTTTTGTACGAGCATTAATATCATCCATATCATTTAAATCAAAATATGCAACTTGATTTTTTTCATTATTTAATTCACATTCATAATATCCATCAGAATCTTTGATGAATATAAACCCCGACAATTGACTATTCTTCAAAAAATTATAAACGGTTTCAGATTGTGATTTAGTTTGTTCTGGTAACAAAACTATTTTTGACTTTTCATATAATCCAAGATTATTAAGTTCTGAAGTAAAACCTTTCATGAACTCATATTTATCTTCATGTTCTTGCAAACAAATAAAATAAATATGATCAAAAAAATTTAAGTTAAGACCAAGAATAGATTCTGTTACCATAAACCTATTAGTCATTGGATGTGTAAGCATCCACTTGGGTCTCATATTTGGGAAACGGCTAGACCGTCCCGCCATAGGAATTATTAAAGTTCGCATATAACTTTGATGATTTTACCATTATATCAAGTATACTTCTTTGATGGGAAAAAGTCAAGTAGGGTTCAATTCTAAGACTATTCAGTGCTTCCAAAATATCAAACTCATCAGTATCAATAAACTTAGAGTATCTACAATAAAGTTGATTCCAGATATGTTTATAAATTTGCTCTATCCTATTTGATTGTATGTTTTGAGTTTTGATGCTCCAGAGATGATAAAGATCTTGTTTCAATTTAACAAGATCGGAAATAAAACTATCAACATAACAATCAAGAAAATCAATAAAAAATAATCTATTTTTATGAAAAATAATATTATTAAAGGTTAAATCTCCATGACAAAAAGTTTTAGGAACATAGACATTTTGCTTTTTAATTAAAAGTTCAATGTATTCCAAATAATTTTCATAGCAAGTTTTATTTTTTAAAACTTTAATTTTTTCATCAATATTTGATTGAACATTAATCAATCGATAATTTAAAATAAGAGAATCAAAATATTCAAATAAAGTATCAATAACAAATTCTATGTCCTTAATAGAAGATGTGGAAAAAAATTCCACAAAAGATTTTCCAGGAATGTATTCCATATCAAAATACTCATCCCGAATATTATGAACTTTGGGGGTATCTACATTCTTTAAAATTCTACGAGAAAATAAAACTTGTTTATTAACCTGCAAAGAAAGTCTTGAGTTATAACTAATTGATGAAGAATACTTTCTAAGTACTCTACTATCAATTAATTCAAGTTTACATCCAGATAACCCTACAGAAAAATCTAACATTAAAAATATTGCTGTATTTTAAAAAGATTATGATCTATACCATGAGTAAATAACAATCTATAAAATCTCCCAAAATTATCAGCAAAATGATTACCAACATCTTGGATGGTTTTCTTTTCATCATTATCTAAAAGATAATCCCAAGATTTTGAACTTGGATGAAATCTTTCTAACAAATACTTATAAACATCTATTGGATGTCTTTGTATTAAGTTTTTACTTACAGAAAAGCAATGTGCATGGTCGAAGGCATAAACTTTTCCAGGAAGATTGCTCCTATCTGGAAAAATATGGTTGTACCAATCTTCAAATACTTCCCATCTCTTTGCTCTGCCATCAAAATTAAATGGATTGCCAGTTACATATGGACTATCTACATTAATATAAGTATCTCCCAATATTTCTTTTAAATGCAAATTGTCATTATTGTACCAAATATATGATCGCAATCCAGATCCAACTTCGCAATAGTCGTAATTTGCACAATTATCAAGTAAGTAATAAAAATTTATACCTTGCTCTTTCCAATTAATTTTTGTAAATAGTGTATGGTCAGGAAGAATAGAATAATTATCTACAATATAACTTAAAAAAGCATAATCAGATTTCCCATAATTTGGTATTAAAATTTGATTTTCAACTATTTTATTCTCACCTATTTTTAGATCATCAGATTTTTTATAAACGACTAAATTATAATTTTTTTGATGGACCAGATTATCCCAATCCAATTTATAAAAATCATTATAATAAGAAGTTATTACATTTATATTATTTTTCATTAGATTAGAAATTATCTAAATTATATTTTTCAACATCACTCTGATCTCTCAAATCAAAATGAGTTCTTGGGGCAGAATAGATATTTTTATATCCTTTAGCAATTAAATTTCTTACAATCGCAGATCCTACAAGACCTCGATTACCCGCAACAAATATTTTACTATCACTGTCCATAAATGCACATGTCCTCAATCAATTGGTCAAATGTAATTTTAGGTTCCCATCCTAATTGTGTTTTTGCCTTCGTGGCATCCCCTAATAAGGTTTCTACTTCAGCGGGTCGAAAATATTTAGGGTCAACCATTACACGCACTAAACCAGTATTCTTATCAACTCCAACTTCTTCTCCAGCGTCAGTAAACTGCCATTCAATATTCATTCCAAAGTAAGGTGCTGCTTTTTCAACAAACTCACGCACAGAGTATTGCTCTCCAGTAGCAATCACGTAATCTTCTGGAGTTTCCTGCTGCAACATCAACCACATTGCTTCAGCGTAATCTTTTGCGTGACCCCAGTCTCTTTTGGCATTTAGATTGCCAAGTTTGAGGACATTCTGAAGTCCAACTGACATTCTTGAGAGACCTCTTACAATTTTTCTGGTAACAAAAGTTTCACCACGACGGGGAGATTCATGATTAAAAAGAATTCCTGTGCAGGCATACATTCCATATGCTTCACGATAGTTTTTAGTAATCCAGTAGGCATAGAGTTTTGCTACCCCATAAGGAGAACGGGGATAAAAGGGCGTAGTCTCCTTTTGTGGTGTCTCCTGAACTAATCCGTAGAGTTCGCTTGTAGATGCTTGATAAATTCTTACCTTATCTTCCATACCCAAGAGACGAACTGCCTCAAGAATACGGAGAGTTCCAACAGCATCAACATCAGCAGTGTATTCAGGCATCTCAAAGGATACCTTTACATGACTTTGAGCACCTAGATTATAAATCTCATCTGGTTGAACTTGCTGAATCACTCTTACAAGGTTTGTAGCGTCAGTAAGATCCCCATAATGAAGATGAAGTTGGGAATAGATATGATCAATTCTATGAGTATTAATGAGTGAGGCACGACGAATAATTCCATGCACTTCATATCCTTTTTCTAAAAGAAGTTCGGCAAGATATGATCCATCTTGACCAGTAATTCCAGTAATTAAAGCAACTTTCATATATCAAAGTCTTTTATACTATTATACCAAAAAAGGAGAGTTTATGCAACTCTCCCATTAGGTCTTTCATGCACGCCACTTGCCCTTTGACTGGAGGCAAGAAACCAGGCGGGAGTAACCTCCATCCGCACCAGTCGGCATATTTAATGTCCAATCCGACGAGGACAAAATGGGTCATTGGCTCCACCACCTAGTTTGTCTTAACTAGGAAAAGATGTACAACTTTTGATATCTCAGAAATACCAAAGAATGCACAAAGGAATAAAACATCCCAGAGTTTAAGTTTAATTGCAAAAGGTACTGTGAGTAATCCCCCAATACTTTTTAAAATTAAACCATATTTAAAATCTCCCCACAACATAGTTTGATAACCAATAATGAGAAGAAAGTTGCCAAGATATCTTAAGACACTTGTTTTAGACATAAGGGGTTTGCTCCCGACCAGTGCGCGTTTATAGTCATCCCGAGACTAATCATCTCCTTTCACATAAGCAGGAACCGTATCAGGATCTAACCAGCAAGTGTAGTTATGGTCCTCCATTGCAGTCATAAGTTGCATTTCATTATCCAAAAGATACATATCTCGGTATCTTCCAGTATAAGAATCTACTTTTTGAATACGATAGTCAGGTTTGCCATTGATTTCTAGGATGCCACATTGAATATAGCGATATGGAAACCGCTCCAGAAGAACGGTTGGTTTCCTAATAACTTTCATCAAGCAACCTCTACGGTTTCAAGATCTTGAGCAACATACTCCATAAGCATTTCATAGTCGTCAAGGGGGTCACCCGAAAATACAACCCCTACATTTTCATAGTAACGGCGCACCTTTTTATAAAGTTTCGGATTCTTTACATCAAGGTAGATTTCCCCGTTAGCAGCAAGACGAAGAGTGCTAACATCTTTCTTGAATTTTGAGATCAGAGACATTGTTTTGTTTTGTTTGCTCTAGTATTATAAGGTGTTTGAGACTTTATGTCAAGTGTGCCAGTGAAGAAACTGGCAATCCAGAAGGTTGGGATCGAACCAACGTCTTCACCGCCCCAAACGGTGCCGTCTACCGCTGACTTACTCCTGGTTACACCGTTATTTAGTTCGGTGTATAAGCATTATACCCATAATCGGGGCAACTGTCAACCCTGCCCCACAAATACCTAACCATATAGGACTTGCTGCCAGTGTCTCTACAATATGAAAAATCATATTCCTCTCCAATTCTTATATTCATAATGGAAGTATTGATCAACAGTATCGTCTAATGGGGCATCCACTCCCCATTCAGACCATTCTCTACAAAACTGTTTGATGTGATTATCATTCAAGACATGTCTGCCATAAGACCTTACAAAGCAAGTCATAGCAAAACTATATCTTTGCTTATCCATATGCGTGTGTAAGACTCCACTGAATGAAGAATGAAATTAGTCCAAAAAGAACACAGGCAACTATAAGTGTGTTAGTCATTCTTATCTCCAAGATACTTTGCGAGAGGATCTTTTTTGGTTTTGACTATTTCACACGATCTTCGGTAAAACGTATTATCAGTATTACCGGACTTTTCAAAGGTTGCTTTAATTTTCACCCAATTCTGGTAAGTGTGGTCATCCATTGGGAATTTAGTTTGATACTACTAGTTATGCTAGTAAGTATTTTGGGAATGTCAAGTTTGTGTGGATTTGATGATAGTGTTTAAGAAAATATTAAACGGAGAGAACAGGAATCGAACCTGCGAAGCTTTTACACCCAGCCGCTTTCAAGGCGGTGTCCTCGACCAACCGGACTCTCTCCATGTGTTATAATATACTATATGTATTTGATTTTGTCAAGTGTTTATCAAACCATCACAAAAAAGAATTGAATTTGAAAGACTTCTACACCAACTTGGATATAAAGACCGACTACCAGTCTATCCAAAAGAAAATAAGAGATATCAACAAGTCAATTTCAAATGCTCTGATGGAGCAATGGCAATTTATACCTTTATTATACTCTATCAAACTAAAAAAAGTTACTTGTATTTAGAGTTTAAAGACCATTATAAGTCACCAAATCTGAAAGAAAAGATTCAATTCCTTGCAGAAAAGATTCACTTTCACGAAAAAACCAGAGTTGCTGAAGTTGGTTGGGAAGTCAAATATACAAAGCAACCGGATGAGTTTTCATTAGAAGAAAGAAAACAAATCTTCTATCACTTTATGAAATACACATATCAAAATCTTGAAGAAGGTATGGTAAAACTTTCACCAAGACCCGGTGATATTTTAGCAGCAAAACCTCACGGTCCAAAAATCAATGAAGGATTTACAGAATCTTCACTGGTGATTGGGAAGCATCAGAGGTCTTTGGTTGCCCGCAAATTTGGATTTGGTGAATTGCAAGAAGATGGATTTCAATACGCTCGTTATGATGAAAACTGCGTATTGAAACCTATCTGACTTCAAAGTCAAGTCGCCTTACTTTACGTTGCCTTCTTTCCTCTTGCCACATAATATCAGCATTTGACAAAACATTATTTTTTTGTTTTGCTTGTGGAGAATTAATCATCACCACTTGGTCTAAATCAAGTGCTGAAATGACTCCATTACGAATGGTTGCCATATTCGAACAACCACAAGATACTGTTTTTCCAGAGATGCCTTCTAACTCCTTACCACAGGAGCGGCATCTGATTTTAATGTTTTCCATAGTTAATTATTTTTCAGTAAATGAACGAAGCATCCAAACGAACTTACCGTGTGCTTCATTTAAATCATCAAGAAGATTGACTGTGCCTCTTGACTTTTGCTCATCCGCTTCTACAGCAGCATCTGAAAGCATTGTGATTATTTTTTGATGACCTTCCATCAAATCACGAATCATTTCCATTTCGGAAATATTAGATTTTGCTTCACCGATACCAGAAACTTCTACTACTCTGGTCAGAGAACTAACTGGTTTAATTTCAAGAAATCTCATGTGCTCTGCAATACGATCAACTTCTTCCTGAATTGCAAGATACTGCTCACCAAATAAATCGTGAATCTGCTTAAAGTCAGGTCCAACAATATGCCAGTGATAGACCCAAGTCTTTTGGAACAATACAAAAAGACTTGCTTGAGTATCAGAAAGTAATTTATATAGTTTTTCCATTATACCTGTTTTTTAGGTATTTATAATGGGCGATACTGGATTCGAACCAGTGACCATCTCCGTGTAAAGGAGGCACTCTACCGCTGAGTTAATCGCCCAAAAAAGTCAAGATTGACTTAACATATATTCTACAGTGTTTGCTATATCACTCATAGCATCACGAAGATTTTCTCTTTGACCTGACTCTTGTTTAATGATTGGTCGATGGTCGTCAGTTAAGGTCCACCGCCACTGATTCATTTCTTTACAATACCAAAGATTAATTTTCATTCTTAAAATGCTCTAGTTCAATCCAACGAAGAAGAGTATTAAACGCTGTAATAGATGCTTGAGTACAATTATCTTCTTTTAATTTACGAATATAATACTCAAGTGCTTCGATGACCATTTCACGGTCCATTTGAGAAATAAGAGACATAACCCTCCTGATTCATTTCCTATTATACTGAAAAGGGGAGTCGTTGTCAACTCCCCAATTCACACTATGTATTCAAATATCAGAACTTGAAACCAAGACCAGTAGTGAAGACTGGCGAATAAGTTCCATTGGTAGCACCGTAACTGTTAGCAGCATTGGTGGTAGGGAACTTCAGGTCAGCAAAACCAACGAGTGAATTGCTGATGCGACCTTCGACTCCAAGAGCAAGAACAAATTGACCACGATTGCCAACTGCCGACTGATAGTTGGAAGTAGTATTGTTCACGAAGGGAATCTGATAACCAACACCAGCATACACATTGGCACGACTCACACCACTCTTGGCACGGGAAACGCTCCAGTCATAAGAAACCAGAGCACCACCACCCGCGCCGATTTGACCAGCAGGACTACCGACAAGGTTGGCATAGGGACGAACTGAAACAGCATTCAGATTGGTGAAGTTCTTCACAGCATAACGTGCTTGAATCGTGGCACCGGAGACAGTTTTTTGAGCACTGAATCCATTACCAGCAACACCTTGCTGATCGAGAAGCACACCAACACCCAGATAATTACCAACACCTTGTGCCTTTTGAGCAGCAGCGACTTCAAGTGCAGTCACACGAGTATTGGTAGCAGCAATCTCCTTTGCAAACTCTGCACGAAGGGCAGCAGCAAGAGCAGCATCAGCGGCACTTTGATACTCACTAATGCGGTCGAGGCAAGCATTAGTCAGAGCAGCAAGTTCAGCACGGGTCGCAGGTTGACCAGGACGGAAGGTGCCATTGGGATAACCAGCAACACAACCGTAACGCTCTACCAGATTAGTGATTGCTTGATAAGACCACTGGGTAGGTTGAACATCACGCAGTTGAGAAGCACTGGTGACTTGTGCCATAGCAGGAGCAGCAATAGAAGTTGCAGCAACTACGCCAGCAGCAATAATATTTTGAAAAGTCATATTGTATTAAGATTTACAACTACGATGGTTATTTAGACGCCCCGAATTTATAGGGCAAGCGGAGTATCGGATTCGAACCGACGACATCTAACTTGGAAGGATAGCGTTCTACCACTGAACTAACTCCGCAATGTGGGAGATTTGACTCTCCCGGCACTTGCCTTCACACGGACATATGAAGTATATGACATAATGAGTATTATGTCAAGCCCCCGACCGGATTTGAACCAGCGACCAATGGTTTACAAAACCATTGCTCTACCACTGAGCTACAAGGGCAACACGGGGGTGATCAAGTCCCCGACCTAACAAAGTTAGGATTTAGAAAGGAAGACCCGGACATTTCCAGTTCTTCCAACTGGGGCGGCAGGGATCGAACCTGCGACCTAGATGTTAACAGCATCCCGCTACTACCGCTGAGCTACACCCCAATATTTGTTTTTATAAATAAGATTAGCACCTAATGTTAATCTTATGAAATGTGTTTGGCATCTATGTTTAGAAGAAGCAGTGCTCTACAATGGTAGAGGTAAGTTTTGTTCTAAGCAATGTAAGAACAAATACTATGTAGACCAGAAAAGAAAGAAACTCAAGCAAGACAGTATAGCATATAAAGGTGGTGCTTGTCAATGCTGTGGTTACAATCGCTCACATTGGGCTTTAGAGTTTCACCATTTGGACCCCAAAGAAAAAGATTTTCATCTGTCTAAAGGTGGTCATACTAGAAGTTGGGAAAAAGTCAAAGAAGAATTAAACAAATGCATTCTAGTATGCTCTAACTGCCATTCTGAAATTCATCACGGAATTCGCAATGTATAAGGAGAAGGAGAGCTCTTGGACGAATCCGCAGGATCACTTCCCCAGTGGAGAATAGCAGAATCGAACTGCTAATAAGTGCTTGCAAAGCACCCGTTATACCGTTTAACTAATTCCCCAAATTGGAGGCGGGGGGTGGAGTTGAACCACCTACCTGAAGCTTATGAGACTTCTGTGCAACCATTACACTTCCCCACGATGAAGGGTTAAGTGTGGTATGCCTTAAGGACATATCAGGGACTTAACCTCTGTCTTTTATATATTAGGGTATTTTCAAAAATTTGTCAACCCCCTACTGAAACAAATAGTCCTTCCATTCAAAAACTTTTGTTTTCTGAATATCAAGTATCACTCTACTAATTGGTGCTTGTGGAATACTCTTTAAGACCATATTAGTCTCTTTAAGAAGTTTATTTCCTTTTTTAAGATTACAAGATGTGCAACAAGCAACTAAATTATCCCAAGTATCTTGACCACCTTTTGATCGGGGAATTATGTGGTCAATTGTAAGGTCATTTTTAGACCCACAATACTGACATTCATAATCATCCCGTTTATAGATGAGAGCTCTCGTTGGGTAATCTGATCTTCCATAGGAAAATGGAATTTTCACATAATTCACCAAACGAATAATTCTCTTGGAGATAAGTTTTGCTTTCTGTTTAAAAAGTAAAACAATTGCACGTTTCCAATTAGTGAAGTGTAGTGGCTCGTAAGAACTATTCAAAACTAGTATAGTTGAGTATGGTTCTACTAATTCCATTTTCCTATCACACCTCTCGTTGCTATTTAGATTTAAATGGCACCCTCTGCAAGATTCGAACTTGCGACTTCTTGGTTCGTAGCCAAGCACTCTGGTCCACTGAGTTAAGAGGGCAGGCGAAGGATGAGGGACTTGAACCCCCACTAACGGTTTTGGAGACCGTCGTGCTACCAATTACACCAATCCAACAAGGTGTCCGTGAGAGGACTCGAACCTCCAACAAATAGATCCTTAGTCTATTGCCTCTTCCAATTGGGCTACACGGACGAGTTCCAGAACTAGGATTCGAACCTAGATAAACTCCTTCAAAGGGAGGTGTCCTGCCAGTTAGACGATTCTGGATTAGGAGTTCAGGGTGGGATTCGAACCCACGATAAGAAGTTTTGCAGACTTCCGCATTCGACCACTCTGCCACCTGAACGGGGTGTCGTATGAGAATTGAACTCATCTCCTCTGTTTCACAAACAGATGCCTTGACCACTAGGCTAACGACACAAGGCAGTAGGTAGAATTGAACTACCGACATAGAGGGTATGAATCTCTTGTTCTACCACTGAACTACACTGCCAACGGAGAGTAGAGGATTCGAACCTCTGGTGCTGTTACACACAAGACCTTTCCAAGATCTCACCATAAACCACTCGGACAACTCTCCAAGGCGGAAGATGTTGGATTCGAACCAACGGAGGTTTTATCCTCACGGTTTAGCAAACCGCTGCATTAACCGCTCTGCCAATCTTCCAAGTAGGGAGAGGGTGGAATCGAACCACCATTGCCAATGGACGGAATCGAACCGTCTCTGATACCGTCGTATCCACCATCCAAGGTGCTCTCCCAAGTGGAACCGACAAGATTTGAACTTGTGACCGCTCGGTTATCAGCCGAGTGCTCTACCACTGAGCTACGGTTCCATCAAGGTAGGGGTCGATATCAACAACCTACCAGTTTCAGTTTTCGGACTGAAAAACCTATCACTAACCAACCGAAGTTTCATAACGGAGGAAGTGAATCTCCGTGACCATAAGGTCAAGAGGGAACAATCGGATTTGAACCGATAACACCTTGATCTTCAATCAAGTGCTCTACCAATTGGAGCTATGTTCCCAAGTCCAGAAGGTTGGATTTGAACCAACGTCCTCACCGCCCCAAACGGTGCCGTCTACCGCTGACTTACTCCTGGATGGTAGTCTCGAAGGGATTTGAACCCTCGTTTTTGCTGTGAAAGAGCAACGTCCTAACCATTAGACGACGAGACCTTGATGCTACAACCACCAAGGAGGGACACTCCATCGGCAGCGTAGCAACGACCCTAACGGGATTCGAACCCGTGATACCACCGTGACAGGGTAGCGTGATAGACCACTTCACTATAGGGTCAAGAGCACAATCCACTACCAATGGTATCATTGGGCAGATCATGCAGTGGGAGAGGAGGGAATTGAACCCCCGATGGTTCCGATGTAACGGTTTTACAGACCGCAGCCACACATATTGCCAACAGTAGCCACTCTCCCAGATAGGTTCAATTGAGTTACGGCACTGAGAAGCATTAGATCTCCCCCAAGAGTCCGTTTCAAGAGAACCTAATGGGACATCTCGGATTCGAACCGAGGACTAACCGGTTAAAAGCCGGATACTCTACCGCTGAGTTAATGTCCCACATAATATGGATAAATATTCGGTTGTCTAGGTTCGGTGTGGTCTCTCTCGACCACTTGATTAGAATACCACCGTTTGGTCTCTGGGGGGAGATTGGTGGACACTTAGGAAACTGTCACAAGCAACAAAAAAGGGGAGGAAACTTTTGGTTTCTCTCCCCTGTCTTTTTGCTTTTATGGATTACATCTTACATAAGACTTTCCATATCCGCAAACAGGGGAGCACCCTCAATATGCCAATAGCGGCAATCGAGAATACTAAACTGTTTTGTGGGCATTGGGAAAGTCATTGTTTTCGACCTAAGTGTTTTTATTTATAAGACTTTTTTTTCAAAAAGTCAAGCGTCTCAGGTTGGATTCGAACCAACGGCTAACCGCTTAGAAGGCGGATACTCTTGTCCACTGAGTTACTGAGACATAAAGTAGGTTCCTATCGCCGCCACTCCTGAACCTACCGAAGGGGAGTGTCGCAGTTGATTTCTCAACCCTGATATTATAAGGTATTAAGGGTCGCTCGTCAAGCCTTTTCTTCCTTACGGGCGTTCTTTTCTTCAGTGATTTCGGTTCTACGGGCTTTGACCAGTTTGGCGACTTCCTGAAGTGCTTTACGAGCACGAGTGCCTGCTGCATTGTTTCCAGCAACAAACTTTTCGTCTTCTACTTTCCACGCTTCAACAGCATTCAGTAGTTCTTGTGATACGGACATAATAATCTCCAAAAATAAGATATGTTTATATAGTTAATTTTTAGGGCAATCATCAACCCAAGGAGCACAGATTCTCATTTCTCCTCCTAAAAGTCTTGATTCTCCTGTTTGAAGATTTGGATCAATTGGTTTTTCAGAATATCTTGGTCGATATTTTTGATCCGCTTCTTGAATAATTCTATCATACTCTGGAGTTACATCACGAATTGCTTTGTCTACATCTCTTACAATTCTTCGATTCAACTTTTCAGGGTCCTTGATAATAAACTCATTTAAAATAGTTTGCGGAAAATATTTTCTTTGAATTTCATCTAGTAAATCCCAAAGACCATTTTCCGACACTCCAGTGCATTGTGAGAGTGCTGCAATAATAGAAGATAATGCAATTCCTATAATTGCATATTGCTTTATATCCGGTTTCTTTTTACCAAACTTAAACATAAAAGATTAAAATGACAAATCACTTCTCTTTACTCTGGATTTCATTGCTCGTTGTCTTTGATTATGCCTTGTAGATGCTTCAAAATCTCCTTTCTGCGATGCTTCCTTTTCTGACTTTTTAGCAGCAGTCATTTGTTTTTTGATGCGGTTTTCTTTTTCCTTACTCATTCCTTGATAGGACATTTCTGAAATAAAATCTTTAAAAGTTTTCATTTGAATAAAAAGAGGAGGTTTATGGCACTCCCCCTATTTATTCTATTGTATCAAACTTCTACCTTGATCAGACGGGATGCATAATCATAAGCATAAGATGTGCGAGCACCATGATATCCCCAACCAATTATCCAAGAATACTTTCTCTCCAATCTTCACTCATATTCACCATAATGACTTCTGCTTGTTCTTGTGTTTCAGCATAACCTTCATCAAGGAGATGTGAGAGGATGATGTCGTAAATATCTACTTGTTCTTGAGTTTTTTTCATATTTCTTTCACTTTTAGACATTTTTCCAGTCATACTACCAAAATTTGTAGTGCCCAACATTCCATATTGTTTATTACCAAAAAATGAGGGATTTTGTTTTGCTTTTCTTACTGTTGGTTTTTCCTGTCCCACTTTTTCAGGATTTATTTTCTTTTTGTAATCATTCCCTTCTTTCATAACAACTTCCATATATGCTTCTTGAAGATTGCGAAGTTCTTGTGAGTTCATCTTAAAACTACTTTTTTAGTATTTATAAAACTCTACCATACCGAAAACCATCTGGAACCTTATCAGTAGCATTTATATATTTATTTTCATTTCCATTCGTAATCCATTTTTTACCATAACAAGGATTTTTCTCACCAAGTTTTGCCTCAATATGTTTCCTTTTTGTCCCCGGATTTTGATGGGATTTGATTGCTGCCTGTCTATGTTTCTCAATTACTTCTGGTTGATTGTGTGATAGTTTTCCACTTATACTTTTTTTCTTTTTAATTTCTGGATTACTCAAAGTCTTAATCAAGTTTTTTCTTGCTTTCTCTTTGAGTTCTGGATTACTCATAGGATTATATTCTGTTTTCATCAACTCACTTCTTTTTTTGTTTGCTTCTTTACTTGGTCCTTTATTACAATAAAATCCAGTAGAAGTTTGTTTTGCTCTATTAGCAAAGTGTGGATTTTTATCTACCTCATAAAAATTATGAAGAGCACATTCTGCTTCAAGTGCCTCTTCTACACTATCAAAAGTTTCTAAAATAATTTTTTGAGTTGGATTGAAAATTTTATCGTGAAAACTTCCAAAATAACTTACATCTTCCTCTGGAAGACAACTGCATTCTCTTTTTCCAATATAACCTCTTCCATACTCCTCATAGGAATAATACACATAAAAGTGTTTCATAGTTCTACTCTAACTTGTGTGGTATTACTATTTATACAAGAAAGGAGTGCCGAAGCACTCCAATCATACCTGAAAAGTTACCACACAAGTCAGGTAAAATTATTTAGGCATCAGCAAGAACCAATTTGTTAGCATAGTTATAAGCATAATCAGTTCTCGCACCATGATGTCCCCAAGAAATCCATTTGTAGGCATAACTCATATACCTATTAATTGATTTTCCTGGAACTTTCATTTTACTTTCAATACTCTTCCACTGCGGTTCAGTAACAATATACCGAAGTTGAGTATCAAGTGTTGAAGGATTACCTCCTATTTTTTTGGCAAAATCACCCAATCCATAATAACGAGAAGCAGAAGTAAATTGAATTAGACCATAACCGCCGTAGCAATTACGATAATTCGTTCTGCTACCACCTTCGCAAATGTTAGGAACAAATGTTGATTCCTGACGAATATTGCCCATGATGGTAGCAAGGGCGTTTCTGTCTTTAATACCAAGACTCTGGAAATGTGCCAGAGCAGCATTTTCATATTCATTACACCCTTTACAAATTAACCTTGACTCTTTAGGTTTTTCGGGAGCAACCTCGCGGATTGCTGTCTTTGATGTAGGCTCCTCTTGAACAATTGCGAAAGGTGGAGGACCATTCACAGGTGGAGGAGGAAACACTGAAGGCAGTGATGCCGTTGTGGTTGTAACCGTTGCCAAAAGAGGCAGGGTTACTGTAAAGAAATTTTGCATTTAAATTAATTGAACTCTACATCCGTATAGAAGGGGGGGTACACCTTTTTCTCAAAAGGCACCTTCCACGGCTCTAATTGTCACGATCAAAAACTCATAATAATTACCCTGCTCATAACAGGGATTTCTTCATAATAAGTTAATATTTAGTGTTTGTCAAGTATGACAGTTTGTAAAGTGTCCCATAAATACAGAGTTCGCATTATTTCCAATGCCCAGAGAGTGGAACACTCCAATTAGAGAACCATGGAATCCTGTCATTAAAAAATGCCTTGATGCTGTTGACGAGCACATCAAGACATATATTAAAACAGGGGATGAATGGCACTTAATGCAAGCAGAAATATTACGGAAGTATGTAAAAGACTTAAAGATTTGGATTCATAATCAAGAAAAAAGTTAAGACACCCAGAGTTTTCCTTCTGCAATTCTTCTTCTTCTCAATCCTGCTTCGACTTTACTACCAGGATTTCGATACATTTCAAGAGTCGCAGGAATTCCTTTCCAATCTTTTTCTTTTAACTTTCGGGTAATTGAATTAAAACCCGGAGCATTGTAAAAATCAGCACCAAGATTATAAGCAAAAGAGAGCAATGCCCCCCTTTGATTATCATTCATCTCACCCCAATAAGTAATCTTTGATAATTTGGGAAGAAAACGATTCAATACATCGTGCTCCAAAAGACGATCAGCATACTCTTGAGTAATGACTCGATCTCTTTTAAATGGAGTATAATTAAAGTCTCTTGTGCTTCCCCATCCAATCGTAATTGGAAGTCCTCCAGTTAAAGGATCTGGATATGCCTTTAAATGACATCCTTCAAATTCTTTGATTAATTTAATTCCCGGAGTTGGAATATTCACGACTTTGCTGCATCAAATACTCTTCCCCACCCATCATTTCCTGCAGGACACCAACGTCTGGAAAGATCTGATTTCTTATATACAGCACCTTTGCCATTGGTTACGGGTCCAGTATAACCATCATTCAAACTACCATAAGGGTCATTTACAACATAATCACCAGAAGGTGTCTTTCCAATTACTACAACCATGTGCCCGCCAGTAGGTGCAGATAAAGAACCCCTATGAAGAATCCCGATAACAACAGGTCTCCCAGCAGCAATCTCCCGATCAAGATCAGCAAAAGACAAATTGTAACTAAATTGTGAAGAAACACCATAAGACGCAAGAACTTTGGTTTGAACTGCGTGATCTGTTGTATCGCCAACTGCGAATACTTTGCGAACGTATGCATCATCACCCTTTGATCCTACAAGTGTTCCTGGTTTAAAATACTCAAGACACATTGCACAGGAAGATGAATTACAGGTGCGATCAGCATCTCTGTAATTATCTGTTTGTGGAAAATAAGGAACTTGAAGAATTCCTGGAGTTTTTGGTGCTTCTACTTTAGTTCTAAAAATACGCACCCAATTTGCATCATCAACCATTAAGTCTGATGCTTTTGCAAGAAGATCCTTTTCAAATTGCTCTACTGCTGCAATGTGTTTTGGATTCTTCTCATCAAAATGTTTAAAAAAGTTATGAAGATCAATTTGCATTTTATTCTCCGATGTATTCTAATGAAAAAATATCATGCTCTGGAATATCAGGATTCAACCATTCACTAAACTCAGATTGAATTGCATATGCATCTTCAATATTTTCTTTACTTAGATAATGAATACGATCAATTGCCCAGTCATGAGAAGTCCTCAGGGTTTGTTCCAAAGTGACCATAGTATTTAGAGTTTGATTCATTTTTTCAAGTCTATCATTTTTGGGTATGAAAGGCAAGTCTAAATAAGCAAATAAGGTATGCTTATGAATTGGCAATATAATGGTGAGGTCTTTACCGATGTTCCCAAAGGAATGGAGGGATTTGTTTACATAATTACGAATCTTACGAATAATAAAAAATATATTGGCAAAAAACATTTCTGGACAAGGCAAAAGGATAGAAAGACTGGACGAAGAAAAACTTTAGAAAGTGATTGGAAAAATTACTTTGGTTCTTGTGATGAATTAAATGAAGATGTAAAGACTTTAGGTAAAGAACATTTTCTTCGAGAAATCCTATATCTTTGCCCTCATAAGAAGTCAATGAGTTATTATGAAACCTATGAACAGTTCAAAAGAAATGTTTTGTTAAGTGAAGACTATTATAATACGAATATTGGTGGCACTTTCTATATGAGTGAGTCTGAAAGGATTTATGGTGTGGTCCTTAAGAGCTCAAAGTATTATTAAATATAACTTATCTTCAACGGAGACAAACCTAGTCTAGCAATAAAAAAGCACCCTGTCAAGAGGGTGCTTTGAATTATGTTAGGATTTATCAATCCTTCTTTGGCATTCTAGCGCCAGTTTTGTGTCTTTCAACACCTGCAGAATCCCTATAGGTTTCACTTTCTCTTCTTGGTGTTACATAACCAACTCCGGGAACTGCACCAGTTTGTCCAGCATCTCTAGCAGCATTTCTTGCTGCTGCTCTTTGTGCTGCTCTCCTACGATTTTTATCGTAGTTTGCACCTTCATTGATAACTTCTTCGACAATATCACGGATGACTTCTGCATCCATTTCCATCATTACATAAAGTGCTTCATCTACGGTCTCTACGTGCCCGTTGTCGATGAGATACTCAAGAACTAAATCAAAAGCATCATACTCATAAGACTGGTTTAGCATCTTCTCTCTAGCGGTCTGTCTGGGTGCTACAGGGGTTGGTTTAGGGGTTGCAGCAAGGGCAGCGGTCTGCTTAACTTCAGGTGCTTTAAATGCTTTTGCACCAGCTTCCTGACCCGCTGATTGAATTTTAGCAGTGGTGCCAGCAGCCTTTGCCGCCTGAAGTGCTTTTTCTGGAGAAGCACCAGAAGCTCTTGCTGCTTGTGCTGCTTTTAATTCTGCAGAAGTTGGGGTTCTTCTTTCAAATGAAGTATTTCCTAATTTTCCAATTGCCGGTGCTGGAGGTTTTGGAGATGCTGTAGGTTGAGATGGTCTTAATTTATTAAGATCGGCAGTTCCACCACCGCCGGTGCCACTACCACCACCGCCAGTGCCACTACCACCACCGCCAGTGCCGCCGGTGGATCCAAGACGGGATTTTCTTGCTGCGAGAGCATCGTTATAATTTGCGTATGTTTTTCCATCAGATGATGAATAATATTTCCCTTTTGATTTTGCAAAATCTTGTTTTGCTTTCAAAGAAGGTTGATTACCTGCTGTATTATCAGGTTTTGAATTATCAGGTTTTGAATTATCAGGTTTTGGACCTTTTAGGGCAAGTTGTCCCCTTTTAATTACTTCATCTCTAGATAGATTTTCTCTTCTACCTCTTGCAGCATTTAAAGCTGCTTCTCCACCGCCAGCTTTGAATTCTTTTTGTGATTGATTAAGTTGTTTTTGTCTTGCTTCTTGTTCTGCCTTTGCCCTTAAAGCTCTTACATCTCCTACTACTTCCTCAATATAATTCTCATACATCTCTTCCCAAGTATAATCACTCAAGTCATAACCTTCTTCTAAAAGTGAGTTAACCCAGTTTTCAACTTCTTCCCAAATTTGCTCTTCAGTGAGTTCTTGTGGGGCATAAACTGATGCATACGCTTCCATCAAGTTTTTTGCATCACTTCCAGTAAGTCTAGACATTTTTTACTTTTAATTCTTTAATTTTATTTATAAAAAAAGAGGGTCTTAACGACCCTCAACATTATCTTCTAACCAAACATAAGAATAATCAAAGTCTCCAAATAAAAACTTATCTGATTCTGCTGCTTCCTTATAAGAGTTTTTCATTTCTTCAATATCCCACTCTATGTTGGGACTTTCAGTATTCATAGTTTAAATCCGGCAAAAGTATCATTCTTCATATCTTGCTTAATGCCGCCAATCAAATATTGCTCAATTTCTACTTCTTGAGGAGCATTTTGAAGACTTCTGGAATTTAACCAATGGTCAGTCCAAGGAAGTGGATTATTCTTTGCAGAAACATCATAAAGTGGGCGAAGTCCAATTGCTTTCATTCTGCGATTAGCAACCCACTCAACATATTGCTGAAGAAGTTTATCATTTAAACCAATCATTGATCCGTTTTTAAACAGATATTCTGCCCAAAGTTTTTCTTGATTGACTGCCTTCTCAAAGGTCTTGTAAACCCACTGTTCCTCTTCTTGTGAGATTTTCTTCATATCAGGGTCATCACCCTCTTTCCACTTGTTTAGAATGTTTTGGGTGATGACCAAATGCTGACTTTCATCACGAGCAATCAATGAGATGATCTTTGCACTTCCTTCCATAAGCTTGAGTTCGCCAAATGCAAAACTGCAAGCGAAACTGACATAAAAGCGAATACCTTCAAGAATATTAACGTTTGCAACTGCTCTGAACAATTTTCTTTTAAGTTCATATCTTGTATCTTGTGCGGTGGGAACTTGTTCTAACGCATGAATCCAATCATTAGATGTTCCATAATGTTGAGCACCATTAATAAAATCATTGTATGATTCAGTAACACTAACAGCACGTTCCATAATACGATCATCATTTAGAATCGTATCGAAAACTTCAGAGGGATCCGAATACACATTTTTTATAATGTATGTATAAGATCTGGAATGAATCATTTCCATGAATTCCCAGACTTTCATACACGCTTCCAATTCGGGAAGAGAACAATATGGAGCAAATGCCATACCAGGACCACGACCTTGAACTGAATCAAGCATAATCTGATATTTCAAGTTACTAGTAAAAATATGTTTCTGCTCAGGACGAAGAGTTTGATAGTCTCCTCTGTCCTTTTGTAACGAAATTTCTTCAGGTCTCCAAAAGTAACTTAATTGTTGTTGAGTTAATTTATCAAAAACTGGATACTTGTATTGGTCATAACGCTGTAGACCTAATGGTTGTCCAAAAAACATTGGTTGCTTTTTAGTATCTACCTCTTGAGAATTGAAAACGGTCATTGATTCGACCATGTTTTTTTCCTCTGAATTTTTTTTGAAATTAAAAACCATACTTCCCTCAATAAATTAACTTTAACTCACACTGTAATATTTAACTGAATCAGATTTTGCAACTTTCACAATCTTCTTCACTACTTCCCATAATATCATCAAGAAGAGATTGCAGTTCTTGTTTTGGTTCTTCAACTACTTCATCGGTCTTAATGTCGTAGGTATTCTGATAATATGAAGTCTTCCAACCGTAACGGTAAGTAGTCAACAGGTCATTCGCCATTACGCTAACAGGGACTTCATTATCTGGATAATTCTGCGGGTTATAGGACCAGTTTCCACTAATCGCTTGATCGAAGAATTTTTGCATAACAGCAACAATATTGATGTAACCACTATTGCTAGGCATATCCCACAGAAGCGTATAATTGTTCTTAAGTGTTTGATACTGGGGAACAATTTGCTTAAGTGGACCCTTCTTCGATTTCTTAACGGACAGGTATCCTCTAGGTGGTTCGATTCCATTGGTTGCATTTGACACAACGGAACTGCTCTCCGATGGCATCTGTGCGGACAATGTTGAGTTCCGTACCCCATACTTCTTGACACGCTGCCGTAATGTCTCCCAATCATATTTAAGTTCGTTAGGTACAATCTCATCTACATCTTTCTTGTAAGTATCTATAGGAAGAATTCCTTGAGCATATTTTGTTCGGTGAGAATATTCACAAGGTCCTTTTTCTCTAGCAAGTCTTACAGTTGCCCGAATCAGATAATACTGGAATGCTTCGGTAAGATCATGAACCAGTTTCCAAGCGCCAGGATTGCCGTAATGCTCCCCGTGCTTGGCGAGATAATGTGCTAGACCAATGTAACCCACCCCAAGAGAACGACGTGCTCTGGTGGCGATTTCCGCTGCTTTGACGGGATATCCCTGAAAATCGATAAGTTCGTCAAGACTCCTAACGGTAAGGTCACAGAGACTCTCCAATTCATCATTTGACTTCAATTTACCAACATTAATTGCAGAAAGAATGCAAAGGGCAATTTCACCATCGGGATCGTCAATATGCTGAATGGGTTTGGTTGGTAGAGTAATTTCCTGGCAGAGATTACTCATCTCAATCTTATCGATAAAGGAAGAGTGGGAGTTGCAATGGTCGATATTCATAATGTAGATACGACCAGTTTCGGCACGTTCTTTCAGGAGGTCCAAAAAGAGTTCTTGAGCGCCGATAGTTTTTCTTGGAATAGACTCATCTCGTTCATAACGAAGATATAACTCGTCAAATCCATCAGTGCCAAAAGCATCATACAGACCAGGAACAAGATGTGGAGAGAAGAGTGTGATCTCTTCGTTATGGATGAATCGTTCATAGAAGAGTTTGGAGATTTGAATAGAGTAGTCTAGTTTACGAACACGATTATCTTCTGTTCCTTTATTATTTTTTAGTACTAGGATATCCTCTATTTCTTGATGCCAGATTGGAAAGTGTACAGTAGCACTTCCACCACGAATCCCGTTTTGTGTACAACTTCGGACAGTTGCCTCAAATTTTTTGAGGAATGGGACAACGCCCGTATGCATAACTTCTCCGCCTCTGATTTTAGCGTTGATGCCCCTGATGCGACCTGCGTTGATACCAATTCCTGCTCTTTGAGCAACATACCTAAAAATTGCAGCATCACTAGACTCGATACTGCGCATGGTGTCATCAACATCAACAAGAACGCAACTTGCATATTGACGAAGTGGGGTTCTAACACCTGCCATGATTGGCGTGGGAATGTTGATTTTGTGCTTTGAGATTGCGTCATAATACTTCCTAACGTAATCTAGACGGGTTTCTTTAGGATACTTTGAAAAGATAGTCGCCGCAATCAAAAGATACATGAATTGTGGCGTTTCATAAAGATTGCCAGTGCTTCTATCTTGCACAAGATACTTATCCACAACCTGACGAAGACCGGCATAAGTAAACAGATAATCGCGTCCATGATCTATAAAACTCTCAAGTTTTTCAAATTCTTCTTCAGAATAAAGATCTAGAATTTCAGCGTCATAGACTCCTTTCTCAACACACCTCTTCGTATGCTCCAATACAGTTGAGTTGTCATACATTCTTCCAAAAATTTGTTTGCGAATCGCAAATAAAAGAAGACGAGCAGCAACAAACTGATAATTGGGATGCTCAAGGTCAATCAAATCAGAAGCAGAACGAATCAGAATCTCTTGAATCTCTGCAGTAGTAATTCCATTATAAAATTGAATTCCAGACTGCATTTCAACCTGCGAAGCAGAAACTCCAGCAAGATCTTTACACGCCTCTTCAACCATTACATGAAGTTTGTTCAGATTGAGAGATTCTGTATCACCACTTCTTTTAACAACTTTTGTTCCGTTACTCATACCTTTTTCCAATTGTTGAATTTAATTTTTGCTTCTAAGCCTGCATATGTATTTGATTTTAACATATCCATAACATTATGTCCAGCAAGGATCATGTCGTTTATATCCTTCTCTAAAATAGTTGTTGGCCAGATGACGACTGTTTCACCTCTTCGGATACACTTTTCAATACGACTAACAATTTCTCTATTACGGGGTTCATTATCATAAACAAAAATGAGATCATTTCCCTCAAGACAACTAACATCACCATCACTGCCACACAGAGCGACACTATTGTCGATGAAAGTGCTGTCAAAGGGTCCTTCGACCACATAGATTGGTAATTTCTCATTGACTGTGTTAAGTCCATAAATTTTTGGTGCTCCCTCATTAAGCATCACGGTAATGTATTTAACAGAATTAGGAACTAAAGATCTTCCCTGAAATCCTATCAAGTTAGAGTCTTTATCATACATTGGTATAATAATGCGACTCTCATCCCTAGTGATAGTGTCAAAAGTTTGTTTTTGTGTATTTACCCACTCTTTAAATTTATCAGCGAAATAAAACTTTTCTGGATTTACCTTCCGTCTTTCCAGATATTCTTTAGCAATTGGAATTTCTGATGCTTTAGGTAAATCAAGTTTCTTTTTAAAGACCGGTTTAACAAAATCAAACTTGGGTTCTTCAACCACAAAGTTCTTTCCGGTATGACCCTCCTTAAACTTCTCCATTATATACTGTTTATGGAGGGATGGGTCTAATTCTTTAAGAAAATTATTGAAGGACAAACTTGCCCCACAGTTGTGGCACTTAAAGTTTGTATTATTTTTTACTGTGTAAATGTATCCCCTTGTCTTGTTTTTATTCTTTTGAGAGTCGCCACACAGAGGACACCGGAAATTGTAGAGATCTGCCTTAACTCTTTTAAATTTCTGTAAGCGCGACGAAACTAGTCCAATATACTTGGAGTCAATCAAATCCATTATAAAGAGGTTACTACTTCGTGCTCTCTATCCTAACAGGTTGTGAGTCTGGTGTCAATATATCTACAACCATATGGGATTGTGAAACTGCAAAAGAAACTACAACGGCAATTCCAACAATAATCCAACGAAACTTTGCAATATCTTCAACTTTCATTTCCAACGCTTTAATTCTATCCGTTACGCCCTTATGTTGATCTCTATTTTCGTCCTTTAATTCTCCAATCATTCTAGAAATCATCTCATCCGTTTTAACAGACTGCTCAATTTTTTCATCATGGACTGCCAGCATCTTACTGATGTTTTGACTGGTCTTGCCCATAATTTGAATTGCTTCATCAATCTTTTTTAACAAAAGTTCGTATGATGAAAGACGCTCTTCTAAAACTGCGATCTTGGTGTCTGGTGATGGTGTGGTATTTTGGTTAAACATTTTTCTTTCCGGTAAGATTTGCTCATAACAAACCCATTACTATTTATTCACCCTTCAAATACTGCAACCACCACTTACGCGATCTCCTTCCACCCTTCGCATATGTCTTTTTTTTCTTTGAAGGAAATACTGGAGGAGTGCCAGTGTTGATATTATATCCAAGAGATTTTTCACCATCACCAACCACGTTTGCAATCTCACCTTCTTCTTTAAGATTATGAATAATTTGGATTAGTCTATCTAGTTTATTCATTAGATTGTTTGCAAATGTGCCAGACACTCTTCATCTTCTTTAATATTATGCATCTGCGTTTTGGGATATTCCGGAAACCGATTCAAAAATAAAAGAAAACTTTTTATCGCTGGCCAAAGGTCACTATCTAAATTATAAAATAGTAATGGTACAGCAGCGTCATTAAAGACATTAAAAAGTATTGTCAAGTGATTCAAAATAAGGTGAGTTCTTAGCTCACCTGTATTTTTATATTTTTTCAATAACCTTTTTACATATCGTATTCGTTTCAAATCAGATTGAAAATCCTCCATCGTGAGTGCTTGAGGATTATCATAGAATTTTATAGCAAATAACAGATAGTTATCCTCATTCAACTCATCAAATCTCATACTATATTTTATCTAACGGTTAACGTAGTAGTACCGAGACCAACTGAACCTGTAGTTCCTGCACCACCGACATTACGAAGAAGAACATCTCCGAATTGTGAAGTGAATGAACTGATTACGCCAACACCGTTTGAACCATCGGTAATAACACCAACAAACCCACGAGATAAATCAATTTTGAGTTTTGTTGCATTTGTACGGGTACTAAATGTGGCAGCAGTACCTGCTATAATTGTTGACCCAATTGTACTTGCAGACCCAATCTGAATAAAAGTATTTCCAACTGCAACTACAGGAACATTTGTGAGTTTTCCAGTAATTGTCAATGAACTTCCGACAGAAACATTTGAAACAGAATCAACGAAAATATTAGTTCCGCCAATTGCAACGGTTTGACCAGAGGTTGTTTGAGTGGTTAGAAAATTGACATTTGCAGTCAGGACAGTGCTTGGTGAAGTGAATGCAAATGCTACTCTGTTGGTAATCTGACCGTTGAAATTTGCATATACATCTGGAGAACCGTGAGCAACTGCTGTACCTGACCAAGCATATTGAGTTCCGCCATTTGATACTGCAGTACCAACGATTGCTGTAGATTCGTTAGCATCATTTGCATCAAATGTACGAATACGAACCGTTGCTCCAGCACCAGCAAAAACAAGTTCATTAAACACAACATGAACATAACCAGTAGTATTTGTAGCAATACCAGTTGTTCCACCACCACCAACAGAAATTGGTGATGCTTGGTTAGGATCTTCAAAGAACACTGCAACTGGTCCGGCAGTTCCAATACCAATAGTTCCGCCAACATTAGTACTATTAATCCCAGTAACAGGAACTAAAACTTCATCAAAATAACGAGTAGAAAGTCCAGAATTTTCTTTAGTTTTATATCTTCTTTGAATCCAACCACGAACATCTGCGAAAGTATTCCAAGGACTCCTATTACGATCCGTTTCTTTTTGAAATTTTGGAATAGCGTAATTATTTGCTGCGGTTTCGCTAGTTGATGAAATGCCCCAAAGAGCCATGTTTCTTACCTATAGTTCTTTTTCTAGTAATATTTATAAAAAAAGGAGACCTTTACTTTATAGGTCTCCTTAACATTTTTGATTAACTCTCAAGGAGTAATATCTTTTGCACCTTTTGCTTTAAGAGCATTTTGTGCCTGAATAAGAATGAGTGAAAGAATACCGTTTGCTTTGATTTTTGGGTTTGCTCCAAGTGCTTCCGAAACTGCAAAAAGAACAGTTGCGATAAGTGCTTGATTAGCAAATGCCCATGCGATTAATGCTGACATAATAACCTCGTGTGAATGAAACCTGGATTATTTAGGATTTAATTTAATCAGATTCGCCTGCTCTTGGTTTGTACATATCCTGTGATCTTTGAGCAGCAGCGGATTGTTGTGCTTTTTTCTTGGCAAGTCTATCGGCAGTTGTCTGTTCCGATCTTTTAGGACGGTCACGTTCCGAAACACCTCTTTCACCTTCATGTTGAGCAACAGTTTTTCCACTTCTAGTCATCAATCCCTGACGGGCATTTGGCATTGACCTTAACATTTCTATGGCACGATCACGGGGTTTTCTTGGAGTGCCTTTTTCTTCACGTCTTCTTTCGTCAAGAATTTCAGTTTCTTCTGTCGAAACCATCACAATAGGATTCTTGGCACCCATCGCTCTTGCATAATTTTTAGCAAGATTAACTGCGGTTGGAAGAGATCTAGGATCCTTTTCTTCCATTTCCTTTTTTGCTTTCTTATCTGTTTCTTCCTTCATAGGAGTTTTCTTTTCAGGAAGACCTTTATGAGAAGTTGTAGCAAACTTCTTAGCTTCCTTTTTACTCATTCCAGAAGCTGCCTTTGCCACCTCTGGAGACGCTGGCATTTCACCTTTCTTTGCAGCATAAACCATTCCCATAAACTTTTGTTGCGCTTTGCTTACTGCTTTCTCCACAACAAAAGATCCTTCCATATCATAATGTGCTAATTGCATACCATAATTAGATTTTCCACTGGTTGATCCAGGAGCTTCGGGATTAACCTTTACTTTATTTTTCCCCTTCATTACATCAATCTTTTCTGCGTTTGCATCGGGGTTGGATGATTCATCATTAGCATCAGTAAGAAACTCTTCCTTTACACTGGAAGTATCTTGACCGTCTGGTTTTCCGCCCGTTTTACGCTGGATGGCATTATGAACTGCACCGCGATATTCTTTAGCGCCAGATTCAACTTTACCATCACCATCATAATCTTTTCCTGCCTTTGCTGCTGCAGTCTGCTCACCTTTCTTCTTTTCGCCCTCATAAGGTTCACCATAACCAGTCATTTCAACTGATTCAATGTTTGAATTTGCACGAAGTTCACTAATCTTTTGGCGGTCTGCATATCTCACATAAGAGCGACCATCTTTTCCAGTGACTCTAACCTTATATTTCTTATGCTCGGATGTTTCTAACTTCTCCATATAAGTTAGACGAATTGGTTCTTCTTCTTTTTGAACCCCTTCTACAAATACTTTAAAGAGTGCATTTGCCACACTAGAAGATGCCAAATCCTCAATATTAAAATCTTCTGCTTGAATTCCACCCTTTCCAAAAAGTTTTTGCTTTACCATTGTTTTTTCCTGCTGACTCATGCTGCTATTTTGCATATATTGCGAATATGCCTGGCGAAGAGGAAGTTCTTCTCTTCTAGCTCTATATCGTATATCATAAATTGCTTGCTTGGCTCTCTTTTCTGGAGTTTTACCACCCTCCTTCTTATCTCCCCCACCACCTTTCCCTGATGAAGGTGCCTCAGCAGGTGCGTGCTTTCTTGCTGGAAGCTCTTCAGCAATATGTTTTTTCATGAGAAAACTTTACTTCTTATTTTTTCTATACTTATTTATGAAATCAAGACCGTATGCTCTCCCACCCGGTTGAAGATTTTCCTTTCCGGTGCCAATTGCTCCCGGAGTTTGTTTTGCAGCATACTTAAAGTATCCCAAAGTGCCAACTAAAGTATTTGGTTTTCCCGGTTGACGATATTCTTTATCCATCTTAACTTCAGTATATTCGCGCAAGTCTTTAATCCAAGATTTAAACATTTGACCAGATTCTGTGACACAAATCAAATAATTAGTGCCCCTGCGAATAATACGACCTACTAATCCAGTATTTAAATTTTCAACAACTTCACCAATTCTAAAAATAGTCTCTGTAATATAATTTTCACGAAGGGATTGAAAATCAAGTTTTGGTGCAATCTCCCAAATATCCCAACCTTCCTTCACATTCATCGCACCACGAAGAATATTGAATAATTCCTTCGCTTCTGCTGGTTTGACTTCTGGAGGAAGACCTGAACGGAAAGTTTTAAAATCTCCTTCTGCAGCAGCAAGTCTCATTCTTGATGCAGACATACCCTCAACACCCTTTGCATCAGGGTCTCTATCACCTGCGGAAACTACTTCTATATTATCAAAGTTATAAAGTTGCCCATTATACTGGGTGGAAAGTTTTTCAAATTCCTTAACTCTATCAGCACCACCAATAATTCTTACACCAGCATATCCATTATTATGTGCCATTTTTAAGACATCAAAAATTGTCTTTGTATTGGCATCATTGACTATATTTCCTGCGTGCTGTGGATAAAACTTCTGCATATAAGCAATTTTTGTGTCCGGATCAAGAGGATTCTTTTTCTTATCCTGACTTCTTGATGGGAAAATTAAATACTCACCACCATCTTCTTGTGCCGCAGATTGTGCTGCAACATCCATTAATTGTTGGTGTCCAATTGTAGGAGGATTAAAACGACCAAATGCAATTGTCAAAGTGCCTTTGGTTTTTGGAACTGGAAGATATCGTGCCGGTGGTTGCTCTTGTGCCGCTGCTTGCTGCTCTGGTGCTGGAGGTTGCTCTGTAGGTGCCTGTTGTTGGGCAGTTTGTTGAGCGGTTGCTGGATCTTGATATCCGGGAGAGGCGATTGTTTTTTCCTTTTCTGTTTGCTTTGGATCTTTTCCAACTCGTTGACGCTTATTATAAAACTTGAGTTTGCCACCTTCTGTTTTTGCAACAAACTCACCTTGACGATCATACCAACCGCCGTGACCGTCTCCAACAAGACCAAGACGCTGTGCTTGCTGTGAGGCAGATGCTTCTGTTATGAATTGGAAAAAACTTTTCATTACTTACTTTGAATTATGTATCCAGTTACTCTAATATTATGTATTTATTCTAGACATATCTTTGTATTGTTCTTCCACCAATTGGTTGAATAACCACTCTGGCATTTTTAATTCTATGATCATCCCTATCACCCTTATAAACTGCTAGAAAGACTGGTTCATAAGATCCAGCAATTCTATCACCATTATTCAATTTATGACCACTACAAGTTAATTCATAATATGTTCCACGATTACGAATATCTAATATTCCTTGCATTGTGGCATCAACATTATTTTCTCCCATCACGCCAGTTCCATATCCACTCCCATATACCGACATTTTTTGGAGATTTTGATCCTGCATTCTTCTACCAACAGTTGTTGCTGGAGGAATGCCATTAGGAAACATATCTTGCAACGTAGATATAAATGCTTGTGTTTCCGGATGTGCATATATCAATGGTTCAGATCTTTGCGATGTCCCGGACCATTGTTGAAATGCTCTAGCACCATCACCAGCTTTATGAGATACATGCCCAACATATCCAGAAACTCCTCTAAAATGGAAATCACATTTAGGAGTTCCGGGCGTACTTTCGCAAAGTCCAACATCATAAATTGTCTTTCCTACTTTTAATCTAATAAAATCTTTACCTAATTTATCAAAAATTCGAGTAAGTTGTTGATTAATACGGATAACTTGAGCATCTTCTTGAGCAGTTGTTGCTTGAGTTCTTCCAGAAAATTCAGAGTCTTTATAAATTTCAGTTAGTCTAACTGATTGACCTGTAGAAGTTGGCAAAACAATAGATGGACCAACTTTAAATTTATTAAAATGGATAATAGAGGTCAACTGTTTTAAAATAGATTTATCTAGTTTAACTTTTGCACCGTTTGACTCATTTAGAGTAAACTCTTTTCCAGTCCTAATTCTGTTTAAAAAAATATTAAAATTATTCCTCTTTGCAAGATGTTGCGGATTAAGAGTTGCCATTTTTATTTTTATTTAGAAATGCCCGTGAGAAGATTCGAACTTCCACTGTATGGATTCTAAGTCCACCCTCTCTACCATTGGAGTACACGGGCATAAATGGAGAATAGGAGAATCGAACTCCTAATAAGTGCTTGCAAAGCACCCGTTATACCGTTTAACTAATTCCCCAGTAAAACCATTATATCACCGAAGTGGCATAAGGTCAAATAGTTCTGGATGAAGTCTTCCATACTTCCTCATAATTTCACCCGCTTTAGCATTTGCCTCATTTTCAGCAGGACTTCCCGGATGTGATGTAATTTTTTTACCATCCACCACTTGCTTATAATGTATAAACTCGTGAGATACGGTCCTTAAAATATCAATGGGATGACGATTAACAATGCTAATATAGAGAATGTTTTTCTTCATCATCCCAAATGTCATATTATCTTTGGCAAAGTCAGAATCGTCTATTAAAACATATGGAATATCATATGTCAAACGAAGTTCTCTTTTAAGGAAGACTAAAAATGTTTTAAGAAGAGCATCAAACTGCATTCTTGTAGTTGGTCTTCCTTTTCTTTTGCCAATCAAAGACATTTTTTAAAATATTTATTATCGGTCATCGGCAGCACGGTTTTCAGAAAAATAAACATCGAACGCACCTTCAGGATAACGCTTGAGAAGTTTCTGCACATTGCGAGCAACAACTTCATCAAGAGTGATATCAAGTGCAATACATGCTTGAGCAACGTACCACATAATATCACCCAGTTCAATAATTAGGTGCTCACGATTGTCCTCATTATATGGTTTGCCTTGAAAGATCATTTTTTTAACAATCTCAAGGAATTCTCCGCCTTCGGCATTAATTCCAACACCGGCAGTAAGAAGTCGTTCAATATTAGCACCCTTTTCATCCAATTGAACCAGACGATCGGAGAGAGCAAGAAAATCTTTAGATGCATCAGAAGTGACTACATCCACAAACTCAGCGTACTTATCAAAATTAACGTGTTTTGCGTTTTCCATTAAAATTTAAATCCTTCAAATGATTTTTTAGGTTTTTTGTCTTCATTATCATTATACTCGTCTTCGTTTCCGGAGTCAAGTATGTCTTTTTGTGCTGTTTGTTCGCAGTCATAAAGACGCATTTTAGCACGATCAATTCCTACAATAAATCTTTTATAAACTGTAGGGTCATTATATCTATTTTTAAGTTGTTTCACCATAATCTGCCCCAACCCCTCCAACTCTTCTGTACTAATAAGGGCAAACATAAGATCAGCAGTAGCAGGAAGACCAAAGGACTCACTAGTATCAGTAAGTTCAACATCAGAAGAACCAAAACCTGAACGAGTGGTCTGAGTGGCGGATACAATTGGGACATTAAACTCAACGGCGAGTCCGCGCAATTCCTCAGCAATTGACTTGATATACGAATAAGAATTGATAGAGCTGTTTGCCTTATGCCTAGAGGAAGCACAAATATTAAGGTAGTCAATGAAAATAATATCAGGTCTAAATGATTTCTTGAGAGCAAGTTCATTGAGAAGTGCCTTGAAATGTCCTGAATGTGCCGAAGCAGTCGGATACTCTTTAATTATAAGAGTTCCTTGAGTTTTTTTGGAAAGACTCGTCACTTTATTCTCAAACATCTGACGAGGAAGATCTACCAGTTGCTGAATTGGGACATTTAATAAGTTTGCATCAATTCTTTCAGCAATGCGTTCTTCTGCCATTTCCATCGTAATGTACAAAACGTTCCGTCCTTGGAGCAAGACGGAGCTAGCCACATGGCACATGAATAAAGATTTCCCGACACCCGTACCAGCAAGAGCGATATTAAGAGTTTTGTTAGGGATCCCACCTTTGGTAATTTTGTTAAAATATTCAAGATCAAATTCAATCCGGTCTTCTTTTCTGTGATAAAACTCATATCGTTCTTCATAATTTTGTAGGTAATCGTGCCCAATATTATTGTCAAAAGATACTGCCAATGCATCAGAAAGAATACTAGGAATAGCGTCCCTATTCTTTTTTTCATTATTTCCATCGGCAATATGAATTGACTCCATAAGTGCCAGATAAATCGCACGGTCACGACACCACTTTTCAGTGGTATCAAGTAACCATTGTTTTTCTACAGGAGCATCATTTAGAGATTTATTAATTTCTCTTACTTCTTTTATCTGTTCTTCTGTTAAGTCTGTGCGATTTTCTATTTCAATGCTGAGTGCTTCAATGGTGATTGCTGAACCATACTTAACAATAAATTGGACAACCTCTTCAAAAATGACCTTTTCGGTCTTTTTCTCAAAATAATCTGGTTGTATGAAAGGAATAACTTTGCGTGAGTAGTCTTCATTGAATACTAGATTTCTGAGAATTGTGGTCTCAATTCGTTCCATAACTAAATTGTTTTCTTGCAATTTCATCAAGTGCCTGCATTACTTCCGGAGTGAAATACTTCTCAGGACTTTTCAATATTTCTTTTGCATAGAGTTTTTTACCATCCATTTCATAACGACCAGCAACATTCTTCCAAATTTCACCAAGTTCTCCAAGTTCAAGAAGACCATAATATCTGTCAAGTCCTCTCTCATCATAATAGAGACGAACTTCAACATCTTGGTTTTCTTTACTTAATCGGGATTTGGCAGTTTTACACTTGATAATATTTCCAATGATTTCTGTACCATCCTTTTCCTTTTTCTTTGAAAGATGTATGATGGTAGAAGCAGCGTACTTAAGACCACTACCGCCACCCATTTCTTTTGTTGGAACATAGGCACCGATAACATCGTATGTGTGATTTGTCACAATCATTGGAATATTTGCTTGACCCAATTTCAAAGTAAGCATACGGAATGCACCTTTGATAAGTTGAGATTTGGTCATATCTCTAGTCTCTTTATCATTTAGAGCATCATTAATCTCCTTACTCGTAGAAAGCATCCCCAAAGAGTCTAGTACAAACATACAAGGATTGCGCTCACCTTCAGGCTTTTTCATATACAAATCTACTGCCTTGAGTGCCTTTCCACGAAACTCTTCCACAGTAACGACATTAACAACCACAAGACGAGTAGTATCAATTCCGCGAGATTCTAAAAGAGATTTAGTGATAGCAGCCTCAGTGTCAAAGTAGAGACAGTAACCATTGGGATTAGAATTAAGAAAGTTCTTAACAACGGCGAGAGAGAAAAAAGTCTTTCCAGTAGAAGACTCTCCAGCAATAGCAGTAATCTTATTCCCAGAGACACCACCAAAAATGCTACCTGAAACCAGTGCATTAAAAATGTATGAACCCGTATCAACATAAGTTTCTTTTTCTTCAATATCAGAAGCAAGTTGCGTATAGTCGCCACCGATTTCTTTTACAATATCTTTAAGAAAGTCCATAGTTATTTGTTCCTGTTAAAATTAAAGGTCCACAATTTATTATACAACTGCTTTTCATCAGTTCTTTTAAGTAATTCTAGAATTTTTTTAAATTCTAGTTCAGTAATCGGTAAATTCATTAGATAAAAAATGAATCAAGACTTGTTGTTTTTTCTACTTTCCACCCAATTGAATCGAGAATGGACTTAAGAGGGTCAATAAAACTCTTTTCAAATTGTAGGTCATAGTCTATGTATTTGTCAAGATCAAGTTCTTTGGGAAAATCTTGAATGAATGCTATTACATTTTCCTGAATAATATTGGGTTTTTTCAAGAAAATAAACTTAACTTTTTCACCATTGGCAATCAAAGAATATTTGTGGGTCAATTTCTTTTCCTTTATATAATGATTAAAAAGAAGCGCTCCACGAATATGAATGGGAGTTTTTGAAGCGTAGATCGTTGAATGGGAATAATACTTACGAACATCAGAAGCAGTTCTTGGAAATGCAATTTGTTCTGGTGGAAGTTTTTTGAAGGCATTGCGGCACTTATCAATAAACTCAATCACCTCCCCTTCAGTCCCACTCATCATCAACTTAAGTCCGTCCTTAATCATCTGACGACACGGAGCAGGTGTAGAAGATTTAACTGCCTCAATGCCCATCATTTTAAGTTTAGGTTCTTCATAACGAACACCTTCACTATCCCAGACATTAAGAATATAACGCTTTTTGGCAGTCCAGATTCCACGCTCGGCAATGTTCTCACGCTTCATCTGCATCTTCTGGTCGTAAGCATTTACATACTGAGCCAGTTCTTGGTAGCAACCTTCAATATACTTTTCAAGTTCCACTTTACAGATCTTATCAAGGAATGAAACAATGCCTTCAGTAGTTTTCTCTCTTCCCTTGTATACAGTCTCAACCAAAGGACCCATATTAAGATAAACAGAGTCAGTATCGGAAGCAATAACATAATCCACCTCTTCAGTTTTCAGAACTTTATTCAAATACTTATTAAGTTTATTTTCAATCCAACGAATTGCAACTTGCCCAGAAAGTGTAATTGCTTCAGCGTTTGCTAGTTTATAATAGCGGAAGTACTGATTACCAATGGCACCATAAGCACTATTAAGTTGAATCTTCCTTGCCATTTGAATGTTATTACACCTTGCAATCTCCTTTTCCAGTTCTTTTGTTGGAGTTTTTTCATACTGTTGCTTTGCCAAAAGCATTTTCTTTTTATAGATGGTGCGGTCCTCATAGATTTTCTCCATCAATTCTGGAAGAAACCCACGAACATCTTTGCGATACATTGCACCGTTAGCACAGACTGCATAATCCTTATAAAGTTCAAATGTCAATTCTTGATTGAGAATTTTATCAACAGTCACTGTGGGGTGTCTATCATCAACAAGAGTTTCGGGACTTACATTAAATTGCATAATCAAATGTGGATATAGACTATTCAAGTCAAAACTCACCACCCAGTCATACATTCCTGGAATAGGTTCCTTAACATAAGCGCCGGCATATTTTGAATCTTTATCGGAACGTTCTTTGGGGGGGATAACAATATCCCGCTTTTTCAAATAGTTGTAGATGATTGTATCCCACATTCTAACTTGAGAAAAAACATCAGCATAGTTTGCTTTAGCATCATATGCCATTGTAATTGCAAGTTCAATTAGTTTCATCTTGTCTTCCATTCGGTCAACAAGTTCCACGTCGATAATGTTGTATTCTACAAATTTCTGCCACCCTTTAGTGTAGAAATCTTTAAAAGTATCAAATTCAGAGTGATCTAATTTTTTCTGACCAAGTTCAACATTTGCAATATAATCTAGGCGATAAGATTCCTGTGCTTTATAAGTAAACTTCTTATAAAGATTAAGGTAGTCAAGTTGAGTAATGCCACCAACATCATAGGAAATGTGCTTACGTCCAGCAATATAAATTTCACTTTCAGTTACAAGTCCCCATGGAGACATTCTTTTCATTAACTTTTCACCAAGAATTCTATCAAGGCGACGAACAAGATATGGAATATCATATAACTCAATATTCCAACCAGTTACAACTTCTGGCGTATTGTCTTCCGTCATCCACCAAGCAATAAAATCGTTTAATAGGTCTCTTTCAGTTGCAAAAGATTTATACATCACATTCTTTTGCTTGTTTTCAAAAGGACCAACGCCCCAAGTGCGAATTTGCTTTGAAGCATAATCTTGAATTGTAATCAAAAGAACTTCCTCAGCCGCAGATTCTACATCAGGAAATCCATTTTCCGATGCAACCTCAATATCAAGAGTAGTTAATTTAATTTTATTGATGTCAAACTTGATTTCCTCTTCAGAATACATTTCAGAAATATACTGATAAATGTATCCCGTATTTCCATAAATGTTAAAGTTCTCTACACCATCGTATTTTTTAACAAAGTCGCGACACTCTCTTACAGATCCGGGTTGAACTTCTTCTACATAGTCTCCCGTCAAAGTTTGATATTTTGTTTTCTTTTTTGAAGGGACAAAAAGGGTCGGGTAAAACTTCTCACGGGTCATAAAATGCTTACCATTTTCATAACCACGGACCAAGAAGTGATCCCCGACCATTTGAACGTTTGTATAAAATCTCATCAGGCAGTTAATTCAAGATACTTTTCAATAATTTCTTCTTTTGGATCTACAATTGTAAGAATACTATCGGAATGAATCATCATTTCTCTTTGGTCAGTTACATCTGGCCAAGGAGTAAGATTTCCTTCAGCATCAATACGATATGGATTAATCAATCTACAATCAGGTTCTCCAAGTTCAGATCCAACTTCCACAATTTCCGTAACAATTACGTTATCAACTTTCAACAAAAGACATTTAACTGTTTTTTCCATTTACTCTCCCCTCATAAAGATCTTTAACTGAATTAAGTGGTTCTACAATCGTCACAACCCAATCTAACGGAACTAAAATCTGATCATCCTGCGTAAGAAGTATCCAAGCAGACAAAGATACTTGAATTTTTGCATCATAATCTACTTCTTCCGTCAAAAGAATGGACCTTTCTGTAAGAACCTTATATGGTTTATTAAAGATGTATCCGCAAGGTTTTTCATCAGAGACAATTTCCTTAAGATCGGAAATAACCGTCTCTCCAGATTTTAATAGTGCAAGTTTAATTGACATTTTTATCTTTCTCCTTCAACTTATTATAGCAAAAAAATGGGGGAGTGTCAAACTGGATTTTGCCAGTTGCTCCCCTGCGGCGACGATATTCACTAGTATTTATTCTTCTTCACATCCACGCCCACCTCCTCCAGGATTAAATGGAACTGCCTTTCCCTTTGGAACTCTTTGTTTTTTATGAGTTTTTGGATCAATCACCATGTGTGCTTGAGCCATCGGATAAGAGATCGTTTTGGTCTCTTGCATGAACTTCTGAAAAGATTTCATATACCTTTCTCTTCTGATGCTCTGGAATAACTCTATTTAGTTTGACGGTAAGTAATCCATCAACATATGAAACATCTTTAACTTCAACATCATCAGAAAGAGTCCATGTACGAGTGAATGCTCTTTTTGCCAATCCCTGATGTAGATATTCATCACTAGAATCACCCGATTTCTTTGCTTCCACAAAGAGTTTATTCCATTCCGTAGTGACTTCGATATCTTCTTTTTTATATCCAGCAAGTGCAATTTCCAATCTGAAATCAACACTACTTTCTTTAATTAGATTATATGGGGGATAATTTGTGTGCGTTTCAAACGCCGTATCAAACCTTTTAAACCACTCATCCATCCCAATACTATTTCTCCGAATATCCATCAGATATTTTGCAGTTTCTGGTACTGTTAGAGTAAGAGAACTTGTTCCAAACATAATAGACCTCCTTAAAGCGTCTGTAAGTTAATAATGTCCCCGAAGGCAACATCATTATTATATATTTGAAACATAAAAAATGGGGAGTGTTGTTATCCCCACTTTTTTATTCGGTTTCCTCTTCTGTGCGCTTTTTCTTGGCGCCAATATTATATTTGGTCTCTAGAATCCAATCTCCTTTGTCCTTGTAAGCAAGAACTTTGATTTGATTGAGTGGTGCAATATCTTGCACTTGTTGGGCATTTACAATTGTAACCAATCCCCAATCAGCAATAAGTTGCACAATTCGATTACGACGCTGAACATCATTCACGGTAAGATTTGCATGTTTGCCATCCAGAGCAAACAATTCCTTAAAATGAACGAGATAATATCTACCTTGCTTATGAAGAATATGGCAAGATTGATAAAGTTTTTTCTCCTTTCTTGATGCAACTCCGATACGAGTCAAAGTTTCACGAACCTTAAGAAAATCATCAGGTTCATTCAGCAAAACTTCAATCATCATATTAGGCGTCCAGTTTACTACAGGTTCTTGAACGACACTCATTTTTTTCCTCCAGTTTCAAATTTCGATTTTATAAAAGTAAGTTGTTCTTTAGTAAGAATCCTCAAAGCCTGTTTTGCCTTTTCATTATTAAAACCATAATATTGTTTGACATAATCAAGATCTTTGATTTTATCTTGTCGGAGCCAGGGAGAAAATCTCTTCTTTTTCCTCAGACTATTTATAAAAAAGTCATACTGCATCTTCTTTGGAAGAAAATGATAGCGATTCATTTCATTCGCAAACATAATACAATCAATGTGCCCAGAAAAGCAACGATTGATGATATAAGGGGCGTATTCCTTCTCAAGTGAAGGATCTTCATCAATTAGATTCTGCTTCGTTTGATTGATCGAGTTTAACCAGTCCTTCAATTCCATAATTAAAAAGCAATAGTTCTTTTCTTTGTTTTTGCTCACGCATATATTCACCAACAGAACGCATCGTATAAGTCAAATCAAACTCGGCAGCGTTCCAGTCCTTAAACCTATCTTTTACAAGTTGGTCAGAATTATAACTAATCAACTGATCCATATTGTTAGAGTCGCAATCAGCAGCAAACTTATCGTGATCGAATCCTTTATGCATTGATCCCTTTCTCCCATAGAGATTATCCTTAATGTCATAAGGAGGATCGAGATACATAAAAGCACCTTTGTTTCCATCCATCAGATAATCGTAAGAGTAATTAGTTATGCGCCAATGAGCAATTAACTTGGAATATTCGGGCAGTTTATAGATTCCTCGCAGGGAGAAATTGGAGTTACTTGCTTGCTCTGAAAAAGATGAACTTTCGGTAAGACCACTAAAAGAACATTTATTAACAATATAGAAAGCGACAGCACGATTAAAGTTCGATTCAGACTCATTATTGATATGCTCCTTTGACTTCGCAAATAACTCTCTTGCCAATTCTGGGGTATTATATGCTGTTTTCAAATCCACCAATTCACTTTTTAAATCATATCCAAACATCTGGAGTTGTTGCCAGAAGTTTACAAGAGGTTCGTAAAGGTCATTGACCCATATATCTAGGTTGGGATATTTTTTAGTAATATAAATCGCAACGCTTCCACCACCAAGAAATGGTTCTCGGAACTCATCATAATTGCGAAGGTCTGTAAAATAAGGTCCCATCTTTTCGCAAGCACGGGACTTACCGCCAGGATAACGAAGAGGTGTCTTGAGTGATTTCATTCTTCAATTTCCCTAATATAATTCAAATAAAAATCAACTTTTTTCTGGAAAAAGTTTTCCTGCAAAGTTGGACCACCATTTAGAAAAAAATGTTCTGGTTCGGGATTACAGGAAGCAGTAATAGTTGTTCCACTAATCTTGACATTATAAAGCATTTCTCCAGGAACACAACAAGCTTTGAGTTTATCTGGATCAGTAAAAATATAATAATCTGCAGGACTAAATCGAGATAAATCTGGTGTGCTACGTCCGTTCATAACAACTACGCCACGAACAGCGGTTTCACTTTTATTTGCAAATTTTATTTTTTTACTCTCATACGTCTTACCAAAATTATCAATCAAATCCTTACCGATCAAATTGATACGCTTGAGTTGCCCCTTACCATACTCTTGATAGGCATATTCGATAACTTTCCCCACCTCAAAATACTCTGTTGGATCAGTATTTCCAGAAAGAGTGGAAAGGAATTTTGAAAGTTTGTTCAATTCAATGGTAGAAAAATCAATCATTGGTTTCATAATCAATAGGGTGATACTTCAAATACTCTCTAAAAGTGAGTTTCATTTCTTTCTGCGTCATACCACAGTGCCTGGCAGCATCGGGAAGATTCATTATAGCGCGAAAGAGACCTTCATTTGCCTCTTGGACATTTTCGGGAGTTGTTTTAACTGGCAATTCATACAATTCCCACTTATTGATTTTAAATGGATTCATCGAAACTCACACTCCACCATTATTTCTGTAAGAGCGGCAAGAAGGTTGATTTCCTGATCGGCAACAAACGACCCCTGATACATATACTTTGCAATGATAAGAATTGCTGCAGGAATTGTAGAAGGTGTGAGAGATTCATAGCAAGAGTCATAAAGACGACGCAAAATGAGATTTGCATCATTATCAAGATTTGCTACTACCCATTTACGAACTTCAGCAAAATTCTTATCTTTCATATTTTTGATAAGACCATTTACTGCAATGTCTGTGAAGGATGCAAGAATTGCTGCGTCAATTTTTCCTCCTGTTGCATACCTTTGACATTCGTTGAGGACTCTTCGAAAATCTGGGAAGTGCTTGGAGATAATTTCAACAAGAACTTTTTGATCATACTCGATCCTTTCCTCATCCAAAATGTTTTGTAGGCGCTTGAAAAAGGATCCTGCCAACTGCGCCTTTTGTTTGCCCTTGATGGTGAAATCAATGACGGCACATCGGGAATGAAGAGGTTCGATGATTTTGTTTTTGTAGTTGCAGGTGAAAATGAATCTGCAGTTGTTATAAAATGTCTCAATATTTGCCCGTAGAAGGAGTTGTACATCTGCGGTCGTGTTGTCACTTTCATCCACAATGATGACTTTGTGTTTAGAAGATCCCGTAAGTGAGACGGTCGAAGCGAAGTTCTTTGCTTGGTTCCGTACAGTATCCAAGAAACGCCCTTCGTCGGATCCATTGATGACATAATAGTCTGCCCCTAACTCATTACACAGTGCTTTTGCAATCGTGGTTTTACCAATACCAGGAGGTCCAGAAAGAAGAAGATTTGGAATCTCCCCTTTTTCCACAAACTCCTTAAATGTTTTTTTAATTTCATCAGGAAGAATACAGTCCTCAATCACTTGAGGACGATATTTTTCCGTTAGAAGGAATTCACTTGTCATAATTTAATTTACACCCTTAACTTTCCTTAACTTTTGTTTTGAAACAATGCCAGTAATTTCTTCTTTTGTTTTACCTTTAGATTTAAGATAATCCTCGTAAGTATATCCAGATTTAATAAAATTGGATAACTCATCAAGTTTTAATTTATCTTCATTACTCACATAAAAGTATTTTCCTTGCCTAAATCTATTAATTTCGGCAATTATACACCAATTGGAAAGTGTTGTTGGACTTGTATATCCATAAATCTGCTTTAAATCGGTTGTCTTAAAAATTTTACTATTTAACTTATTATTGCCACAAACTCTTGGGGACGAATTTATATTAATACAATTTAAGTGTAATTTAAATTTTTGAATTAAATTTGTCTCATAAAAAATCATTTCATTTTCATTAGAAAAAATTTTTAAAATGACCTTCTTACCATCACCATTAGTTTTATCTGTATAAGAACCAGTGTATTTTTTATCTTCATCTGGTTTGCAGTCACACTGACGAGACCCTATGTAAAAATTACCATTTGGAAAGAAAATTACATAAACATAATAATACATTATTTGCTTATATTCTTCCTGAATGTTGTTAATTTCAGTTAAAATTTCATTCAAAATTTCAATCTCTTTCATAATTTAATTCACCCATTCTGGTTTTCTTTCTGGCATACGAAGATAATTAGATGCAACCCAAGGTTTGGATGCGATATACATCTTGTAAGCAGTAAAAGTATCAATGCTTGTGTCAAGTTTATACTCATCTGGCATTGCCCGTGCGAATGAAGTTACATTAGTTAATTTACCTTTTGGAAAAAGATAGTATGCTTCAATTAGAGTATTCTGGCACGAATGAGTTTTATTATATCTCAATGTGTATTCATCACAAAGATTCAATCCCCACTTAATCAACCAATAAGCATTATCAACTGTTTTTGCTGCCCATTGGGTGCAAGGATGATTTCTAAAAGCACCCTTTTCTGTGGCATAAGGATTTCCATCTTTCTTATGAAGTAAACCATAATTATGATACCACTTTGATGCCACGATTGATAGCATTTGGCAGCACTCAAGGGGCATTTTCACTACTAATTTGTCTGGAAGTACAATTGCAGATTCTGCAGGAAATTGATTAGTGACGAATATATTCATCAGAAGCAATACTTGTTTACGTAGTATAGCACCCTTTCCGGTTTATCTTCCAGATAGTATGCTTCAGTTTCATAAACTGGATAAGAATTTTTACTTACCTTAACAGAGCGAACAACATCGTTAAGTTTATATTGATTTAATGTTGCATCAGCAATTTTAAGGGGACCTTTCTTACACGCTTGGGCAACGTGAACTGCTTCGTGATAAACAGTTTCATTTACATAATGATTTACGGGACTGATACTATTCTTGATGTTATTTGTACAAACTACGAATCGAGGACCATCTATCCCACCGAAAATTTCTTTATTCCTACAATATGCAGAGTTTTCTAGAACTCTATAATTTTTCATCATAATTTTACTCACTAGTTCCTGACTGATGGGCGTCAAATAAAGTAGAAATTCCATTATGCAAAAGTTGAATCGGGTTCCAGAGCAATATAATAGCAGAGATTATACTTGGGATTCGTGAACTGTGACAAAAGTTTTTGCGACACAACTACGTCATAGGCACCAGGAATAATCTTGATGTTTTCCACCTTGAAGTTGAAAGTAAATTCCTTATCAGTCTCACCAACCACGATGGAATACTCGTTAGAGGTATCGTTTTTCTTATCACGAACCACCAGACGAATTACACCTGCATCACCCACTGCCGACAGGTCAGGTAGTTGATAAACTGCCGCTGCCTTTAGAAGTTTTTCCAGAGTTACACTTTCAAGTTGGAAACAAACATCTTTAGAAGGAAGTTGAATTTCTTTTTCTGGAGGAGAAATAATGACATTCGGGTCGGCAAAGAAATACTTCACACGACGCTTACCTTCACGAATAGTAATATGCGAATCTTCGGCAAAATCAAGGTCTGGGTCCTGATGAAGACTCAAACCATTCAGAAACTGGTTGAGGTCATAAATCGCAAAGTCACGGGGAAACTCTTCAGTAATATCTGCTTCAGCAAGAATATTTTTTGCAACGGAAATTGTGCGAAGACGATTACCCTGCTTTACAAGAATGGAGTTGTTAATGCCAGCAAAGTTTTTGAGAAGAGCAAGAGTGTTGTCAGAAAGTTTCATAGTTTGGGGTTTGAGTTTCACTTGTTTTCAACTAGATTAAGATGATTAATCAAAAGAATAGTATAGTGCAATACTTTAAACAAGTCAGCACGAGGAGTTCCTTTTGTGTCATAACGATCAATATACTTGGTCACATTACCTGCACAAAATCCCTCACGGCGATTATGTTTAATTTTATCAAGAGTTTGTTCAGTTCCACCACCAGTCCTATCGACATAATGCTGACTATAAGTTCCGGAAATATATTCTTCAAGTTGCTTGAGAATTTTGTCTTCGTTATATTTCCAAAAATGATTTGAGTTGTCGTTCATAATAGATTCTTTGTCAATTGAAATTTTACCGTCACTATTCAAATACATAGTGAATTCATTCATTGGATAAGGATGCTCGTCCATAATAAAAGAGGGAGGTCATAGTTTTACCTCCCCCAATTATATCAGGATTGGGGAGGATAGTCAATGTATTCTGCGGTCAATTCAGGTTGAGAAGGCATTTTGAAATCAGCATCCACTTTGTCATAAAGTTCCAAGAAAGATTGCTTGGTCTCATCGTCAAAGCGATTCACACACACCTGAATTGCCTTTGCCTTATCTTGGAAGATACTATAGGCACGGATGATGTGGACCAGACGACGGGTGCTGATGATTTCCTCAATACCACCATCATAGAACGTTTTCCTAATGATATCGGCCCAATCAACCAATCGCTTGCAGAAGTCACGGTCTTCCACACCCAAGTCCAGAGCGATGCCTTCCAGAATCTTCTGTTCGGTTGCAGGAGCAGGATATGCTTGCTCAAAGGTCACAGGGAAACGCTCAAGAAATGCTTCATTAAGAACATTAGTGCCAATGAAACGACCATCATCACTACCCTTACCTTTGGTGTTGGCAGTAGCAACAACATTAAAACCATCGGCAGGTTTCACGAAACGACCAATCTTCTTCAGGAAGACACCTTTACCTTCCAAAACAGATTGCAGACACAGAATCTTGTTGGAAGCAAGGTCAATCTCATCCAGAAGCAAAATCGCACCACGCTCCAGTGCCTCAATCACAGGACCATTGTGCCAAGCAGTTTCACCATTCACAAGACGGAAACCACCAATCAGGTCATCCTCATCAGTCTCAATGGTGATATTAACACGAATCAATTCACGCTTCAGTTGAGCACAAACTTGCTCCACACTGAACGTTTTACCATTACCCGAAAGACCCGTAATGAACGTAGGATAAAAAAGACGGGACTGAATAATTTTCTTAATATCGTTAAAGTTACCAAACTTGACGAAGGTATCATCTTTATCAGGAATAAGGTTTTGTTCAGCGGCAGGAAGCACAGCAGGGGCACTGAAAGAACGCTCAATCTCTTCCACACGCTCTTGAGTCACTTCCAGATTCCAACGACCACGAGCAGTCTTGTAATTCTCAAGACGACGAGTCACAGTTTGATAGTTAAGACCACGAGAAGCACAAAAACCTTTCAGGTCACCAGAAGTGATTTCAGAACCATACAGTTCTTGAATGCTTGCGATAAGTGCTTGATCGTTCACAGAAGACTTGCGAGACATAATGTAGTTAGGTGGTTTTGTTTAACTGAAGTTATTATATAAGAAAAAAGGGGGCAGTGGAGTGCCCCCTGTGACAGTTTGGAAATTGGTTCAAGCAATGAGTTCCACAAACTCTCCAAGAATACGCTTGTTCATTTTTTTGGATTTCAAACTCTTGACAAAAGCGTTTTTAATCTGCGATTTAGAAGCATCTTCAGAAACAGCAAATTCCGAATCTTGCGAAAGTGCATTTGCAGAAAGTCCAAAGTAAGTATGATACCCAGACTTTTTAATCGAAAATACTTTTTCTTTCCTCCAAGAACCCATCACCTTATCATAATCCGGACCATAATAACCACAGTAACGACGAATGAAAGCACCTGCATCGTGAGATTCGAGCACACGAATACCAATAAAGTTAATATCGGCAAACTTGTCCCTCAAATTACGAAGGAAAACATCAGTCATTTGATGCCATTCACATTCCAAAGAATAAGTGTTTCCAGTTTTACGGTCACGCAAGAATGAATTAGTGCCAATATGAGAAGTGCCCAAATAAGGACCATCTTCCCAATGACGATGCACTTCACGATGATACTTAATGCCACACGATTCACCATCGGTCAAAATCACACACTGAACTTTTTGAAGTTTGTTTTCCTTTTGAAATTTGGGAAGAATCTGATGAAGGGCAATCATTGATTCATTGAGAGGAGTTCCGGAAAGACTCATACCGAGAGGAGTGGGATATGACTGATAGAAATGCCGACCAAAAGAAGTTGCAATACGGAAAATATTCTTCATTTGATTTTCTAGAGTCTTACCATTCACTTTACTGGTGAGAAGATTCATCATAGAAAACCACTCACCAACTTGAATCAGTCCATCTTTCTTTTGATAGGCAAGTTCGCGCATATTTGCCCTACCATTTTGGTCATAAGTCACCAAAGGATAATCGGTTGTGAAAGCATAAACATCAAAAGGAATTGCAACTTTCTTACAGAACCAAACAAGGTTAAAGAGTTGCTTGACCGTATCCAACATCACATCACCCATCGAACCAGACCAGTCCAGAACGAATACCAGACCGTGATTCTTACCGGTAGCAAGAGTAGTGACCTTTTTGAAGAGGTCCTCATTGTATTTGTAAGTATGAAGTTTGGAGCAATCCAAAACACCAGTGCGAGCAGTTGTGGCACGGGCATAGGAATCTGCTGCCTTACGACACTCAAACTCTTTCACAAGATAATTGACTTCCTTTTGTGCAGAACGCTTGAATTCTACAAACTGCTTATCAACTTCACCAAAAACATCTTCGTGCTTATAATCACGATCTTGAATAAAAGCATCCCAATTTTCTTTACATTTATCATGAATCTCTGCGTTGGAAACAATAATCTTTTTCAGGTCAAGTTGAGGAATTTCCAAATACACATTCTCATATCCATCGTTATTGACAAGATCTTTAAGTGCCTCTTCCAGAGACTCCATCGTTTTCACTTCAGGGTCTTCATTCTTTTCACCACCCAATTTTTGAGTGGAATCACCCATTTCTGGGGTGGTTTCACCAGAAGCAGAACCACCAGATTCGGGTTGGTCATTTTCACCCTGCTGCTGGTCACTGAAATCTGAAGCAGGTTGATTATCTGCACCACTGTCCTGCGATTCCAGATTATCAAGATTAATTTTAACTTCTTCTTGTTGCTTTTGCTTACAATACTTATAAAGTGCTTCTGATGCAATCAACACATCAGCAAAAGTTTCAACATCGGCAATCAGGTTGATAATATCAGTCTCTTCACCACGCTCAATCGGCACATCAACAAAGTTTCCAATCTTAAACCAAATGTTTGCACGGTCGGCAAGATTATAAGTTTCCAGATTATCATCTTTGATTTGGAAAAAGTCATCATCGGCAAGTTCCTTATAACCATTGAAGAAGGTCTTTGCCAGACCAGCATAACGACGCTTCATCAATTTCTCAATGCGAGCATCCTCTACCACATTCACAAACTGTGGAGGAACTTTTACATTTTTAGTCCAGTCCTCATCAGGGGTATAGAGAGCGTGACCCACCTCGTGACCCACCAGAAGGTCATAGACTGTGTTGCTTGCCTTCTCCCACATCGGCAGAGTCAGCACACGAGTATGGACGTTAAAGCAGGCAGTCTCTACCTTCTTGTGCTCAACCACAAGGTCTTCGGTGGCAAGAAGTTTAGCAAGTTGGGACTTGATTTCGTGACGGACAGACATAGGTTTGATTCGTATGGACCTATCATACAAAAAAAGAGGGTGGTGAGACCCTCTTGTGTGCCAGTTTGAAAAGTGGTCTCAACCTCTAGTTTTCCCACCATGCTTTGCAGCAACCGAACGCATTCTGTCTGCTCTGCCATAATCTCTGGTTTCTTTAGTACGATTACCAGAGTCACCAGCAGTTTCTCCAGAGTCCATAGCATCATAAACTTGTCTATCGACTTTTTTATGAGGGAATTCTTTTTTTCCTTCACCAACAAACTCTTCATTTTTTTGTCCCAGTTTAGCATATGAAAGACTTCCATGATGTTGGAGGTTTCTATTAAGTTTTTCCCCCTTATCTTCATATTTTTTTTCTGTAGGTTTATCACCTGCTTTCATTGCACTAAATTCTTTTTTAGAGAATCTTCTAACTTGTTTGGTTACTTTTTCGTATGGGAATGGTTGTTTTGCTTCAACAATACTCTCTCTCCATTCTTCACTCATATTCACCATAATGACTTCTGCTTGTTCTTGTGTTTTAGCATATCCTTCATCAAGAAGATGTGAAAGGATGATGTCGTAAATATCTACTTCTTCCTTTGCAGTTGCTACTGAAGAAGGATAAGAACTTTTCTTATCTTTAGGAACAGATGTTCCTAAAATTGTTCTTCTTACTTGACCAACATCTTTTTTCCAAAATGGATTCTTCTTAAATTCGTGCTTCTTACCTTTGGGTTGTTGCCCTCTCTTACTCATTTTTTCTTGAGTAGAAGAAAGATTTGCGTGTCTTGCATATTCGTTTTCACCAGGACCACCCTTCTCAAATGATTGAGTATCTGGATTATCTACGCCTAATTGTTTTCTTTTTGCTTCTGATTTTTCTTTGGGAGTATATCCAGAAGGATTGGGATTCTTTGGGTCATTCCAAGAAACTTTACCCTCAACAACTTCTAGATATGCTTCATGAAGATTGCGAAGTTCTTGTGCGTCCATTTTTATGAATACTTTTTAGTTATTTATAAAAAAAGAGGGTGGTGAGACCCTCTTGTGTGCCAGTTTGGAAAGTGCCCTATTAGTTTTCCTCAGCACTCTTAGCAAGTCTTTTACGTCTCTGCTTTTCTTTTTGCTTAGCATTTAAGACAGCACCCCTTCCACGATTAGCGGATTGATCCCAATCTCTAGGGGGGGTATAGTTAGAACCAAATGCCATTTGGTTTCTCCTTACACGGTCATCAGTTACACTTGCTTCATCAAGAACTTCTTCAACAATACTCTGCTTCCACTCTTCACTCATATTTGCCATAATAGCAATTGCTGCCTCATTCGTATCAGCATAACCTTCAGCAACTAAATGCTCAAGGATGTAGTCAAAGAGGTCAAAACTTTCAGCACTTACACCAGTTTTCTTCTGTCTCTCAAGTTTCTTACCTTTTGGTTTTGATCCAGGAGCACTTGGACCTCCATCAAAATCTCGGTCATAACCAGTATGCCCGTATTCATCTCTTCCTCTTGCAGTATCTCTAGCTTCCTGGTCCATGTTACGTCTGTCACTACCAACAGGGCTAGGTTCAGAAGATCTTCTACCTCTATTTCCAACATTACGATTAAGAGTTCTGTAGAAGTTTTTTTCTGCAGATTTTACTTTTTGAGTTTTTTCACCTCTTTTTGAAAATTCACTTGCAGGTGTTTCTCTTCTCTTGTTAGCAAGTTTTCCATATGCAGCAGTTGCTTTTGGAGTTTGACCATAAGAACCTTCTGCTTCATCAAGAATTTCTTCAACAATACTTTGCGCCCACTCTTCATCCATATTTGCCATAATAGCGATTGCTGCTTCTAGTGTTTCAGCATAACCTTCGGCAACTAGGTGCTCTAAAATATGCTCAAACATATCTTTTCCACCCTTTTGTGGAACTTTCCCCCTATCTCTAAGTCTCTCACGACCACCTTCCGCTCTCTCCTCTTTAGAAGCTCCTGGACGGAATTTGCCTAACATCAATCTACCGTGTTTTTCAGACTCAGTTTCTGGTCTTCCTCTTTCCTTATCCTCTTTACGCTTTTGTGATTCACGAGAAAGAGCACTCAAACTAGTGTTTCTACCCTCATCAAGTTGCTCTACTTCTTCTTGAGCATAAATTGAAGCATAAGCCTCATAAAGACCGATAATTTCTTGATCTCTCATTTTTCTAAAAAGACTTTTTAGTTATTTATAAAAAAGAAGAAGCGTCCCCGTGTTGGAGACGCTTCTTGAGTGCTTGGCGACGTGCCTTTGCTTGTCGCAGTGCTTGAGGTTTAAGTTTTCGTTTCTGGGGTTTGCCAGAGTTGTGTTGCCAGTTTGGGGTGCTCATCAGTCTTGTGCTTGTGAGGACATCATACGGGAAAAACCCTTGACCTTTTCGAACCTTATGACACTTTCGAATTTGTCATGAAGGTCTGCCTTATGAGAAATCACGAAAATATTAGCATCCTTAATGACATAACGAATAATCTTAAGAAACTCATCAGTTCCAAATCCATCAAGTGAAGAATCAAATACCTCATCCATAATCAGCAGATTAGTATTGACGGAATTTTTGACTCGTGCCACTTCCCTCCAAGTGAAGAGAAGGGCAAGGTCGATTCTCATTTTTTCACCCTCACTGAAGGAACTATAAGAAAAGTCTTCGTGAATGGGTGACTTTACAGTTTCGTTAAACTCTTCATCAAGATGGAAGTTAATATAAAAATCCATCATCTGAAGATAACGATTCACCTGCTGATTGATGAAAGGAAGATACTTTTTGATAATCTTCGTCTTTACACCATCATCCTTAAGTAAGGAATAGGCAAAATCGTAATAAACGATTTCTTCTTTTTTCTTTGAAAGGTCTTCGAATGTTTTTTGGAGATTGGTTTGAAATTCTTCTAACTTCTCATGTTCAGTATTTCTGTTTGCAAGGTTTTGGGTAATAGTTTGAATTTCAGATTCAAGGTCTCGAATTTGTCTCTGGTTGAGTGAAATCCGAGTATTGTTTTGAGAAATCTCATGGTTGAGTTTCGTAATCTCCTTTGATAGAACTGTGAATTGACGCTCTCTGTCTTGTTCTAACTTTATAGTCTCCTCAAGTTCCTGAAAACCTTTCTGGAGTTCTTTTGCTTTATTTTGAGCGTCTGCAATTCTATTTAATCGAAACTCTTCCTCAATTGTTTGTGTGCAAGTAGGGCATACCGTATTCTCTGTAAAAAACTTATGCTCTTGAGTAATTGTAGATACTTTTTGTGAGAGTTTGCCCTTAAGATTATTCAATTTTAATAATTTATCTCCAGCACCAATCAATTCTTCTTGCAATTTAGTTTTGTCAACAAGTGAAGATTCTACGGTAGAAATATGAGTCATATAATCACCAATTTCAGAATCTAAACTGGCAATCTTTTCTTTGTTGGAGTTTATATTGGCATTACCACGATTCTCAAGTTCTTCGATGAAACTTTGTTGCATTTTCATCTTGTCCTTAAGAGTTTCTTTCTTAAGTTCAAGAGATTTAATCTGGTCCTTCTTTTCGCGAATTTTATCTTTAATGAGAGAGTTCATCGCAGAAAAAATACGAATATCTAGAAGGTCTTCAATTACTTCACGACGATGTGATGTTGCCAATTGCATAAAAGGCACAAAAGTGCTGCTACCCAAAATTACAATTTGAGTGAAACTCCGGTAATTTAATTTAAGAATATTTTCTTCTAGAATTCTTTGATTTGCACGGTCATCCGCTTCCTTATGAAGAGAAACGCCATTCACTTCAATATCAAAAATATTTGGTTTGATTCCACGACGAACCAAATAATCACGATTATTAATTGAAAACTCAATTTCAACTAAACAATCCTTTTCATTGGTTGTATTAACCAGTTGAGGTTTATTAATCCGTCGAAATGGTTTATTAAAAAGAACAAATGTAAGTGCGTCCAACACAGTGGATTTGCCTGCACCATTCGTTCCAACAATTAAATTTGTATTGTTTTTCTCAAAGTCAATTTCTGAAAACTGATTGCCAGTTGAAAGAAAATTGCGCCATCTAATCTTGTGAAATACTAACATTTTTGGGGGGGATTACAATATCGTCAGGAGTGACTACGGCATACTTGTAATTATAGCGTTTGCAGGTCATTATGGCAAGGTCGTCATCAACCTCTACAACATCCATTACAGTCTTTTCTTGGTCTTCTAACATCATTGCATAACGAGTAGCATCGTCCTCTTCCTCAAAGAGAAATAAGACTTTTTCACCATATCGATTTTGAACCGCATATGCTCCGTCGTCTTTTCTGTTTTTGAGTGTAAGAAGAAACATTATTCTACTTCGCAAGCTTGCTGATAAAGATCTTGAAAAATACCTTTAATAATAGTCTTATCGAACTCAAACTCCGATTCTTCAATGTAACGATTTAGAATTGTCAGAGTATTTTCATCTTCACTGATTTCAAACTCTTCATTCTCTTGAATCTCAAAGTTTTCAATAATCTTAAGTTCTTGAATACCGACTGTATAAAGTTTATCAATAAACTTCTCAAAATCTTTTGGTTTAGATTTTTTACGAACAATTACTTTCACAATTTTATTCATATACTCTGTAGCATCAAACATTTGATATGGAGTATCCTCATAATAAATGTTATAGAATAATTTATAAGGATTATTGATTGGAGTATGCTCTAGAGTTTCTGTATCAAAAATGTGAAACCCGCGAGTGTCATTCACATCATTCCAATACATCTCATAAGTATTACCCAGATAAAAGATTTTTCCATTGTCAGAGCGAGTATGGTAATGTCCAGAAAATACTTTCTGAAACTTATCAAAAATCTTTGGATCAGTTCCATGGTCTTCCATTACAAGATTTCGATTCACACTAAAACCTTGAAGTTCCAAATGACCCATCGCAATCTTTGCTTTGGACTTTTTGATTTGCATTAGTGTCTCATCATAGTTTTCACTACAAATCCAAGGCACCATCATAATGTCTAAACCACCAACTTTTACTGTCTGTGGCGAACTATAGGTTTTAATATTGGAGTAATCCTTAAGTAGTAATTCCGGAGCATTAATTTCTGTGGAATTACGAAGGAATATATCATGATTACCCACAATCATATGAGTTTCATATTTTGAAAGTGGGTCTAGCACCACTCTACGAGTCCAATCAAGTCCCCAAAAATCAATACTCTTACGATTATCAAAAGCATCGCCCATATGAATCACTGTTGTAATTCCTTCTTTTTCTAAAGTAGGAAAAAACACATTCCTATAAAAGAGTTCAAAATAATCATGAAGATATCTGGACGATTTTCTTGCCGACCAGTGAGTGTCCGTTAAAACTGCGATACGAGTCATCGATTGCTACGATACTGGATGTTGTCTTTCATACTATTATAGTCGGAATTGTTCCCAGAAAGCAAGTTGTCATCAATCATCATAACCTCATCATAACCAGTGCGTTCGATAATTTTGGTTTTGATTTCTAATTGTTTCTTTTCTTTTTGAATTCTTCTCAAAAAAGCATAGTGAATGATTTGAGTAAAATATGCGAAAGGATTTTGAGATTTTTCTGGATTAAAATTATGAATATATTGAACACAATTTTCTATGCCATCAGAAATCATATCATCCCGAAACATATAATTCACAAAATTTGGTTTGTATGAGAGGTGTGTTGCAATCTTAAGAAAACACTCTCCCAAATAATTAGAGATACGGGGTTTGGGAAGACCTTGTTCCTTTGCTGCAGCAACCTTTGTCCTATAAACAATCAATGCTTCAAGTAACTCTTTGTTATTCACATAATGTTCTGATTTCTTTTTTGGCATAATTTAAAACCATTTCCGTTTCGGTATAAGTTGAATTAATTATACCACATAAAGCAAGGGCTTGACAAGTATCAAAAATGTGTGTAGACTAGGTTTGTCTCCATTGAAGATAAGTTTTAGCTTTCTTTATTATCTTTAAGGTCTTTGAGAAAAATATCTTCGAGTGACTTACGAGAATCCTCTACTGACCCCAGATATCCCATTTTATCTGATATTGAAACTTTACCGTTAGATTCAATTTCAATATCACTATCATCTTCAAGATATCGATGATAAAAATCAATCGTAGATTGATTTTTGATTTCAGTCATTGTAACGACTTTATCAAACTTAATCAAAAATAAATCATCATCTGGTATTTCCATCCAAGGTTTTATCTTCATATAAGTGCCATCATTATTTGTGAAGACTTTCATAATCACAGGGTTTTGAAGAATAACGATAGGATCTCCATCATTCTCATCAACGGAAATGAGAGAGAAGATTTCTTCACCAGTGATTAATTTGATTGCTGCGTAAAACTCTTCTCCCATCAGTTTTTAAAAGGTATATTTACAATATCGTAATTGAAGTTTTCTTCATTATAAATTTTAATACGTTCAATAAGATGATTTAAAGTATAATTTTTTCTAGACTTGTAACTAATATCGTCAGCAATATCGTATAAAGTTGCTTTTGTTTTATTGTTTCCTTTTCTTAAGACTCTTCCGATTGATTGGAGGTTTCTGATTCTTGATTTACTAGGGGAAGCAAAGATAACATTATGTAGATTTCTGATGTTAACACCAGTAGAAAAAGTCCCGTAAGAAGCAACGATGATTGCATTATTTTCCTTTTCAGTAATTTCTCTTACCTTTTCACGATTTTCAGTATCCACTCCACCATGAACGAAAAATACATGACGATTGTCAGTGGTGCTATTATTTATGAGATCGTATAAAGGTTGCCCATGACCTTCTACTCTGGAAAAAAGTATCAAAGTATTTCCCTTAAGGTCAAGGGCAAGGTTTTTGATAAACTTATTTCTCTTTTCGTGATTGATAATATACTGAACTTCTTCTTCGAAGTTTTCAAATTTATTTGGTGAATGTTTCAAGAGAAGAATATTAATATCAAGTGTTGCTACATGACCCTTCTTCATTAATTCATCTGTTTTGATGATTTTATATGAAGGACCAAAGAGTCCTTCTAATACCCACTTATGAGTTTGTGAACCATCAAGTGTGCCCGTAAATCCAAAACGATATTTTGCATCGAAAAGTTTTGTCATTATAGATACTAATGACTTGGATTTAAAATTATGTGCTTCATCACCAACTACCACATTAAATCTTGAAAAATATTGTTTGGGTAGTTTGTAAATTGATTGCCAAGTTGTAATAATTACTTGAGAGTCTGTCTCTCTTTCCTTTCCGGCGTAGATTTTGTGGCAAAATGACCCCACATCCCATCCATAATCTGCAAAATCTTTATACATCTGCTCTACAAGGGATGTCGTTGGAACGACTATCAGAATATTTTGTTCTTTCTCAACGTAATATCTCACAATCGAATATATCATCAACGACTTTCCAGAAGCAGTTGGAGATATCAGCAATTTTCGATTATGTCTTAAAGCGTCGTATACTCCCTCAACTTGATAATCGCGGGGAGCATACTTGCAAATAGAAGTCATATAATCCTTTACACCTTCTTTCGAAATCATCTCATTGACTTCAAAAGGAAGACCATAATACTTATTATCTCTAAACTCATAAGTATAACTGTGCTGCTCACAAAATCTTATAAGTTTATCTAATAGACCTACGTAAATTTCTTGAGTATTGATATTAAACAGATAGATATGACCATCCCACCACTTATTCTTATAAGCGGGCGCAAACTTTGCATTTGGCACTTCAAACTGAAATGCATCTTTTAATTCATAATAGATATGAGGTTCTGCTTCTACATGCAGATAAACCTCATTCTTTTTTGAAATAATCAAATTTGACATTCATAACATATCAGTTATGAATATTTATTTGGTTAGTTAAACCCCGATTGGAATCGATGCCATTCGATGCTATTCTTGATTTGATACGTGCGATTAGAAACTGTTTTAATAATCTCTTCCAAGAACTTTAACATAATGTCATAGTATCTGATTTTAAGTTCTACTTTATTCAGTCTCTCATCAGCGTCCATATGCCTCTGTAACGCTTCTTTGTCTCTAACTTTATACGGAAATGGTTCTTCTATATAAACCTCTGCAGGTGCCTTTCCCGTGTAATAGTTGTATCGTTCAAGTTTAACTCTATTAAAAGTTTCTCTTGCTTTCTCGCGAAGGAGAGTAATTGTATTGTAGATGGTATAATATTTGGAATGGAGTTGGGGAATTTTTAAAGATTCATCGTGCAAATTATCAGGATCAATGACAGCATCTCTCTGCCACATTTCCTGAATTTCATCAAGTGTCATAGAGGTTGTCCAGTTTCGCTCAAGATATTGTAGATAGTATACTTGAAAGATACCTCTGCTGTAAAGTACTGGATGTCGGTTTGTGTGGAGTCAAATTCCAACGATGTCAAAGAGACTGGAAATAAATCTTTAAATTTTACGATTGAGTTTGTATTATAATTGCTATCTAAAATATAGAGACTTCCATCACTAAATGCTCTTTTAGAATCTTGCAATCCATCATCACTTGTAATTAATTCTTTATATTGCCCTGTGGTTTCCGGAAATCCCAATCCAGTTAACCAATTGTGGACAACCATATAATTCATCATATCTTCATCGACTAAAAACCTTAAAGATAAGTCGCCGTATTGAAGTTTACCACCTGGAACATCAATATCTTTAAGATATGATGGTTGCTGAACTAATGAAAGTGTAATTTCTGGTATTCTTGCCGAATTGCAAAAGAAACTTACCTTTGGTTCTTTTGCAAGAGTAAAATTAAAACCAACTGGTGAAAGAAAGTTTCGGTTTTGTATCTGATTTTGATAAGCAGACGCCATAATGTTTTATTGATATTTAGATAAAAAAAGAGGGTCCCGAAGGACCCTCTTGGAAGAGTTGTGAAATGAATCACATAAGGTTAGCAACCTTAACTCTTCTGTAGTAGGTGTTTGCATTGGTGGTAAGAGCACCAGCGCCAGCGGCGAGACCCTCTGCGAATGGGTTTGCAACCATTCCGTAACGGGTCTTAAAGCCGATTTTAGGCTGGAAGGTATTCTCGCCAACTGCACGAACCATCTGGAGAGGAACGTATGGGCAATAGAAGAGACCAGCGTCATATGGGCTAGAACCCTTATAACCGACAACGTAGAACTGGTTAGCAGAAACGTTTGCCGAATATGGGTCAATGTAGACGCGATACTTACCTTGAAGAACTCCAGCAAAAGTATTGCCGGTGTCATCAACGTTGAGGTTTGCGTTGAGTGCAGGGGTGTAATCGAGAACACCTGCCATTGCAAGTGCTGAAGCAACGTCAGCGGAGCAAAGGATGGTGTTACCCTTTCCTCTACGAGTTTGCTGTGCGATTGCGTTAGCATCACGCTCGATCTGGAAGATCAGACCCTTGAACTTCTCAACCGACCAACGACCGTTTGAGTCAACGTCAAGGTCAAAAGTACCAGCAGTAGCGGTATTGACTTGAGCACCAGGCTTTGCAATCTTGTAGATGGTTCTGATAACTTCGCGGTTGATTTCAGCAAGAATCTCAGTTGAGAGAATGTTTGCTAATTCCGCTTCAGCATTCAGACCGTGGATTGCCTTAAGGTCTTGAGCAAGCTCAAGTGAGTACTCAGCTTTCAGAGCGCGTGACTTTGCAGTTACGGTGACTTTCTCGATTGAGAATGCCATCTGGTTGAACTGATCAGATTCGCCAAGCGATTCTGCATAATCAGTTCTCATTCCCTGACCAACGTTATATTGGTTGGCACCAACACCAGCATTTGCCTGTTGGGCAGTTGATGAATTGGTTGGATCGAGAAGTGAAGGGTTGCGATTGGTATCCTGGGCAGTAGTACCCATACCAACGGTGCCGTCAGACCATCCGAGGGTATTGTTGAATCCGCTGTCCTGACCAGAGAATGCTGAATCGACTTCGTTGTAGAAAGTCTCATTACCAGTCTGGCTGGTATAACGTGAGCGCATTGCGAAGATAAGTCCAGTAGGACCATTCATTGGTTGAACGCCACAGAGATCGTAAGCGATCAGGTTAGGCATTGAACGTCTGATGAGTGAAATCAGAACTGGGTCAAAACCTTGCATGGCGCCAGTTGTTGCGCCACCCAAGCCAGGATTTGTGCCAGAAGCAGTGCTATTGGTTGGTGCTTCGTAAAGAAACTCACGCTCTTCGCGAATTGTTCTTTCTTGATTTTCGAGCAGGATTGCGGTTACAGCTCTACGATGTGAATCTTTGATAGGATCAAGACCTTCGTAGTCTAACAGTGGGGACCACTTCTCCTGCAATTGCTCCGTATTGAACATTTGCATTTGTTTTTACCTCTTAAAGTTTTAGTTTGATTGTTTATTATTTAAAAATCACTTTTTAGAAACTCTTTGAAGAGTCTGAAGATATGCACTCATAGTACCACTTACTGATTGGATATTCATATCAGTTTCTTCAGACAAGTTTTCACTAGTGTTTCTCTGAGTACCAGCATTAGATGGGAAATATGATTCCCTTAAAGTTACCAGTTTCTCACGATAGTTGTCTTCACTATCAAACTCAACATTTTCGGCAAGAGAAGCGAGTTTGTCCTTCTGAGAAAGTGCAAGACCCTCAGCGACATCTGCAAAGATTACATCAGCAACCGACTCTGCTAATCTTCTATTAAGAGCAATATTTCTTTCAATTTGCTCGTTGAGTTTTCCTTCCATTTCATCAAGTTTATCTACCATGCTCTCGATGACATCATATCTATCTTCAGGGATTGTTACATAATGATCTTCAAAAAGACTCTTCATTCCTTGAATGAATGATTCAGTCATTTCGGTCTTAAGACCGTGCTCAACTGCGAGTGCATTTTCTTGAATCCACTCGTCAGCAACATATTCAAGGTAAGCATCAACACGGTCAGTAAGACCTTCTTTGATTGCTTCGATTTCTTCTACGAGTGCTTGCTCATAGGAAACTTGAAGCGATTCTTTAATTTCATCAACTTTAGTCTTAATTGCTGCCTCAAAGATGATTCTTGCCTTCTCTTGGAATTCCTCAGAAAGATCCTCACCAGCAAGGAGAGCATTGACATCTTCTTCAATGTCAAACTCCTCTTTCATTTCTTCTTCCTCTTCGTCTTCGTCTTCTTCTTCATCTTCTTCTTTAGTTTTCTTAGAGGATTTTTTCTTACCGCCTTCCTCTTCCTCTTCTTCTTTAGCAGCCTCAGCGACTACTTCCTCTTCATCAACTTCGTCTTCATCGACAAGATCCTCATCCTCTTCCGTCTCTTCCTTCATACCTTGTCCAGGTGCAGCAACAGATGTTGCTGAGGAATGAGGTGCTTCTGCAGCAGCAGCCTTAGCATTTACTACATTCTTTACCTGAGCAAGTGTTTTGCCGGGAGTATTGAGTTTTGCTGAATCGTCATCTGAGCGATAATTTTCGGGAGTAGGACCACCTAAGTCTTCCCAACTTCCAGTTTGGCCAGGAGTTACTGCATCAATATTGTGCATTGGTTCGGCAGGTGCAGCCCCTTTGGTTACTACGTTTTCCATTTCTTGTAAATTTCTACCAACGGACATTTTGTTTGATTGTGTTATAATCTATATTTATTTATAATTTAAAGATTTGAAAGAAATTCGTTAAACAGGTTTAACTTATGTTCTTCCAATACTCTTTGATCAACTAAAGTATTAATTCTGCGGTTTGTTTTTTCAACTAGTTGTTCTGTAAGCTCACCATTAACAAAAACCCACTCTTTACCTTCCATAATTCCCTGAACAAAAGCATCAGGTGCAGAAGGATCGGCAACGATATCAGCCGCAGTTGCAAGCATAAAATCTTCGCCAACAATTTTATGACCCTCATTGGTCATCTTTAATGAACCAACACCACGAGAAGAAACACCGAGACAAACACCTTCACCAATAAGAGATTTTGCAATCTTACCCATTGGAGTTTCTAGGAGTTGTGCTTTACCAATAAAATTGCTTCCCTTTTGTTCAAGAGAAATAATTTTATGAGAAACTCGATCAAGGTTGACAGTTGGACCATCGGGGTGACCAAGTTCTCCAAGAGCACGACCTTTACAAATAAATGCTTCATTATAACGATTAACCTCTTTCATCAAAGTTTGCATGGGATACATTCTCCCATTGCGATTACAAATGTCTCCTTGAAGGAAAATACCTTCAATAAACATTTTTTTATTGGCACCTTTACCTTCGGTGATAAATTCTACTTTTTGAATTTCTTCTGTGATGAGTTTCATGGTTTTATTCGGAAACTAATTGAACTACTTCTGTGATGGTTACATTTGTGGCATTATCAACAGCAAGAGCTGAAACTTTTACGCTTCTGGACAAAGTAGATCCAGTTGCAGTAATTACTCCAACAATTGATGATGTATTTGCTGCAATAGTAACTGTTGAATCAGTTGTAGCAGTTACTAGTCTATGGACTGTATTGATTCCTGTAGGTTGTGCATTTTCAATTGTCACATAATCACCAATTAAAAATGGATTTCCCGCATTATTATCAAAAGTAAGTACAGTTGATGTTCCCGTAGTAATACCTACTATTTGTTGCTTTGCAAGTCTTTCCTTCAAAACTTCATTTCCAAAAGGAGAAATCAGGAAAGAATTAACAGTAGCTACGGGATCTCCACCAGTTTCTACATATACTGCTGTTGATGCGCAAGCAACACGAATATATCCGCTTTTAAGTGCAATTGGATTGCTAGTAGCGGCTACAGAAACTGTAGGGGAAATTCTATTTACATTTTGGACAATTTTTATTGCCATTATTCGTTATCTCCAGTAGAATCATCTTCACCAAACATCACTGCAGCAACTTCTGGGCGAGCATTATCTACTCTATCAGCGGCTTTTGCATACAATAATTGTTTAATTCTGTCTGAAACATCTGTTGCAGATCCATCAGACGCAATCAAATCGATAAGTTCTTCCATAAATTTATTTTATTACTATAGGACTATTTATATTTTGCCACCTTTCGGTTCTTGAAATTCAACTTGCGAAACATCTACTGTTGGTTCTACGGGGACTTCTCCACCAGCACCTTGCTCAATCGCTTGACCAGCACCTTCCTCACCAGCTGGTGGTAATGGATTTCCCATCTCATCGACCGGTGCATTTGGATCTGGAAGAATACCTTTTTCAATTTCATCATCAATTTGTAAATCAAGTTCAATAATTTCAGAGTCCGTTTGGCGAAGAATTTTCTTACGCACATACTCTGTCGAATAGTATTTTCCGATATAAGGTTCTACCGTAGTTAAAAGTGTCAAACGATTTGTGAGAAGTTCTGCCTCTTTCAATTCAGAAAAATGATTATCATAAAGGAAGTCATATTGGATATGATCTTCCATCTTTTCCCAATCTTCTGGAGAAACTATGTTCTTCAAAAGAAGTTGAGTACGAAGCATATCGTTGAACATTTGAGCAAATCTTTTTCTCAAACGACCGACAAATTTGGAAAACTTTAATTCATCTCTTAAAATTTCAGAAGAACGACCCATATTAAATCCTTCCCCACCTCCAGCAATTCTAGTTTCTGGTACATTCAAAGATCTATAAAGTTTCTTTTGGAAATATTCAATATCGGATAATTCTCCAAGATTTTGACCACCGGGAAGAGTAGTAATTTCAGTTCCTCTACCACCTTCACGGCGAGGAAGCCAGAAATCTTCAAGCATACTCATAAACTTGCGATCATCGCGAACTTCCCCAGTATTCGCATCATAAACCAATTTGTTTCTATAACGAGACATAACCTCTTTGAGGTATTGCTCTGCTTTTACTTTTGGGAGATTACCAACATCGATGTAAAAAATACGACGCTCTGGTGCCCTTGACAATCTATAAATGACAAGAGAATCCTCAATCATTCGCAGTTGATTGAGTGCCTTAATTGCTTTATGGAGATATGAAAGAACAGTTCCTTTATTTCTATCAACTAAACCCGAAGTGCAATATGTGATAGAATCTTTGGCAATTTTAAGAGAACCTTTAGAAGCACCACTTAAATTGCCCATTGGGTAATTTGGAGTTGGAGAGTAGATAAAGTATTCTTCCATTTCGGAATACATTGTATCTAAATTATTTGCCGAATTTCCATTATAACTTAATCTATCTACAATGTCTGATCCATTTTTTCCTTTTGTCCTTTTTTCTTGGCGGACGTGTTTCATCTTCATCGGATCTATATACCTCAATTCTTGAATGCCATCTTGAGGTTTTTTCATATCAATGACTTTTAGATAATATAATCTTCCGTCTACATACCAGTTTCTAAAAATTTCGTGCGATTTTCTGTCAAAATCCATCATTTCTTTGATGGATTTAAACTCTTTTCTAATTATATCTTTTAATTTATCACTTGCACTTAAATTTGTTAATTCAATCTCAACTGGAGAGTCATAAAGATCGCTTACAATTGCTTCATTTACAATATCCTCAATAGCACTATCACATTCTGGGTGCAGCGCCATTTCTCTATAACGACGCATTAAATCAAATTCAGTCCTATATACACCTTCAATGTCGACATACTGACCATAAAATCCAGATTGAATATAATAATCAACCCCGTCCTCATCAGTTTGAGGTACGGGGGAAACTATTGATTTGGATTTTTTTTCATTATCCTCAATCGAAAAACCAAAAAGTTTCGCCATTTTATAAGTTAAACGTTATATGATACTCTATTTAGTTAATATCTTCACCGCCTGCTGCAGGTGAAGATCCTTTAATTGCTTCCCACCAATGTACTTGCATTTCAACAGTAAACTCTTGAATTGCTTCAGTCTCGTATGCCAGGTTAATTGCACTTACGCTGGTTGGGAATAAATCATAGAAGTGATAAGCTCTCAAGATGCTTCCATCACGATTAAGTTGATAGACAAATGCATCTGCTTGATAAAGAGCTGGATCTGTAGTGCCAGTTGCATCAGAAAGACGATTCATATAGTTGGTCCACTTTTCGAATGCGGAACGAATTGCAAAGTCAGTATCGTTAATAACTGTAATCGTCCAGCTTTCGAATGTGCGATCCCCAGCAAGTCTTAAAGTTCTTCCTCTAAATGCTACTTCAACGGGAGTGACATTTGATGCAGGAAGATTTGCTGCTTTGACAAGAAATCTACTCTTGTCTAGTGTATTTGAATCAATGCCAAGTGCTGCTGGGAAAGCAAGCTCAACTTCGAAGAGGTTACTTCTGGTGCCACCACCCGACAGCTTACTCTTGAAGTCTGTAATTTTTCTTAATGGAATTGTGTTAAGTTGGGTTCTGGTTGCCATTTTTTGTTAAACCTCTAGATTAAAAGTTTCCGATTACTTCTTCAAAATTAACACCAGTTTTGGTGGCAATAAAGTTGAGTCCAATGAAGTTGATGGACCTTGCTGGTTTGATGTAAATATCGGCAATAAACTCATTATTATCTATCACAGCAGCAGTGTTATTTGTCTCATCACAAATAACAACATAATCAAAGATTCCTCTCTTGGCTTGGACATCGCGCAAGAATGGTTCGATTGTATTTACAAAGTTTGTTCTGGTGATCTCATCATTGAATTCAAAGAGAGCATCCTTTGCTGCTTGAGAAATTGCATCCTCAAGATAGATAAACAGGCGGCGAACATTGATTCTATCAAATGCCGATGCTTTAGCAAAACCAGTTTTATCACCAAATAGGATAATTCCGGCACCTGGTGAGAATATTACTGGATTAATTCTATTCGAATAAAGTTTATCTCTTTGAGTTTTTGATGGATTGTATGCAAGTTTAACTGCATTTAGAATTGCACCTCTAGAAGTTCCGGCAGGTGAATACCAAGCAAAGTTGTTAATATCATTACGAGCACATAAACCAGCAATGTCACCATTTAGAGGCACATATCTAAATGTATTTGAAAACCTATCATACATATACTTATATCCACTATCAAAGATTGCATAAGTGGATGATGTTACAGGTGAATAAAATTCAACTACATTGGTGGTAATATCTGCAGCAGATTTTACTGTTACTTCAGTTTGTACTGAAGTATCTGATAGTGCTGCACCTCTATATGGTGAAATGAATGCAATTGCATCTTTTCTTAATTCTGCAACGGAAATCAATTTGTTTGCAAGCGCTCGTGCATTGTTAATATCATATGCCGCAGATCCCATCAGAAGAAAATCTACTTTAAAGTTTTCTGTATTTTCAAATAAATCATATCCGTCAGACAACTCTCCAAGAGTTGCCGTTAAAGCACCGGTTGAACCAATTCCTGCCTGCCCATTATAATCCTTACCACCATCTAAGGTATTTGTAGATGCTCCAGCAGCAGCAAAGGTAATTCCCTCTGCTTCCTGATCCCAAGCAACATCCGACTCTAAAGTAAATCCGCTACTATATCCTGTAGTAACAATTCCAGTAGGAGCTCCTAGACCGAAGATATACTGTGAATTATTTTCAAGGTACTTTCTCCAATAAGATGGATTACCAACAGAAAACTGAGCATCTTTTGCTTTAGAAATACTCAAATGCTTTTCAAGAATTGTTCCAGCATTTCCGGTCACTGTACCTAAAGAATCAATCACAACTACATGCACTTCGTCAAATCTTGAATCTCTTGCTGCAGCATATGCAGAAGTTCCTGGTCTTGGAGCAATATTGTTCCAATAAATTGAAGATGTGCAAGTTGTGGAAGTTCCTGCTAAGCATATTGTTTGTTGGTCAAACCAATCTAGTCTTCCAGTGTATGCAGTTGTTCCTGCCGCAACTGTTTGCCCATTTGTGTGAATCGCAACACTTCCACTTGAAGAAAAAGCATACACTCCAGATGGTTGATAATCTCGCTGAGTTTCGGTGTTTGCCGCAGAGACGTGTGAAAGTACTTTTACTGAAATTTGTGAATTTCCAATTTCGGTGATAATCCCTTTTAAATATCCATCAAGTACTGAAGTTGTTCCAGCACCTGGATCAATTCTGCCTACTACCGATTGAGTAATACCATATCCAACTGCAATATTTGGAAATCCTGTAGTAGTAATTCCAACTAAAATTTGATCTGCTTCAGAATCGATGATAGCGACTTTAATACCATTTGACCAAGATCCTGGATTTCTGGCAGCAACTACAACACCGGCAAGAGTATTTTCGTCATATCCCAATTCATTATAATGATCCAAACTATCAATTTTAACACTTGACGCAGTTCCTACAAATCCATTTCTCAAATCAATATCATTTGCTCTCACAACTCTGAGAGATCCGCCATATGATAAGTATGAAGATGCTGATAACCAATGCTCATAATGTTTATCTGTTGAGTATGGCTCTCCAAAATTGGTAAGTAAATCATTCTCATTTTCAACTAAAGTTGGTGAATCTACCGGACCCTTTGCAAAGGGGGCAACAATCGCACCAACTTTATCTGATGAGGGTGTAACTCTCCCCTGCGTTAAATCAAATTCTCTTACTACAATACCAGGAGATGCTAAATTAAGCGGCATCTTTATTCTCCGTATTACCAGAATATTCTAAAAGTATTTATAATTTCCTGCTTCTTAAAGTCACCTATAATCCCACATATAAGATCTGTCTCCATATTCATCCACATTCCAGACTTCCATAGATTCTAGAGGGGCATTATTTGCTCCTACTAACCACCTGTCCCCAGTTTCTTGCTCTACAAATACATCCATATCCTCCAATCCATCAGAAATAAATCCAAAAGGAGACATATCTTGCTCTATTTGATTTTTTTGCTCTTCATATATTCTCTTACGAACATCATTATCCGTCATTTCTTTAAAATAATCTTGAGCAACCAACCAAGAAAAAATAACTAGACACATCGCAAGGTCATCGTTACAACCTTCTTCTGCCTCAAAGGAGTTGTGTTTTTGAGAAAATGTTGTAAGTTCGCTAATAATATCATAATCTACTGTTAGAAGTTTATCATCTTCAAGTAGAGTCTTGAGGTTGGAGCATCCTAATTTTTTAACAGCAGCAGTCATTCTCACACCAAGTTGTGATTTCTTTCCACTAAAACCAGAACCAACAATCTGACCTGCACGACCTCTCATTGCACACATCAAAACATTATCATATTCAAGATCAAAGTGTAAGATACTTGCAACTTGATCTCCAATATCATTGACCTCAATCAGTAACCAAGCATCATTGTATCCTTTTGCCACTTCGTGAATAATGCTGGGAAACAGCATTGGTTTAATTTCATTGTTTTTATATTTTCCTACAATTTTATACGGGAAATTAGTAATATCAAAAACAACAAATGCTGAATAATCATTACCTAATCCACGAGCAACATCAACGGTAATTAAATAATTATGCTCTTCTTTTGGATGCTCATAAATGTCTAAACCAGCATTTCTCTTGATAGGGTCATCATATGCAAGATTGCGAAGTTTTGTTGCGTTAATAAGAGTATTGACCGAACCTAAAAATTCGCAATTGTGTGATATTATATTATTTGAATAATATAGATTATCCTCACCAACATCAAGTAAGTCATAAAGATATATTCCTTCCTCTACTATTTCATTATATACTACTTTTTTTCCCTGCAATAAATCATCAACCCTAATTGTTGACGCTTTAATTTTTTCTTTTCCGAAAGAATGATTATCGGAGCACTTTATTTCCGACCCATCATCAAATATTATCCAATGATAGAAAGGTTTATAAACTTTTTGAATTCCTGAAAAAGATTTAAATCCATAAGGAGTTTTTACTTCAATATTTTTATTAAGTTTAAACATTTTTCCAACACTCGTTTAAAACAATCCTTTTTAATCCTTGAGGTGTTAAATTATATTTTTTGGCGTATTCTTTACAAAATGCCTGAACATATGACATTTTTTTACCATTTTTCATAATCATTCCAACATTTTGTAAATTTGGTTTTTCATTATATAGTTTTCTTATTGCTCTTATCTCATCATCATTAATTTTTCTACTAAAAACTCTACCTTTTCTAGAGTTACTCATTTTCTCTACAGTTTCTTCCGAAAAACAATTTTGCATACCTTTATTCCAAGGAATATTACCTTTCTTAACCCCTCCAATTCCTTTTCTTTCATAATTATCAAAACCTTCCCCACCAGTAGACTTGTTCCATCCATTTTTGAAAGTATCAAATTTTTCTATATAAAAAATTTCTTTTTCTTTTGCTTTTTCTGCAACATCTATTTGTTCACTTATTTCAAAAGTATGTGGTGGTTTATTTCTTTTATGTTCTCTTTTTCTAGAATCTAAATTTTGGGTTTGTCCAACGTATTTAACTTTACCGTCAGAATTTTTAAGAAAGTAAATATAATACATTTTTATTATTATTTATAATCCAAAAAACTCACAATCGTTTATATAAGTCTTTCATAGAAATTTTTTGAGTATTTCCATCACTATCTTGAATTTCAACTAAAGTATCCCCACTTAAACATTCAAACTCAACCTTAAACTGCTGCTCACTCGTGTTTGCAATCGTCTGTGCCTTCCACGCTTCGTCTCTACCGGGCACTTCAGACCAATGAACATCTGTAGGAACATATTCATTTTTGCCCCTTTCAGCGTCGTGCCACATACGGTAGAAGTGATTCATACCGCGAGGAGTGGAAACAATAATTACCTTTGTGCTTTGACCAGAAGAAATAGTAGGATAAACAGACGCAAAGAAGTCGTCAGCAATGTGATTTGGAATAAACGCAAATTCGTCCAAAAAGATGACATTATATGACCCTCCTCGAACAGCAGATGAAGAAGTAGAGTTTGATGAAATTTTTGATCCATTTTCTAACTCTAGAGAACCTTTGTTCCAAGATATAATACCCTGTTGCATCCACTTGGGCAAATTCTCATAAGCAAGTTGCAATCTTCCGAGAAGGTCTCTGGCAGTGGATGCTTTGTTTGCTAGAATTGCTATATTCACATTATCGTTAAATACCGCATAATGTAATAAGTATGAGACGCAAGTTGTAGATTTACCCGTCTGGCGGGGCATCTTGCAGATATTAAATCTATTCTCGTGGAAGTTCTTTACAAGTTTCTCCTGAAACGGATACATCTTAAATGGAACAAGACCGTGGTCCAAAGAAACAATCTTAATATAATTCTTTGCAAAATATACAGGGTCTTCCTTACACTTTAAGAACTCAATAATTTGTTCTTCAGTGAATTGAATTTGTGTATTCGCTTTTTTTAGGTTGGGATTACCAAGATAAATGTTATCACTCATGACTTTTAATCAAACCCCACCATATGCAAATATCCAAACACCACCAACAGCAGTTGAAGTTGAGAATAGTTCAATCATCATACTTGCTTGAGCAGCACCACCACCTCCAAGTTGATAAACATTACTACCATTACTACACTGACTTGCAGTTACTCCAGTAAATGTAAAAGTATTTGCACCAGTATGAGGAGTAATAAAAATCCTAATTCCTCTATTTGCTGTAAAATTAGTTAGTGTAACTGTTCTATTTCCATTAGCACTTGGTTGCCAGAATATTACATCAGGACCAGTAAAATCTACTGTAAGTGTGCTTGCCTGTGTAGTAGAAGTAGAGATGAAATATGATGGTATTGCATTAACTGTAACTTGCCCTGTGGAATTGGAAATAGTAACACCAGTACCAGCAACAATAGAAGTTACAATACCAGTTAGATTTGTTCCAGAACCACTATAAGAAGTTGCAGTAACTACACCAGAGAATGTTCCACCATCAGTACATACAAGTTTTGTCGTAGTTACAACTCCAACACTCATTCCAAGTGATGAAGTATTTCCATAACCTAATACTGAATTTAGGTTTTGTGCTCCTGTAATTGTAACAATACCAATTCCATTCACAGGTGCAATTGTAATTCCACTTCCAGCAATGATTTGATTAACAATCGTTGGTTTGTTGAGAATAGATGCAACACCAACTGTTGAAGTCCAATCACTATTGACTTGAGCAGTTCCATTAATCGTAACTCTTCCTGTTGAACCTGATACTGTAATTCCACCAGTACCAGCAACAATAGAAGTTACAATACCAGTTAGATTTGCACCATTTCCAGTATAAGAAGTTGCGGATACAACTCCAACATTAATTCCAAGTGCCGAAGTATTTCCGTTAGTTAATACCGAATTGAGGTTCTGTGTTCCAGTTGCATTAATTGTGACTGTACCAATTCCATTCACAGGAGATAGTGATACACCAGTTCCTCCAATAATTTGATTAACAATATTTGGTTTGTTTAGAATTGCAGTAACACCAACAGTGGCATTCCAATCAGAATTAAGTTGTGTTCTTGGTCCTGGAATTTGGTCGTAATGAGTTCCATTGTGAATTAATAAGTCCCCATCTTGAAGTGATAAAGGTCCATTTCCAAAATTAGTTGTACCAACTCCAACTACTGTATATTGCCAACCTGCTTCTCCAGTTGCATCTGTGATTGGTGGAATATTGGTAACAACATTATATGCTCCTTTGTAGATAACAGCACCAGTAACAGTTGGAGGGGTCTCCCAAGACATTACATAATTACCAGCAACATTAGTAACCTTCAGGAACTTATCTGCAGTTCCTGCGGTTTGTGGTGGGAAATATGTTAATCTTGAATTATCATAGAAAGTAATACCAGTAGTGCTACCTGTGCCAGTAAATGATAACCCATTATTATTAATACTTGCAGATAATGTTTTAGTTGCTGTACCAAGAGGTGCAGTATAGAAATTTATTTGTGACCCATAAGCAGTATTTGTATAATTTTCCCTAGCAACAAACTCAATGGCAGTTGGAGCGGCAGTTTGAGGAATAGTAGTTGTACCCCAACCTACTGCAGTAATTCTAAACATACTATCTCCAGACTGCAGAGCAGTAGGAATTCCAGCAGTTCCTCTACCAGAACGACCTGTTAATTGTGCGTGAGCACCAACACCAAATCCATCAATCGTAACTCTTGCGGGAGCATCTTGATTGCTAGTGAGGTGTAATAATCCTCCAGAAAATAAAATTGGTTGATAATCACCGTTTGGAGAACCAATAATACTCACTCCACCAATATCTCCCGCAGGAATAGTTGGGGGATAATATTGAGTGCGTCCTGTGCGGTCTGTATAAAATGCTGTTCTATTTACAGCATTTTCAACTCTAACAGAACGATTGAAAATAACATCCGCAGTTGCACCAAGAGAACCAATATAAACATCACGAGTACTATCTTTAATCTGCAAGGTATTATCTCTCAATACCCATTCACCAACTTCTAAACCAGCACCACCTTTGATGTAGAAATTACCTGCTTTTGCTCCAAGTGCTTGGTCGTTTCCTAATGTTTCGTCCTGTACATAAATCGTTCCAGTTCCAAACCAGACTTCTTTAAATCTTCTGGATGGAGAACCCAAAGACCATTCATTAGTCGTGTATGGGAGAATGTCCGAGTGATTAACAATATTACCACCAGGACCTGCATTCAAAGTAATATCAACATTATTTCCAGTAAGTATTGACATCCCCGCATTGACGGTTGCACGAGCAAAAGTAATTATCTCATCTGTTATTGGAAGAGGTGCTCCTACTGGAAAATTAATATCAGTAATAATAACCTTATTATATGCACCAGTACCAATACCAATAATTTTACTTCCAACTGGAATTGCTGCACCAGCAATCACATCATCTATCTGAAGTGTTGGTGTGGGAACTGCTTGAAGTTCATAAACTGCATATGGAACACCAGTAATACCATAGGTTAAACCATAACTTCCAATACCTAAATTTGCATAATTTCCGTGTTCAAGAACTACATTTAGATTTTCATTACCAATGTTAGCAACAATTGAAGAAATACCAGAAATAACAGAACCAACTGGAATGTTTACTGCAGCAACACTAATTTCATTTGTGGTTGTATTTCCACGGTCGGTGACTGTATCCAAAGTATCTGCATCCAAATCACCAACTAATACAAATTCTGCTTTGTTTGTTGTTGAATTCCAGGACAGAACTTTACCATCATAAGCAGCAGAATTCGTTGCAAGTCCAACAACATCATCCAGGTATCTAAATTTTGTTTCACCACCACCACCTAATGTGGAGAGTTGTTGTTGGATGCGAGAAAGAAAGAGTTTATAATGCTTTTCTAAATCTTCAAGTGTTGCGAACTTTTGGTCTAATGGAGTTAATGTGTCTTTTTGAACTTTAACATCTGATGGTTCGGAAAGAAGTCCTAATGACCTTTCAATCAGTTCATTTTTTGGTTCTTCAAGTTCTTCTTGAAGTTCTTCTACTACCTCAACAATTTCCTCAATTACTTCTTCATTAATTGGTTCTATTTCATTAGAAGATAAGAAGTCCTCAAATACTTTGAGTGCTTTATGTCCTTTTTTATTTTTTATTTTACTCTTTGTTTTAAGAATAGAAACTTCTTCAAAAACAGAATCTAGTCCTAAGTCACCAACTAAAGATTCATATTCTTCCTTTTTTTGTTTCTTTTCTTGTGCTACTAATTTAAAAAGTTCTGACAGTTCATCCATACTAACAATTCCAATTTCTTAATGACCTATTTATTCTTGAATCTGGGTCTCTTGCAGTTTTTGCCGAAGTGAGTTTGTCCTTCATTCCTTTCATTCTACGGCAAAAGGACTTACGGCGTTTAGCCCTTTTGCCTGTAGGCTTTTTTTCGGTTACTGCGGTTTGTAACTTTGAACCTGGATTCTCACGACGATAAGCATTCACTGCTTTCTGACTTAATCCATCAGTTTTATCTTTACGATTGACTGATTGCCAATCTTCAGATAATCCAAAATCTAATCTCCAGTTTGAATATTCGTATGAATCTGCAAGTGGAAGTGATGGTCCGGAGAGTTTTCCTAAAGCAACCTTTTTTTCATTAGGATTGCTGGTTCCTGTAGCAAGATTTCTAATTTTTGCTTGTTTCTGTGCTGCTTTATGTCCCCCACCAATTTCAAAACTAATTTGCTCTTTTTGCATCTCACCACTATCAACATAATCTGCAGCAGCATCAAGATAATCTGCTGCTTTAGTAATTTTTGATTGAACCCACGCTTCAATATTACCCTCTCCTTTTACTTTCTTCTTGAGTCTCTTTGCGGCAGAAATAATGGTGGAAATTTCAGATCTTGCCATTGAATGCTCGTGGTCATATGACTCTGGAAAATTGCCAGGATGCACTGTAGCAATATTATATTTTAATTGATTGGTTGTTAATGCTGATGGGGTGGAAAACATATCCCAATATTTTGGTCCATATTTACACTCATTACGAGTCTCATCTTTTTTGCATTTGGGGCAATATCTAATCATTGTTTTCTCTTCCTTTACTGGCACACAATTTGGAACCATTTTCTTACCTTTCTTTTTCATACCCTCTTGCTTATACCCATCCCAACAATCTTCTGATTTTGTTCCCCACTTATCAGCACCAACTTTACGACATTTGACAAGTGCTCCAGATGCATATGCACTTGGCCAAACATCATATCTTGATTTTACTTTATTATAGCAAGCATCTTTTGTACCACTACCCTTGCCTTTTACATCTGATTCTTCGTTCATTTTCTTTGGTTTGTCTGTTGAAACATAAGTTGGTTTTGCAGCACCAGATTTTGCTTGCTGACCTGGATCTGCTGCTTTTTTTCTTCTTGCTGCAGAGCGTCTTTCTGCAGAAGTCATCGATGCTCTTTTTGTGGAAGAAACACATTTTGGAGTTCCTTCACCCGCTTCGTCACTTGCACAAGTTCCTCCAGTTACAACATTTACCCATCCAGGTTTTCCACCTTTTGATTTCGAACCCTTAAACCACTGATGTAAAGACTCTTCAGTAACATCCTTAAATTTTTTATGATGCTTTTTGGCATCTGCTTCCATCTTTTTCAAACGAGTATAATAATCTGGAATTTCATCTAAATGTTGAAGGGCAATTTCTTTAGCAAGTTCGTGATTTTTAGTATGCTCATGCTCAATAGGTTCGCCCATATCCAATTGCTTTTGAATGAAAGAAACATCCATACGATGCTTCTTCGCAATTTGCGCAACAGTTTTAAATGGTTTCAATTGCTCTTTCAATTTCTTTTTACGACCCTGACAATGAGCTCTTTGTGAAAATCCTTTTGGATTGTCGCAGTCAATAGATTTTTTATATTTGTCTGACCAACCCATTAGGAAATTAAAATTACTCTTTATTATTTAGAAAACCTTGCTTGAGTAATTTTGATAACTCTGAAGTTGATCCTACAAATACCGCATTGTTTGTCACATTATTGGTTGTCTTTACAGATTCATCTTCAACATCTTTAAGTTTTTTCTGTAAATCTATAAGCTTATCTGTCACATCTCCAACATTCTTAATTAACTGTCCAGCAACTTCATACGCTCTTGGACTTCCACCTTCACCAGCAAGTTCCATTATTCCATTAATTGCTTCTTGCCCCTTTTCAATTAAAGAATAAAGATTTGCTCGGGTATATTCATAATCTTTGTGGATATCATCTACCTTTAAGGGGGATATTTTTAATTCCTCCTTTACTTTTTCTACTTCAACAATATTACTTTCAATATTAAGAGCAGAATCTAAACTGTCAAATGTATTACTCATACTATGTTAAATATCCCTCTGTTGTGTTGGACTATAAGTTTTGGAGTCCTCAAAACTTTGCCAAGTTTCATTAAATCCAAAATCATCATCCGGTTGCGCATCAATTGGATCTGGAGTAAGTGTATATCTCATCTCCCTCTTTGCAGTTGCTACATCAGTTGAATTATAGTAATCAACCTGAACCTTACGAATAAGACCATCCGTAGAATCCGCGATAGGACCAAACAGATATGTTTTTACTGTAAAATTAAAAGTGTAAATTAATACTCTTCTTGTTGAAAAATCTCCTTCATAATCATCCGTAAATGATACATTATCTAGAACGATGGGAATATCTCTCTTTTCCCCAATTGAATCAATTAAATCTACGGTTAGATTGAATGATGGTTGGAAATAAGGTAGTATTTGCTCAACTACCTGCAAGGCATCATCCTGTAATTTTGTCATTACATTCAATTGAAATCCAATATTATATGGAACCGGCAAATAAACTTTCTTCAAATTTGTTCCATCAGAAGCTTTAAATGTTTGGGCAATATTTGCCTTCCTAGTTGCATCATATTGAATGGATGTCATCTCAAATGACATTCTGGGTAGTGTAATAGCAATTGGTTTATTTAATTCTGGTTGCTGCTGAATTCTGGCCAGAAATTTTTGAATAGGTCCATAAGCCAATGGAACTTTCATTTCACTGATGCTATTTCCAGAAGAATCTTTATGTCTTATGTAAATTTCATTGAAAACTGTGCCAAATGCAATGACAGTTCTTCGGATGATCTCGTGATAATAGTATGTTCCAAGCATTAGAATGTACCAAATGGATTTGATGCGGAAAAATCTACAATGCCTTCAGCTGCATTTTCAATTTCTATATTTTCACTATATTTATCATATTGATCCCAAGTATCGTATGATTGGACTGAATAAATGGCACTTGAGGCAGCTCCGACAAGTAATTCTCCGGGATAAAACTCTTTTGTTGCTGCGTTATCTACAAAAGAGACCTTGAGAATTTTTGTATCGAAGTCCCAAGATTTAACACGACCACGAGTTCCTGATATGGATCCAAATACTTCTTCATTGAAGATATAAGTTCCAATTCCAGAAAGAACTGGTGGTGGCGCAATTGTTACAGTTGGTGCAACTGTATATCCCGCTCCTGGATTTATAATTCTTAAAGAATTAACTGTTTGTCCAGTTCCCACAACTGCTACAGAAGTAGCAGTTTCTCCAACTCCGGTTGGTCCACTTATTGTTACCAGTGGGGGAGTAACGTACCCAACTCCAAAATTAATCATTGTAATGGTAGAAATTCCACTTTGTATAGTTTCAATCGAGCACGTAGCTGCAGCACCAATCCCCCCTCCTCCAGAAATTGCAATAGATGGTGTAACTGTATACCCCGCTCCTGCGGAAATTAAAATAATGGATTCTACAGATTTAACTCCACCTTTACTTGTGGTAATAGCTACTGCACCTGCAGTTATTCCACCTGGAGGAGCAGATGTAAATTCAACGATAGGTGTAGAAGTGTAACCATACCCATCATTATTTAAAAATATTTTACGCACATATCCTGTTCCTAAAGTAGCAGTAGCAGAAGCTGTCGATCCTGCTCCAATAAGTTGTAAAGTAGTAATATATCCCTCATCTTTAATTTGACTATCAATTTCTTCAATAGATGTATCAATAACCTCATCTTCATATTCAAATAATTCACATTTTAATTCATACATATAAAGTTTTCCAAGTTGATAAAAATTAACTTCGTGTTCGACGAACTTAACTTCAAATAATCTTTGCCCTAAAGGAAAATAAACTAAATCACCTTCTCTTGGTCTGGATGTAAGAGGAATTTCATCATTATCAGGTATTTCTAAAAATGGAGATATAAAATCTTCAAACCTTTCTTTTGAAATTACTAGACTTAATTCATCTTTTAAATTGACACCAAATTTCGAAAGAATATCTCCCTGACCACTATATCCATCATAATTGTTAATATATGCTTCAATTGCGTAGTTATCATCAAATTTAGAGGATTGAATTTCTCTAATAATAGTTTGTTTCCTTACAAACTTTCTAGGAATGTAAATTACATCAACTCCATAAATTTTCAATTGCTCGTTAATTAAGTCTTGTACAAGTCTTTGTTCTCCTGGAGAACCTTGTAAAAAGAAAGGATTAAGTGCCATTATTATCCAATAAAATCGTAAGGTGGAAGTTCATAATCCATAGACATTCTTTGCATTATGTCTGCTAGTTCCTTTTCAGCATCTTCGTATATTTCTCTACCATTCAATTCAATTCCACCAGGAAGTTTGACTCCTCTGAATTTAATTAGATTCTGACCCCATTGTCTTTTTATTAGTGCAGTTAAGTATCTCTTCAAAAAACTATCATTATAAACTTTAGTAAACTCATTAGGATCTAAAATTCTATAACAATCAATTATAATATAACTATCTTTTGTTTTTGCAGTCCAATCTATATCTAAATATAATCTATTCTGCCGCTTATTGTAACGTATTTGTTTGTCTGGAGTAAGTAAAAAGTCAATATCCTCTAGGTAGGTTTTAACCATCGCATATTGTAGAAGTTCAACAGAATTGAAATAATATAAATCGTTTAAAAATAATTGATACTTAATACTAAACATTCCAGCAGAAATAGAGCTAGTATCAAATTTAAAAACTTTTTCAATTCCTATCACAGAGTCTGGAACTTGTATGAAATTCGAGTTCTCATAAAAACTAAAAGTAGTGGTGCCAATGCCACTAATATTGGATGTTCCTGTTGTAGTAACAATCCCCACACCAACTTTAGGGTCTGCTTGCCCCCTATTTAAATCTTGATCTGTTATCTTATATTTAAGATACATTCTTTCAACACCATCAAAATGCCTTTCATTAAAATATTGTAAAGCGTCATCAACTAAATCATCTATTTGATCATCATCAACATTAATTTCTAAAACTGGTGCTCCTAATCTTCTTAGACAATAATCAATTAATTGTTGTCTACTTGCTGGTTTTGCCATTAGTAATTGCCTCCATCTATTACATTTGACCAAATTGGAACATTACTATTATTTGTTGTTAATATATAATTAGTTGTAGTAGTGTTACCAACTCCAGGAGAATTTGTAGCAGTAAGAATACCAGATGGTCCAAAAAATGGAATTGCATAAATTGGATATGGTCCAGTGTAGTAAATATTACCACCCAGATTTAAATCTCCTGTAATAGTTGCGTTTCTTGCTGTAAATTCATCTAACCTTAAATCGTCACTAATATATAAGTCACCATCAATATAAACATCATTTTTAAATGTAGATAATCCTACAAATGTTGATACTCCAGTTACATTTAAATTAACTACTGTTGCAATTCCAGTAATATTTGCGTTTCTTGCTGTAAATTCATCAAATTTTAAATCATCACCAACTATTAAATCACCATCAATATAGACATCATTTTTGAATGTAGATACTCCTACAAATGTTGATACGCCACTTACAGACAACTCTCGTATGGAACCAATTCCACCTATTACATTTTCTGCAACTACAGCTTTACCACCTGCAGCTCCAGAAACACTTGAAACAATTTTTACTGCATTTTGTTGCCCAACTCTAACTTTAATATCTGACATTATCGAGTAACTCCTTCTGTTACAAGAACCATTCCTTCAATTACTCTATTTCTTATATTAAACCTATCTATTATAACAACATCATAAACATATCTTCCGGGTTTTAAATTTGTTGTTTGGACAGAGGTTAATGAAATTAAGATTCTTCCGGAAGTTGATGGAATTTCAATACTAGTCGTAAAAGTTGTTGCACTGGAACTACCTGCCCATTTTCGCATTTGTGCTTCTACCGTATATCCAGTCAAATTAAAAGCAGAATTTGTATCAGTTCCCTCTAAAGTAAACGATTGACTGAAGTCTGCCCCAGAATTTATGACTAGGTTATTTACATATACTGCAGCCATTTATTCCTTTAAGATCTACTTGTTATTTATGTTTCAAGTGCTCCTAAAGATTTTATAACCTCTTGCTGTTTTAAATACAATTTGCAATATAATTTTGAAAAGTTTTTAAGTTGATTAAAATCCATTTCGTCAATAAATCTCGAATGCTTTTCATATTCAAATAATTTATCGATAGTATCGAGAGTAATTTCATTTGGATCCATTAATTATCTCCTTTAATAAAGTTTTAATTTCATCTATATCTTGTTTAATTTTATTCAATTCATTTTTTTGCGACTCTCTATTACTCAAACTATTTACATATTGATTATAAGCATTATTGTCGCAGTTTATAATTGCTCCAGAATTTTCATCTCTGTATAAATTTGGGTGCCCTTTTACTGGTATCATCATCTAATTGCAATGGTTCTTAAATCTTTAAACCTAGGTGGATATGCTTGATTTGTGGATGACATAGCAATTTTAATTGTAAATCCACTAAATTGCCCTAGATTGTTAGCAGAAAATTCATATTCTAAAAATTGATTTCTACTGCTTGCTGGCACAAAAGTATCTGGCAACCCACTATTATTGGCAGGATCTATAACATCGGGATATCCATCATTATTATTATCAATCGTCAAATTATCATAACCTGGGAATAGTTCGAATGATTGCTCAATCTCACTAGAGTCTGGTCTTATTAAACTATAAAGAACTCTGAAATCTGCAGAAAAATGCCTATATGCGGAAAGAATTACTTTTAATGAAGTTGCTGGTTGTGTCAATGTTACAGTATTTGAAACATAAATCGCAGAATGTGGATCGTCAAGAATTGAATTTACTCTACCATCTTGTTGATAATTTGATATTGGTGAATTAATTCTGTTGCTATGAAAATCTGTAAATGATGTATCTAAGAATATTTGGGGGGATACATATTTATTGCTAGACAGTAAAGTAATCGCTGTAGTGAATGATTTATTTCTAGGTAAAGCGGTTAAAAATGTATCTTCATTTACTTTTGATGCAACTATTCTTGACGAGGGGAGGGTGTTTAAAGAATTCAATTGAATTTCTTCATATCCCAAATCTTGGAATGAAATTTCATTACCGCCGATACTAGTTCCACTAACTGATCTAATTTTTGCGGACAGTGAAGTTGCTGAAGTTGGAGTTGCTGCGTCATAGAATGGAATTATTGTATCATATTGAATATTTTCAGATGCAAATACTTTAGATCCTCCGGAAGTAAGTTCTGAAGAGAATGATAATTGTGGATACCCAGCAGGAGTATTATCTGCACTTCTATTCACACCATTAGAAGTTCTATCAATTTCAATATAATAATTATCAATATCCAATCCAGTGTCGCTAATATCGTGAGTCGTATTGATTCTTGCAAGAGATATTCCATTAAATTCATACTTATATACTGGAATATTAGTTGAATGTGGGATTGGAATCGTAAAAAATTGCCCCCTTGTTACAGTTTCTAACGAATTAGATCCGACGCTTTCGTATTTAATAATTTCATTTTCTATAATTGCATATCCTGGATTAGTTCCATTTACAGATTTGCTCTCAAACGTTGCAAAGTTCGAAGTACTTGCGACCGAAATTGATGTAGAGGATGCTGTTATTGATTGAGATAAAGTTGTTGGTCCTGTGTTGGGAGAAACACCACTAATTAAAACTTTATTATTTGCAGCATACATTCCATGATTGAAATGATTTACTTTAACATAATTTCCATTATAAATTGATCCAACTGGAGTAGATGATCTAATATATGTTGTTGCTAGAGAAACAGAATTATTTGATGAATCAAAATAAACTAGATTTGCAGTTCCATCTGAAGTGAATGAATCACCTTGAACATTATTTAAGTATAGAGTATCAATCCCATTATTATTTCCAGTAATTGTAATTCTAGCATCTCTACCACTATTACTTGAAACTGAAGAAGTTACAATACCAACAACATCTCCAATTGCATAACCATTTCCTGAGGTTACGATAGAAGCAGTAGTAATTCCTCCGCCAGAAGCAGTTATATTCAAAACAAGACCAGATCCATTTCCAATAATATTATAAGTTGAGACATTGGTATCTGATACATAGTTTGATCCTGCTGTTGTGACTCCAACAGAAGAAACTGAACAACCAGTACCTACAATATAACCATAATTATAAGTTTTAGTAGATTCACTAATTTTTCTGCCAGTAGTTAAAATACCAATCATATTGGAATTTGTTACTGTCGTAATTCCAATTTTTAATTTTCTTGGGAAAACTGTAAGTGGATTATTTTGTAAGTTTTTAACGTAACCATTACTTTCATTTAATGTTGGGTTGTAAAAATATGCAGTAGATGGAGTGTCAGTAACAAAATTTGCTCTATATAAAGTAAATTTCATGTCCTGATATTGATCAGCAGTCCAAACAGATCCATTTTGTGATTTGAATAGACTTCCCATTGCAAATTGTTGAGTGTATAAAACTGCCTCAGAATCTGGAAGATTTTTAGACTGAATTGTTTTTTTACCCATTTCTCCAATAAAAACTTCATACTCAGTGCTTTCCGGCGCTAAAAGCACAAGAGCATACTCTAAACCTGGAGATAAGTAAATTGGATAGTCAAATTTAACTTTTGTTGCAATAGAAGCATCATCCGAAGTTTGAATTTGATCTGGTCTAAGAGTGACAGAATTTCCAACCACTACTGTTGTTGGAGTTCCTAATGCAACAGTTCTTATTTCAACTGTTAATGGATTATTTCCACTATCCTTCTTATAAAAATATAAATCAACTTCAGTTAGGAAACCACCGTCTTGATCAACTGTAAATGTTTGTGCAAGAGGGTCCTTTCCTCCACCTCTATCCTGTTGAGGAAACTGTGTTTGCTCAAAGTTTGTTGTTACTCTAGTTATATTTGTAGTTGTTAGTCTAGTATTAGTTACAGTTGTTGTATCTGTAATTGTAGTTTCATATAATTCTAAAGTACCATCTGAGATATAATTCGTCTCAGCAGCAGAAACGGTAGTACTTCCAGAAACTGCCACGTCATTTGTTGAACTTGATGAAACTTTGAATGTCTTGGTTCCGGTATTAATTCTTACATTTGGTGGTGGAGATGTATTGGGATCTCTAATGAAGAAGGAACCTATTAAATCTCCATAATTGTCAGATATTAATCTGAGATCTTTTACATATGCTATAGCACCACTTGTTTGCCCTACAAGTTTTGCTCCCTTTACCAAATACCCAGAATAAAGACCTTGTGCTTCTTCCGATATTGAATAAGTATCAACGTTTAAAATCTTTGATGAAGCACTATATGCATCTGGTATTGACTCTGATCTAAAATATGGATTTGTTGTAAACTTAGTAGTTGGTGCATTATAAGATCCTATTTTGTGAGATGGCATTGCCACTCTAAAGGTTATTACTTTGTTACTTTGATTATCATATCCAATTACAGTTTCTCCAATTGTAAATGCCCCAGAAGAACCATAGTTTTCTAATGATTCGCTATTTGCAATTTCAATAAGTTTTGGTATAAAATCTACAGATCCGTTTCCATCCAAAAATTGATAATATCTAGTGTATGGTTTCAGACTAGTAATTGAAAATTCAGTATTTCTAGATCTCATGTATTCTTCTGCACGAGACTCTACTAGTCTTGTAGAACTTGTGCTTCTGGCAGAAGAACTACTAGTTTCTGTTACAGTTTGAGAAAATTCGGTTGAAAGTTCAGTTCTACTTGCTTCAGCTCCATTATCAACTGTGACCGTTCTATCTCCTAAAACAGTATTATCTCTTTCAACCAGAACAAAATCAGTAACAGATATAGTTTTATTTGGCAATTGTATAGTTCTTACCCAATTATCTCTGTCTGGTGATAATTTTATAGATCCTTTGTAAGAAATTACATGGAATGGATTAACATTTTCTACCTGAGTTGCCAAAGGTTGTTCAATCCATTTTTCAGAATCATACTTAAGAGTAACAGTATTTCCTGTTTTTTGTACATTGGAATCTATCAATGTATAATTAGTTGAAAGATCAACTTCTTCATTTGTAGTATTAAGTGCAGGGGCAAGATAATTTTTAAGACTATTTCTAGAGATAATAGGTCTCATTTCTTGCAATTGAGAATCTATCTCAAGAAGGGAAAGATTTAAATTTATTCTCCCATAATCTTTAAAATCATCCACAAAAAATCCAGTTTTAAATCTACTGAATCCTTGCGAATCTTGCACTTGTAAAGTTTGAGTGCTCAATTCTAAGAGTGATAATGAAGTTATCCTTTCGAGATTCTTAACTCTATTTTCAATGAGACCAATGTCTCTCATTGTGTATCTTCTATTATCAACCAGAGATAATGTTGCATTATTTGGACTATACAAGTAAGGTGGCAAATTGATTGTTGCAATCTCCATCACATCATCAATTTTAATAGGAGATTTTGGATTTGATGATGATGTACCTTGAATATAGACAAATTCTCCACTCTTATCAAGATAAATTTTATCTATCCTTCCAATATAGTAATCATACCCAATAATTGCACTTTCATCTGGAGTTAAATTTAACTTAATAGAAGAACTGAAGTTTCTATTTGAAAAATCAAATGGAGAAGAATTAGATGCAGTAAATATAGATACTCTAGGTCTAAAATCAAGAGTATCTGATGCTCTCAAATTTTTAGCACCAATTAATGGGACATCATTTAAAAATTGTTCTTTATCGTAACTTAATACAGTAAATACATCCCCATTATCAGTAGATGGAACGCTATAATAATCAAAAACTACTAAAAGTCTTCTAGAAGGCTCAGTCTCCCCTTCGTTTCTTACAATTCTAGAATAATCGTAATATTGTTCTTTCTGACCCTTATCTAATTTAAATCTATTTGTTATATCATTATAACTTCCTAAAGTAGTAAAATCTATTTCTCCAATTATATTGGATTCTTCAAATGTAACGCTTTCATTATTTAAAAATCTATTTGAATTTAAAAAGACAACACCAACACTATTTGTAGATCTTGTTACGACTCTAGCTATACAACCACTTTCAGAACCTATTATATTTTCACCAATAATTGCATTTCCACCAATATTTAAAACACTGCTAAATGATAAAGTGTCCAATGAAGGATTTGATGTATTTAAGGATTCATAAACTGCTAAAACTTTTGAAACATCTGGATAATTAAGAGAAACCTCTTGATCTTGTACTCTCAAACCATAATATGGATTATATTCGAGACCATCATTAATGGAAGTACTAATTCCAGTTCCAGATTCTAAATATTTTGAATAAGTTACATTTATTGTTTGACTTCTATTATATTGCTTTTCTTTACTTTGCACTCCATTTTTAATGAAAGTTGCATTAATTGAGGATGTTGTTTTTCCTGAAGTAAGATTTGATAAAGTAATTTGATTATTGGATAATGAGAATTGATCTGGTGTTAATGATTGTGTAGTTCCGTCAGTGTAATGTACAGAATAACGCTCTTCATCAAATGCTTGGAACAAAGCAGTTGTTAATCCCGTTGGAAGTGAAAAATCGGAAACAGATAATACAATTGGACTACTCGATGATTTGGCAGAAGTTGATTGGGCACTAAAAGTCAGAACCGAATCATTTAAATCTATTGATGATAAATTAGAATTGGGAACTTCTGCATATAAAAATCCCTTTTCAATATTTTTAATTGAAGGAGATCCAATACTAAATGATACATTTGTGGAAACTCCAACAGCACCATTGCAGACTCCAGTAACAGATGGAATAGCAACAACTGTCATAGAGTCGCCAGTTGAACTGACGCTACTTACTCTATTGAAGTTTTCTGAAGATCCAGTTGATGTTTGATATCTAATTATACTTCCAGGTTTAATTGAATTGAAAAATTTTCCTGGCGAAGTTACAACTCCACCTGCACTAATATTAACTGTATCGGCAGCATTAAATCCGATGGGTAGTTCTTTAGTTAAAACAGAATCCCCCATAAACGCAGTAGTAAAACCAGATACTGCAGTAGATTGATAGACTTGTTTAATATCACTACTGCCATATACTGCAATGTTAGCAATTAATCTTGGATATAATTCCAGACCATTAATAATTATTTGCTCACCAGTTATAAAAGATCCCGAAGTCTGCCTTAAATTAACTATAGTTGTACCATCTCCAGCAGAAACTGCAAATCCACTTGCACCACTACTTTTTCCTTTAATAAATGAAGTAGATGGTAATTGAGAATTAGATAATCCCTGATTTAAAGTTAATGTTGTATATGTTTGAATATCATAAAGATATAAGTCCCAATTTGTGGACGATGATGAGTAAGCAGCATCCGTCAGTCTAAAATTATAAACTCTAGCGTCTCCAATTTTTGTTATAGAACTTGGATTTCCTGATGTGCTTCTTCTGATCCCATGCAATTCTAATGATTCATTTTGTTTTGGAGATCCTGTTATATTATTAATTCTCAGTAAATTTCCCATCTCAAATGGGATGCTTACATTTCCGACATTTTGAGTTTCTCTAGGTTTTGAAACATCTAAAATAGTAGTAGAAATTTTTTCAATATCATATCCCCTAACATATGCTTTGCCAGGTGACAATTTAATACACATTAAATCGTCAGATGGGGCATTACCACTATCGGTTTTTTGATCTTTAAAATATAAACCATTATTTCCAAGTCTATCGTTCAAAGAATCATGTAAAGAAATTTTAAAAGGAGTTATTGAATAATTTCCAGATTCATCAAAAGTTCTTTGAGCCAAATAATCTTTGATTAAAGAATATTCGGTGTTTGTATTTAATTTTTTAACCTGGCCAGCATCTATTCTAAGAAGTTCAATAAAATCTACATCAGTATCAACACTATCAATTGGTTTTTTGGTTAAAGATAATCCTATTTTAAATCTATCAGCACCTGGCGCAGCATAATTAGTAAATCCTTTTGCATTATCATAAAGAGAATCATCCTCTTTTGCTGTTACAATTTCTTCAGATACTTTAAGACCCACTCTGTAGGAAGGTATATTTGTATAATAGTCTAAAATAATGGTTTGCTTAGAAACTTTTGTAAATGTACCCCTAACAAAGTAAATTCCAGTATCAATAGAAACTGCAGATCCAATGGATGTTGCTTCAGTGGAAATCAAAGATGCAAAAGGATTTCCAGATACGATAGTTGTATTTCCATAAACTACATTTTCATCTGACGATAAAGATTCACCATCTTGAAAGGGTGTAATTATAAAATTTTCTCCAGAATCAATATACTTTACATATAAAGTGATATATTTTATATTATTAATAGAATCTGGAATCTCAATTTTTTGAACAACTCCAGTTACACCGGAAATTTGTCCTGTAATTTTTTTACCCAAAAATTGATTAATATATAATGAAATATTTACACCAAAATTAGTTGCATTTAACTTAACTGCATTGAATTGTGGATCATAAGTTAAATTTCCGGGAATTACAACCGAACCTTCTTTAAATATATGACTACCAAATGATTCAATCTGATTTTGTAAAATTGATTGAATATTATTTAATTCTCTTGCTTGTACAGGTTTTCCTGGATTAAAAAGAACTTTATAAAAATTCTTTTCGGCGTCAAAATCGTCAAAATAAGGACTTACATTTAAATTTGTTTTTTGTGCCATTGGTTAGAATTCCAGGATAATTTTAATGTCTTCTTTTTGTCTAATATTACGAGATACAAGAGGTCTGTTATCAATGTAAATAATATCTCCTGTTTTTTTATTTATTTCGGGATTTGCAAGACCATTTGTGAAATTTACGCCAAGATTGATAATTGAATTATTTACTGTAGTTGTAATTCCGGAGAAAGAAGATATTTGACCGGAAAAACCACTTGTTCCACCAACCACATTTCCCCCAGAAGCACTAAAATCAATATTTGCTTTTGCTTCTGTTGAAACTCCAACATAATCAGTTTGATCGTGTGTGGAACCGTAATATAAAGATCTATCTCTGAAGTATTTTAAAACTTTCGTATCTGAATCATATGATGCAACATATCCAACAGCAATGCCGGTGGATACTGTCTGATTGATTTTTTCTCCAACTTCAGGTAAGAAGGCATTTACAGAATTAAACTGCATAGCATACAAACCTGAAAACTCTCCTCCACTAAAAGTTTCTGTAGATATAAAAGTTGTTGGATTCTTTAAAATTCCAATCTGACAAAATTTTGTATTAATGGGGAAATCTCTAGTAGAATCATCAAATCTCGCATAGATCATTACCCTATCAGCACCAAGTTCTTTATATAAATCAAACCCATGACCTCTAGAAGGCGGTATAATGGGTATTAATTTTGCGGGGTTGCTAATAGTACTTCCTGGTTGTAGAGAACCCAAATCGACGATTCCATACGTGTATCCGGTGCCTCCAGAAGTTACTGTAGTGTCTGTAATTTCTCCATTGGCGTTTGTTTGGACAAATACTCTTCCTCCAGTTCCATTCCCTAAAATATCCACTTCACCTGAAGTGTAATTGGATCCTGCATTTGCAATATAGACTGTTTTAATTTGATTATTATTTAATGTCGAATCTCCATTTTCTCTTACTGCAACAATTTGAGAGTCAGTAGATGTTTCCCAATTATTTGGCAATGTTATGTATTCTGTTGAATCAAATTTTATAATGTCTGCAGGGGAAACTGTAAACAAATACTTCCACACATATCCGTCTTCTCCAGTTCCAGCTACAGTAGGTTCTAAATCTATAGTTGTTGGTTCATATTGTGATTGGTTTCCTGTGGTATTAATGCCAGTGGAACCATTTTCTATGCAAATATAAACATTGTAATCGCTATTTAAAACATAGTACTCACAATCATAAAGTCTTGCCCGTCTTGAAATAGGAGAAAGATTTTCTATACTATAGTCATGCCTATACATATCATATTTTTTTCCACTAACCCAATCAACTCTTTTAATAACCCTTCTCATATTTGAAGATGTTACCCTTTTCCCAAAAAGAAGAGTGTCTTCATATTGAGTTAAATAATCTAAATTATCAGTTGGATTTGGAACCACACCATTTGTTATTCCCAGACCATCCCAATTAGTATTTCTACCAAACCCAGTATAACGATTTGGATTTGTAAGACCAACCCAAATATAATATGAATTTGAAGAATTATCTACCGATTCTATAAAATTACTAGCGCTTAAAATTCTAAATTGATCTGTTACAAGTGCAGACATTTATATAAGTGTTTTTTTTTATATTTATATCATATTACAGGTTCTTTTTGAGAGACCCATTGTTTCTTAATCCATAACCTCTTCTTTGAATTATTGGATAAGTTGATAATCCTGTATTATATGAGAGTGAAGTAATTCCTACACTTGATGTGTATCCACTCACCCCTATTGAAATTGGATTAATAGATCTAGTAAATCCTGATAATCTTCCCCAAGATAATCTACCTACAGGATATTTAAGTGTGCCAGTAGTTGCAATGCCAACAATGGATGTGTTGGATGCAATATTGCAAGTTATGATACCTAATGTAGAATTAATTGCGTGAATTTGATAAATGTTATTCGAGAAAGATGTGCTAATGGAAATAATATCAGTATTGCTCGTATTAATGGATGTTACTCCTTGTCCAACAGTAGTTTCAGAAATATAAACGGGATATCCAACCTGTAAATCTGGGAACAAGAATGGATCTCTATCTAAAGTAAATTTAAGTGCTAAAGGAGATCCAATTCCAGTTGTGGTTGCAATTCCCACAATGGAAACATCATATCCCTCTACATCGATTATATTAGAAATATTCTCGTATATTGGATCTGGTGATGGAATTAACACCTGTGGAATTATACTTTGACTATATCCAAATCCAGGATTTGTGATTGATACTGTTGATAACGAACCATCTACAATACTTATATTTGCTGTTGCCCTAATTCCAACTCCAATTGATGGTGGTGATGAAATGCTTGCAGTTACTGATGATCCAATGTATCCACTACCGGGATTATTAATTATTAATGAAGAAATTGTTCCGGATGTAGAAACAACAGCAGTTACATCAGCAGGTACTAAATCAGATACTTTAGATATTATAGTTGCACTAAAATTAATTGGAGACTCATTTTCATAATTGAATATTGATGAATCATCAACAAAGATTTGATTATCTGAATTACTAAAGTTCCTAATAATATTTGCAGTTGGATAAACTTGAGATTCTAAAGAATCTCTAGTCTTATAAACGTTTTCTCCATTAAGTATTAAATCTGTTTTTTGTTTAGTCCAATAGAGAGGTTTGTTATTAGATTCATCAATTCCCTGACCAGTATATAGATTTGTTTCAATTTTGTCAGAAGCAGAAACATCATAAATGATTCTCGCATCTTGAGTGATTGTATTTTGAATATTTGCGTTATTACTAAAGATTTGTACAGTATCTCCAATTTTGACAGTTTCTGTTACATTAATTTGAATAGTATCCTGATTTCTTGTTCCTCTGTAGAAAAATACTGATATGTTATCTTCAGGGTCTGGTGCTACGGAGAAAGTAAAGGATGTTCCTCCGCTGAACTGATAAGAACTTCCAGGTTCTTGTAAAACTCCATTAATAAAGATAATAAGCACAGAATCCAAATCTATCAATTGTGAATCTGGATCATTTTCATCAAGTTCAAAACTTAAAATTTCTGAATTGTAATAAAGAGGAAATCTTGTTCTTATTCCATCTTGATAATTTTTTATGGAATCTATATAATCCAACTCACCAAACTGCCAAGCTGCAAAGGAATCTGTAAATACATCAAGAACAGTTAATTCAAATTCAGATATTGGTGAAGAAAGACCGGAAGCAGTTACTAAACCAACTGGCTTAAACACGTCACCAATTTTAAATGAATATCCATTTCTCACAATCTTAAATGATTTTACTTCAAATAATGTAGATCCAATTCCTGTTGCAGTAGAACTTGCACCAACTTCTATATTCAATAAAAGTCCAACCCCAGTATCTGTTGTATTTCCTATTCCAAGACGAGAGACCCCGATTACTGGCAAGTTTTCATATGATGGTGATGATACATTGACAGTTGGGTTGGTATATCCTGTTCCAGGATTAATAACATTAAATGATAATTTTCCTCCAGCGCCAACATTTGCTGTTATAACAGCACCTGTCCCTATATGACCTGTTTCAGTAATTGCAACGGAAACTGGAGAACGATATCCGGATCCAAGAATATCCATTGTACCAAGTCCAACGGATACAATAGTTCCGCCAGCACCAACAATGGCAGTTACAGAAGCGCCAACAAGAGGTGCTATACCCAAACCTCCGGTGGAACCGAAAGATACAATTATACCGCCACGGGGTAATTGATTTTGGTTAATGTCATATTCTGATTTGAATAATGTGTTATTCGAGGATGTTATTCCGGTAAAAGTAATACTTGTTGCGCCTGCATTTTCCGATATCAAATAATTATTTGATGAATTATTAAGTGTTGTAGGAGACTGGAAAATATTATTGATAAATACAATTCCATTTCCTCCCGAAGTTCCTAGTCCTACTGTGTTTATTCCTTGAGAAGTTAAAATAAAAGTTTGTCCAATTCCTGTAAACTGGTCAGAAATATCATCATATATTTGATTGGATGTATAATCTTGACGTAAAAACACTCTTCCGTTAAAAGATGCTCTTTCTCTTGGCAAATTAAATTCATTTGGTCCAAGTAAATCTAAAGAATTTCCTCTAGGCGGTTCAGTAAAGAAAATTTTATTTTTAGAAATATTATATGATCCTCTGTAAATTCTACCAATACTGGTATCCGTATGTACGCCTGCTATAGATCCTAAAAATCCTCTAGTCACCCCTACAAGAGAAATATTTCCATTAAAAGTAATAGGACCTAAATTTGTAGTGCCTAACCCAACATTGTTTATTTTCATGTATTCATTATCAATTTTTAATATATCCGTTGGGGTAATTGAACTTATTCCACTTAAAGCAAATATAGTAGATGCTGTTCCTATTTGTCCTCCATTTCCAGATAATGTATGTGTTATGTAAGAATAAGAAATAGGACTTTGTACAATATCATTAATCGTAATGATAGATTTCTCATTCTTTTTATACATTTCTAACTGATGAGCATTTCCCAAACCAAGGGAAGTAAATGTCACAGCAATTCCTAGATTTGCATATTCTTTTCTTGTAGAAATCCTGAAAGAATCATTAGTATCCTTAATAGCATACACTACAGATGGGAGTATTGTTGTTACTACACCGACATAATTTGAAGTTGCACCAATTCCCATTGAAGATGTTCCAATTCCTATAAACGTAGAATTTGGAGTATAGATTAATTGCTCTCCTGTACTAAAGAAATGATTAGGAATTGTAAATACTCCCGTTACTGGATTTAAAATGTCAGTATTTGTTGGGTCAAATGTTTTCATGAAAATTGGATTCCCTTCATATTCAGCATCAAAATCATATTTGTTAATATTTGAAGAATTTGCTCCAAAATATCTTGCAATTTTAACTGATTGCTGTACTGGACTATAATTTAAATCTGGTGGAATATTAATAGCATCTAATTCAGTATAAAAAGATTCACTAAATGAAAGTATTTCTAAATTGCCAGAAACTGAAGGATCTGCATAAAATTTAATTATAAAATTATTTCCAGAAATTTCTGCACCAAATGTTCCTATTCCGGAAGTGCTTCCAATGGATAAAAATGGATATTGAATTGAATATGCATCATTGCCATCATTAATTGCCATTATTTGATGTAATGCACTTGTTTGTCCTAATCCAACTTTAACTACAGATTTTGCTGATGTAAATAAAAACTTATCTAAAACTAAAATACTTGTAGATCCAGATGAAATATTATTAAAGTTGGAGTTGAATACAACAGTTCTTTCATTACCTGCAGATTGTCCGGGAAGTTTAAATCTATAATTTCCGGCACCAATTGCAGTGGTTCCAAACCCTACATTTTTAGTTCTAATTGTAATTGTTTCTGAAGATGTATTGGTGTAATTTAGTGATAAAATTCCTCCACTCACTGATGCACCAAATGATCCTATAAATCCATAACTTGTTTCAGATATTTCATCATCAAAATAATATTCGCTAATATAGGTATTGGTTCCATCATGATTTAGATAAATTTCAACATAATTCATATCAGAACTATCACCATTTGAAATTTGAATATTAGAATAAACCGAAGAATATTTTGAAGAATTTAAATTAAAGACTGATGTTGTTATGCCGCTAGAAACAATTTTATTTGCAGATATTAAATCTATAAATCCAACATTTTGTGTTGTTCCAACCCCAGTTTTAGACGTAAATGTATCTTGTAGAATTTTTATATCAAAATCTGAGTTATTGACATCTTGTGGTTCAAATTTGAGATAAAAATTAGAATCACTATCTGCATATCCTTCAATATCTGCCAATAATGATTGATCTGATAAAGAAGTTAATGATGCCTTTGAAAGAGTAAATATATCCTGGTCATTATTAATTGTTACAATTTCACTAAATTGAGCTTCATTGGTGTAAATATTTTGTATTTGTACTAAAAATCTATTGTAATTGTTTCCAGAATTAATTTGGACAATATTGGAAACACTAGATGTTTCATCATTTTCGCTGGAAAATTCAGAACTTATATCATCTATTTTTAAAACTCTATTCGTTTTGCATAAAATATAATCGGCAAGACGTATATTCCTAAACTTAATAAATTTTGACCTACTATCCAAAATATCAACATCAACAACCAAATCTAAATTATTAATCCTATCAACTCTAGTATCACTTTCAAATACGTTTAAAAGTGATAAAGTTGATTCAGTTGTACCTATTCCAGATTGAACATTGTTAATTATTTGAGTATCAGAGAAATTTTTCATTCCACTAATATGTAACAAATTATTGACGGGTGTTACAATTTCTTCCCACGTTTTACTACTCTTTACTGAATATGATAAATTTTGATAATAATCATTATCAGAAGTTACTTGAAAATTTTCATTAAGTTTTCCAGTTTCTGACTTCCAACCAAACTTTTGCAAATTAAAATAGTTAACATTATAAACACCATCAATAAATTTAACAGAATCAATGGTTGCTTCATTTGAAGACTCTAGTCCTCTTATTCTTTCCCCACTAGAAAGATCATAATTTCCGGAGACTCTAACAAAATTTTCATCACAACTAATAACTGTTAAATCTCTAACTATAAAACCGTTTCCACTATCTGATGATAATTTTTCCCCAATTGAAAATGGTGAAAACTTTTGAATAACTTTAAATTGTGGGTAGTAATTATAATTAATTATTGTAGCATATGATTCTTGTATTGTTTTTGCTATTCCAGGGTTTGTAGTTAAACCAGATAAACTAAATTCTAATTTTGCGGGATTTAAATTTTGAAAATTGGTGACTGTAAAGAATTGGTATCCATAATCCGAAGAATTAAAACCATCCCCAGAAGAACCACTTTTTTGAATTCCTTCGGCAAATATTTTATCTCCGATTGAAAATGGTGCAGATGTAAACCCTGCTATAGGAGTAGTTAAGAAGCAAGTAACTATTCCTGAAGAAGATTGAATAGTATCTATTGAAATTCCATTAGAGTTATTAATTGCCCTAATTGTAACCGGATTAATTGGAAGACCCTTTGGTTCATTTTCAATAATAACAGATGTAATTGAAGAACCTGATAAATTTGCACGTAAAAGTCCAGAGTTGATTATCTCGCCAGTATTGGAATCTATGCAAATCAAATTTGGTGCTGATGTATAATTTTGCCCTCCATTTAAAATATTAATATTATCAATTGTATTAGATGAAGATATATACACAAATTTTGGTATTGATGCAGTTGGTCTTAGGGTTTTATCAGATGAATATTCAAAACCTTCGTTTACAATTCTCGTTTGGTTTATTTTGCCAATTTGGGATGAAATTGGAACAATAAATGCTCCACTTCCAGTTTCAGTTTCTACTCCACCGAATATTGGCATAGATCTATAAGAATACCCTCCAGATAAAAGTTTTACTTTAGAAATTCCACCAATAGATGATGATGAAGTAGTCGAATATTTAAGAATGTCACAATCTTCTCTCCCATATCTCAAACTCTCTGGAATTTTCTTAAGAGATATCGTAAAAGTAGTGCTTCCAACACTTACAATATTATAATCTCCAGAATATGAACTATTTTCAAAAACTATTTCAGAATAATTTACAACATCTTTATCAGTGGTGCTAATATAACCTGCCTTTTCTAAATTATAGTAAAGTTTTTCTGGAATACCATCAGAATAATTTAAAGTAAGAGTAGATATTGTGGATACCCCAATAGTTCCAACACCAATAGTAGAAAGAGAATCTGTAGTTGCTATTGAAACAAATTCCTTTTCAAAATTTTGATCATAATAGATCTTAAAATCATATCCAAATAATGATGGGTCTGAAAGGTTGAATACTAAATTATTATTTTTAATAACTTTAATTTGTGGATTAACTTTACTAATTTTTTGATATCCAGATCCTGTACTACCTATCGAAACAATGATAGGTGGGGAAATAAAGGAATCATACGAAGTTTCACATAGACTTATTGTATTTTCATCAACTTTATAAACAAAATAATTTCCGGTTGTCAAACCTATAGGTAAAGTGCCAAGAGACTCGTATAATATTTTGTCTCCTGTATTTAAATTATGAGAATTTAGTAAAATTGAATTTGTTGCGGTATTAATACCAGAAGAATTAAAGGATAATGGATTTATAATTATTTTTTTAGTATTGCTATCTAATTTAACATTAATAGATGTTGAAGTTCCAATTCCAACTGATAAATCTGGACTAATTTCTAATGATATTTGATCTCCAACTCTTAATTGATGTGAAGTAGATACTGAAACAACTGAAGATATTTTATTTACTTTTGCTTTAACTTGTGTTAAATTAGATTCTATTGAATAATGATAGTCATCTGTACCGGATGATAAGAAAAATAGACCTCCAGTTGTAGTAAGTCCTACATTCGTCGCTATACCAACATAATCTTTTGATTTATTGATAATATAAAATACTTGAGAATTTGCTCTTAAAATATTAAATGATGCTCCTCCAGAAGTATTGGAAACTGATATGGCACTGGCAGAAGATGGTTTTCTTAAAATAACCTGTTGATTAGTTTTAAATGGGTGGTTTGGTAAAAATATACTTTGTGTTGGAATAAAAGTATTGTATGTTGTAATGCCAATATTATAATTTACAGATATTCCTGATCCTGAGGTTGTACCCACACCAACAGATTTTGTTGGGTTGAAATAAATTTTTGAGTTAACTTTAGAATCAAACTGATCTAATGTTTTATTTACTATAAATGAATCTGGAAGAAAATATACTGGAGTTGTTTGCGTATGAGCAACGCCACTACTAGATCTATCTACTTTTATAATTCCAAAATTTTCATAAACATTCAAGACAGAAAATATTTCATTTTCAATTTGAATACTACTTCCGATTGAAATATTTTTAGGAATAGATGTTAAGTAAATATCGGTAACTATTCCTGTTGATGCATAATTAGGAATATTTTTATCAAGAAATGTGGTATAGGTTGTAAAACCTACCTTATATGATCCATTTAAATTGGAAACCTGCGTTGATAATCCAGATATATTGATATTATCCCCATTCGTAAAGACGTGATATGGGGAAATATATACTTTTATTGCACTCCCATTTTGCCATTCTACGATAGAATCATTATATGAATCTATGGTTGTATTAATATTGATAATTTCTAATCCACTTATTTCAGATACTTCTGCACTAATTCCACCACCGCCACTTCTACTGTCATCAAAAATTAATGCCTCACCGACCGAATAATTACTTCCCGACTTAATAATATCAAGTCCAGTTACACTTCCGGCAGATACTGATTCTACTATTGTTTTTTGATTTACTATTTCATTTGATTCGATAATAAAATCATTGTCTGCATATTGATCATTTACTTTATATGGTAAAGTATTTCTAAGCAACTTAGAGTTATTGAAATCAAAATATTGATTCAAATCAATATTTTCTTCTAAATATGGCGATCTATATTCATTTCCAATAAAATATGGAAATTTACCTATAAGTTCTCCATCGCGATTAATTTCTGTTGTCGCAAAGTATGCATAAACACCCTCTGGAAAATCTTTAGTTTTTCCAAATCTTCCATTATATTGATCTAAATCACCATTTCCAGTATAACGATAATCTTCAATAAAATATCCATATGGAAAATCTATTGTAGATGGTCTATTCTCAATGGTAGTTAAAGAATATCCAGGTTCTAATTTTTTTATTAATGAGTTTTCATTGTTAGGATCAGAATATCCAAATGATCCATAGATTGGGTTTCCATCATATGCCCATCCAATTATATCAGAATGCTGCCCTAATGTATCTTTATTGTCTCCTATGTTTGTTTTTACATTTTGAGAATATCCAATGACTGCATATTCCAAATTATTGTTAGTTTCGATTAATACTTCACTAGATGGATTTCTATAAAATTGATTTTGAATTCCATACTTATATGAATTATTAACTGACAATTCCCTTACATTTACTTGAATTACTTCATCTTTTCCTGAAGGAATTGCTTTAACAAATGTATTTGTAAAAGTATATCCATATCCAGGATTAATGACTACAACATCTACGATCTTATTATCTAAAATTACAGGTCTAGCAATTGCTCCAATACCATCCCCAGTAATAACTAAATCTGGTGTTGAATAATATTCGGACCCACCATATAAAACTTGTATATCTGTTATTTTTCCATTAAAAATTGATGGTCTAAATTGAGCACCTTTACCATTTTTAACAACTACTTGTGGTCTTTTATGGACGTTTAATATTGCAGAACCATAATCATATCCTTTATCATAAACATACACATCCGAGATACTTCCCTTAATAATTGGAGTCGCATTAATAGCACCCTTAACTTGTGTGCTACCAATTCCAACAGATGTATATTCTACACTTATTTCAATATCTGGATATTTAAATATCTGATATCCACTTCCAGTTGATGAAAAATTTACGTAGTTTTTTCTTTGATAGTTTGAATTATCAGTTCCACCCACACCAGCATTACAAAGTCTAAACGTATCAGAATTTAATTTTAAAATTTTATACTTGGTAGATGTAGAAAGTCCGGAAATATTAGAAGTTTCATATTCATATTCTACTATATCGCCATCAGAAAACCCATGATTTTTAAATGTAACTGCGTTATCATAAATTGATATACCTGCTTGGGATACATTTAATTTTCTATTAGTATAACCTTCACCACCATTGATAACTGAAATGCCAGTTAATCTATTTTTTAGTTCAGTTTTAAACTTCTGAATTCCGGAATTTCCAATTGTGGTAAAACCTACAGTATTAATTCCCACACTATAATCTGAGTATGATTGATATATTTCAATAGTTTTATCATTAATAATTTTTGGATAATATATTGCACCATCTATTAAAGTTTTTGATTGATCTAAGTTAGATCCATTAAATGTTCCTATCCCAATGGCAGAATTGTAGTTTTTGTCATATATGATAGGTTGCCCATTAATGAGATTGTGTGGCGATATAAAATATATTCTTTCATTACTAGTATCTAATCCACCTCCATTAGAAATTGATCTTGCATCAAATTCCAATTCCCTCGCATACTTTTCAATAATTGGTTGAAAACTTGCTCCAGATCCATTTCCACCGGTGATAGCAATGGAAACAATAACATCAATATCGAACTCTTGAGGATCTACGAATATTTTCTTTACTGTTCCGACCACTACCGGTTGAATTGATGCAGAACCATAAGATAATTGTAAAAGAGGGGGATTGATTACATCAAAATTGCTGCCACCATTAAGAACATTTACATTATCAATTGGTCCATAATAAATTCTATCATTTGTTTTAAAACTGTGTATTTCAACTCCATTTTTTAGCATCCCAATGGAACCTGGAATTGTTTGATAAGTTTCTTTATCTCCCAATTTGGGATTTAATTTAAATTTCTTAAGTATTTTTTGACCAGAAATTTTATTTGATCTTTGAGAATATAGTATAAAATTATGCGTACCTGATAAAATACTCGATCCACTTGTTCCAAAACGGACAAAATCACTTGTACCAACTACCGGACCACTTAAATATAGTTTAACTTGCCTTTTGTTAGTTAAAACTTCCACATAATAACTTCCTTCTTCCAATCCTGCTATAGGATTGCCATTGTTAGTGGAATAAAAAATTCTATCTCCAGTTATGAAAGAAACTTCAGTATTAAAATCAATTATTGTATATGAATCAGTTTCATTATCATAACCAGTCAGTTGAAAAGCATCATATTCAAAAGTATTAACTTGTATTTGATAAGATGGTAAAGAATTAGATGCAACATATAAATTGTCAGGTCTATCAATGTATACATTCTGAACATCTGAAATTAATTTATTATTTCCAAAATCAATAGGAACTATTGAAGATGAACATTTTTTAATTTTTCTTCTAATATCATACTTATCCAATGAATTTAGAAGAGATGTGTTAACACTGATGGTAACTGTATTGTTAATAATTGAATTAACATTTGCATTTTCAAATCCAGGAACTACTATTTCAGTATTTCTTTTTAATACTTCAATTGTATCTCCAGAAGATAAACTAGTTGAATTTATATTAGATTTTGTTGTTAGTGTATTTCCTACAAAAGAATCTATTTCGTACCTAGAACTGGTATTATAAATCCATATATTTGCAAATATTTCCTTAACCGTATTGCCGGAATCTATAACTTCTCCAAGATTTTTTGGATAAATTACATCATTATATGATAACTCATAATTTTCAGTTTCAATATCAACGTCCGACAATACCCCAGTAATTCTAAATTCTACTTTTTTAGTCGTGTCTCCATTCTCATATCCATAATATGTTTCATTGGATATTAGTGATGCTGTTTTTGATATTGTTACTGGTGTAGATTTTGTATAGCATCCCAAAAATTGATTTACACTTTTATCAGAATAAACAATTTCATTAGATCCAAAGAAAATACTTCCCGTTCTTGCAAAACCAACTGTCGAATCAACACTAATTACAGCAACTCCACTTTGTAAAGGAGTTACATTTACTTCCTCAACAACTTTAGTATTTGGTGTTATAGTAAATGTGCCGGTAACATTTGGATAAGTATCATCATATCCGACAAAAAAGTTTAATTTATAATATGTTACTCCGTTTCTAGTAATAGTTTCTACTTCAGAAACCGCAGCACTTGTATAATCATCAGTTGACTTTTTAATTGTTTGACCTACTAACTTGGTAGGATCTCCAGAAATTTTACTTATTACTGCAACATTTCTTCTAATATAACCAGCATCCGATGGTTTGATTAAGAATTTCTCAAGATTAATTACACTCGGGGTTTCCCCATACAATACATTGAATAGTATTCTGAAAGATTCGGGAGTTCCTTTAGATTCATATAAAGTTCTTGCTTCTTTTATAAAATTTCCCACATCAAGATTTTCAGTAAAATCTAGTCCTTCTAATCCAGGAGTTAGACTAAACTTTATTTTCTTATAAAATTCTTGTAAAAATAAGGAACTTAAATTTTGTACCGAAGATCCTGATGTGTGTGAAGAAGCAGAAGATTGATTAAAAACTAATTCACCATATTGTAAGTCTTTATGATAATTTGTAACCCCACTGAATCCTCTTACACATCCAGTGAAAGTATTTCTAGATATAGCAGTGTATGTTATAATCTCATCATCAATTTTTAGAAGTCCATACTTTGCAGGAAAACCTCTAGTGCTAGATACGGAAATATTGGTAGAAGTTGTTGCAATATTACCTTCAAGAGTCGTATAACCAACAACTACTTCTGGAGTAAGATTATCAAGATTGATGTATTGATCTAAATTTTCAGCAATATCTATAGGACCGCCCTGATACTCTTGAGAGATATAATATTGCTTTAGAAATTCAGCAGCCTTTGGACTTTCATCTAAGATAAACTCCGGAATCTGACTATCAATTATTTGTTGTACTTTTACTCTAGATTCAAAACCCGTTTGTATCATATTACGACCTCATTAATTTCCCGTTTGAGTAACTTGAACGATACGAATTTTTTGTAAAGACGACTCCGGAAATATCTTCCCCAGATGCAATTGTATCCTTTACCATATTTATTTGACTTTTTGAAACATCAAAAGATACATAAAGATCTTTAAGACCAATGACATCATTTGATTCTGGATATGCTTGTATTTCTATTAAATCATTTCCTAACTCTGTGGATGTAATTGTGATCGTATTTAGAGTTATTTCTCCATTTGTATAATTTACAACACCAGCAGATTGTACAACTACAAAAGGAGATAATGATGCAGTTGATACTCCTGCCGAGGTTTCAATAGGTTTTACAATTGAAACGACTCCTGTTACCCCATCTGCATTTGGAGTATCCGTAAGATATACAGTCTCAGATTCATTTAATATTTTAAACCCAGTTGATTTAATATTATAACCGTATGAATTCATATGAAATTGATTACCAAAACATATTTCATACTGAGCTGGGCGACCTATAAGTGCTTTTAAATCTCTTCTAATTCTAACTCTGGTGATGTTTGATGTAATTGCAGTATCGGTATTATCAATGACTTGAAGAAGTTTACTATATTTAAACCTACCTCCAAATTTATTTAAATCTACAGATTGTGAATATTTGTTAAGTGAGTTATTTACTCTTGTTTTTAAATCAGAAACACTTCCAACCTGACTATAATTATAATAAACATAAGATTCAATTTCAACATATAGTATTTTAAGATCTACTATTTTTGGACGCATACCAGAAACACTATATTGAGATAATTTAGAAAGTATTTGCTCTTTATCAAAATCAGAAACAAATGTTCCATTTTTTGGTTTAATGCTAATTGAAACAGTCCCATATTCTGGAGGACTTAATTCTTCACCACCAACAACAGAAACAGACTCTGCGTTTCCATAAATTTTTGATTTAATAATTGTTTCATAATCACTTGCAGTTACTGCTCTATACTGGGAAGAATATAGACGAGGTGCAAAGTAACGAATTGAATCTATTGTTTCTATATCAGACCCATTTTGGGCACTTTGATTTGTGGTAATGGTAATTGCATCATTTGTTGCGCGGACAATTCTATCATCTGCATCTCTAAAAGAACCTTCAAAAGTAAATGAATTTGCCCCGTTTCCATTTTTACCACTTGTTACAATATAATTTGTAGTAATGACTGTGGAATTTTCAAGTTTTTTGCCAAATATTCCATCACCAAAAAGAAGTTGATATTTTTCGTCTTGCACTTCTTGGACTAAAAAGATTTCTGAGTTTGAATTAACATCAAAGATATTATCAACTAAAGAATATAAAGAACCAAGACCACTATCACTAACACCCTTAATATAGACTCTGATCGTAGAAGTATCAATAAATGGATTTTCAAGAACAAACTTTTGATCTAGTGATGCATTAACAGTAAACTTTTTAGTTAAGAAAGTTCCTTCTCTGATTGTAATATTGCTAAATGTTGCAATCCCATTTACAACAGGGACGGTAATATTTTCTGGAATTGAAAAGACATAGGACGATCCTTTTACAAGACCGGTGCATACAAGTCCTGCTTGTAAAGTAACTGAAGATGTATATACAGGTGTGCCGTCCTGTAATATTTGATCTGGATCTACTGATATGCTAAATGAAACTATTGCATTTGCAGCATTTCTGGAGTATGGAACATAACCAATATTTCTTGCCAGAGAGACAACGTTTTCTCTTACAGTTGCAGAATCCAAGAAGGATTCATTGACAACCATATTTGAATTGAATGCGGTGATATAAGTATTATATGCTAATGTGTCGATTAAAACAGAAAAATTCGACCCTTCAAAATCAAAGTCCGTAAATGTGGAGTTAGCACGGAGATAATCTTTGATTGAAGTTTTTATCTGATCGAAATCTAGATTTGTAAATTGAGTAAAAGGCATTTTATCTGGTTGCCTCTAATATAAATGAAAATTGTTGTGTTGGAACTTCTTGTCCGATAATATTAAAAATTACAGTCACTTCAAACTCATTTGTATCCGGACTTGGATTGACTTCAACATCTACATTATCAACTCTAGGTTCATAGTTAGAAATTGTATTAATAATTTGCTCTCTGATTACAGATGCGGTTGCAAAATCAACAAACTCAAACAAACTGGAGCGGACATCAGATCCCAAACTTGGATTGAAAAATCTTTCGTTTGGGATTGTTTCTACAAGATTACGAATTGATCGTATAATTGCATTTTGATTTTTCAAAATTGGCAGATCTTTTGTCACAGGATGTGGATCAAAAGACAGGCTAATATCCTTAAATGATCTAGATATTCGTGTAACTGCCATTGGATATGAAATTTCTTGGATTATTTATGTTTATTTCCAAGAAGAACCATATCCAGGTTCAGTTCCATATTCCCAATCATCATAGTCCGCATCATTACGAATTTTTTCGTGTAACTCTTGTTGCTTTTTTAAGTCATGCTTAGGTGCCAAATCGTGCATAACCTCTTGAATGACTCTTTTTGATGGTACATTTTCATAATCTGTAATCAGGTGAGTAGTTCCCCACATTTCTCTCATATAATTCGAATCTCTATCTACTGGTAAGTTTGACATTTTGCTCCTGTTTTAAATGAATAAAACAGAACTTTTATGAAGGAGGTTGCTATCTCCTTATTTCTATTTAACGATCCACTTCTCTCAATGAATAATTATCCGAATCTAGGTATTTAAGCATTTCTAAAGCAACTAATTTGGGATTTCCTTCACCGCAAGTATAAACATCAATTGCAATACACCCCTCTTCTGGCCAAGTATGGCAAGATACATGACTTTCCGCAAGGGCAATAACTATTGTGCAACCTTGAGGTAAAAAACAATGTGAAAATATATTCAGAATTGTCATTTTGGCACGTTCGATGCCCCTGATCATGACGTTCTGTAGAGATTCTACATCATTGATTAGGTGAAAATCGACATTATACACCTCTAAGAGTAGGTGTTTGCCCATCGAAAATCTTTCCAATTCGGTTTGTGCAAAAAATATATTTATTTTATTAAAAATCCCTTTCTTTTATCACCAATATCAACAATAAATTCATAATCTTCATAAATTTCAGGTATATCTTCGTTCCAAACTGGTATTGCAACAGTGTTATTATACCTAAAATTAGGATTTCTACGAAATTGAACCTCAATGAGATGCCCATCTATGAATTCACAATTAATCCACTCATAATTTTTCTTTAAATTTTTTAAAATATCAGGAAATTCGACTTTTTTGTCAATTTTTTCCCATTTTGACCACTTATAAATGGGATTTTTTTCATCACGAGTGCCCAATATTACTAATTCTTGCTTCTCATGATGAAAATCGACACTTAAATGCTCACCTTTAAAAACTTCACACCAAAATTCTGATGGGTGAAAGTCATCTGTAGTTTTTTCTATCCATTCTATACGAGCAAAACGGCTCATTCCAAGTAAATTGAAGGATGGTCGAACAATATAAAAGTCGGGTTTAGGTACTGTAGTTCCAGAAGGACCACAAGTATAACCTAAACGCCGACTTATGAATAGTTTATTATAAACCCAAAGATCTTCCGAATGTATATGATTCCATTCATCATCACATTCTAGAAAATACATTACCTCTTTCCTTGCCCTCTATACTTTTTACGAGCGGAATTACGAGAAGACGCTGAGTATTTAGTATTAGACCCACATCCTTGCCGAGTATTCTTTGGATGAGACTCAACTTCTTTTCCACCACTTAAAGATTTTTTGATTGCCATAAGTTATTCTCCAATAATTTCAGTTTCAAGTTCTTCAGGTCGTGGAGAACCTGTCTGATAGAATTCGATTGACAGGTCCTCCATAACTTCGAAATATTCTTCCTCTGTGAGTGAGGAATAAATTTTTCTTCCTTTACAAAGAATATTGTAAGATTCGTTAGTCATCTCAAATGATTCTTGTTTTTTCGTGCCCAACGCGAATGCGAGGATCGCACCAAATTTCAAATCCCGATTCCTTTGCATCCAAACAGAATGATACATCTTCTCCACACATGTCCTGAACCTCACCAGATTCAAATACTTGCATTTTGGGTGCAAACCATGGATACTTCATTTCGGAGTGCTCAAAGACACCATGCTTAATCAGCAACCAACCAAAACCTGCATAATCTACAGTGAATGGTTTACGACGCTTTGAGATGCTTTCAACGGTTTCGTGATTCATCACACCACCATTATTTCTGAAGTCATCTTCTTCCATCCAATGAGCAACCGAAGTCGTGTGCCCATCTTCTGTTGCATACCAACCAGAAGCAATGTCTCTGTCCATCAGAACCAATTGCCAAAACTTTTCAGTGTTGAAAACAATGTCAGAGTCAATCCAGAGTTGCCAATCATATTTCAGTTTACCATCCCAAGGAATTTGGTCTGGTCCACGAAGAACATTTGCCCCAAGACACTTGCAACGTGCAAAGTTGACCATTGAGGAATAGTCTTGTGAGATTTGAATACTTGCGCCGCTTTGCACCAAATCAAAACAGAGTTGTACAAAGTTTTTCAGATAGGTATATGAAACACCTCTACCTGGAAGACAAAAGACAATCGACTTGCCTTTCACCATTTCTCTTGCAAGATTATAGTCCCATTCCTCTGTTGGTTTTTGAGTAGCGGGCGATTTTGCTTTTACCGTAAATCCTTTAGCCATAATAGAAAGCAGTTACTTCAGTATCATACAACATTATCTATAAGAAGTCAATCTGCCTCTGAGAGAATGACTTCAGATCCATCCATAGTAAAGCATATCTTAGTATCTTCATACCAAGAAAGTTCATTCATAATTTGCTCTGGAATTTTGATGAAGTAGTCTCCACTAATTGGATCAACCTCTATGGGCTCAAAAATATTCCCGGAATTTTTTTTCATTTCTATAAAACCTTTTTTCGTTTTTATATAGGGAAAAAAATTTTTATAATGAGAGTAATAATTAGCTCGCTTCCGTAACACTTTGTAGGTTACAGGGACCCATCGATTTTATATACGGGGGGGTTATCTTATAACGCGCCGCCGGCGGGGGCGGGCACAATACCCGGACCCCTGCCAAACACGAACGAATGGCACTGCCCCTCACGAACAACGCAAGGGGGTCAGGCACCCCGACGCTCCAGAGCAGCAGCGCGGCGATCGTTGCGGTACTGATCACGGGCACGGATCATCACTGCCTCAAGGTCAGCAACCATCACGCTGCCCAACCCTGTGACGCGGGTGATGGTCAGACCCTTACCCGAACCAACGGCGTGGGACGAACCACCGGCAGGCAGATCAGAATCACGAACGGAACCAATAGCAGCACCCCGCCCGTGTTGAGAGTTACGGCTGAGGGTCTCGCCCTTACGGGGACCGCGACGGGGCAGGCGGGTGACGGTGTAAACAGTCATCGGTTCAGGGGGTGTCGGTTGAGAGTATTGTAGCAGGTCGGCGGAGGGGTCACCCCCATTGAGTGCTGCGCCACCCGCTGATGGGGCAGGGGGCAACGTCACCAGCAAGGGTCTCTGAATACTGGGCGGCGAGGGCAGCGGCAGGCACCCCCCAATGAATGTAGGCGGAGGGGCGGGAACCGTTCTTCAGTTGGTCAGCACGGGAGATCCACTTGACCTGACGGGTCGCGAGGTCAGAGCAGGCAGCAAGGGGGAAACGCATCGGGTGTCGGTTGCGGTTGACTTTGAAATTCTACAGGGTCAGGTGGGCAGGGGTCAATACCCCAACCAGACCAAAAACTCACCGGCATCTACAGGTCCGAATTTGGCGGTCGTCCCGTAGTCGGTGCGGAAGTCATCCCAGAGGGAATGGTCCTTTGCTGCCTGGCAGGCGGTGCTCCAACGAATGCACCCGTTATCATCGGCGCAGTTCAGGAGCAGGGCAGGGAAGGTGGCGAAGGTCATCGGTCGGTGTCGGTTGACTTGAGAGTATTGTAGCAGGTCGGGAGGGGGTCAACCCTCCCACTCATCCTCTGGGGTCAGCACACAGACCAACGATTCCAGATGGCAGCAGTAGCTGTAGTCCTTCCCATGATGGCGGACCTTCCACACTGGGGCACCAGGCAGGTTGGCAGTGTGGGGACTCATTTCAATTCGCTCCACACCGTAGGGGGCAAGCATGACCATCGCTTCGGAGATGAGCATCGGAGGGGGGGTTGGTTGACTTGAGAGTATTGTAGCAGGTCAGGGGGTCACTGCCCGTCTGTGTAGTCTCCGATGATGACCCCGTTGCAGCGGACCTGGGCGTACCCGTACTCCTCAGACAGGGAGAGGCAGAGGTCCCATGCGCGGTCCTCATCGGTGGTCGTGTTCTCCCAGGGAGCGGAAGGGCAGATAACGTCGTAGCGGGTCATGAGGTCGTTTGCTTTGGTTCCCATAGTGTAAACCCCCCACCCGCGTCAGCAGGCAGGGGGTGTGCGGTTTCAGAATTGGACCTCCTGCAGGGTCGGGGCGTCAGCAGGCGCAGCATCCCCAGATTCAGCGGTCAGGGTCTCCAGAATCTGCAGCAGTTCGGCGCCATTAGCAGCGCGATTCAGCAGGGCAACGGCAAGGTCAGCGGTCATGGTTGAAATAGGGTTGAGGTTTGCTGGGCGTCTTTCAGGGCGCACCCGCTCCCGTATTGTATCAGGTCAGCGGGCGAACTGTGCCAGACTGCTGGGAGCGACGTGAGCAGGCGACCCGCAGGACCGGTAGAAGTCTACCATGCTCTGTGCTTCCTCCAGGGTGGGGAACCACTGGGAGCGCCACTCGCAAGCGTTGTAGGGGGTCTGGTAGCGGACTTCGATTCGCATGGGGTTGGTTGCGTTGTGAGAGAATTCTAGCAGATCAGGGGCAGGGGTCAACCTGCCCCGTAGGGGGTCAGCGGATCACCTTGACCACTTCGCCCTTGTGGCGAATCACGATGGAGGTGAAGGAGGGGTGGAACCCCTTGGCGCTGCGAACGGCACCTGCCAGGGAGGTGCAGTGGGTCATGCAGGATGCTGCATCGGGGGTGGAAGCAGCAACAACGGTGAAGTCGCGGGTCTTGGTGGTTGCCATGGGGTGGGGTTGTGAACTGAGAGAATTCTAGCAGGTCAGGGGGTCGGGTGTGACCCCCCAGCGGGTTTAGAAGTCGAACACGTCGCCGTTGATTTCAGCGCGGTTGACTTTAGGGTCGTCCCACTTCACACCGTCCGGGGTCTCTTTGGTGCCAAATTGATAGAATGCCTCCAGCAGTTCTTCATAGCAGCAGACATCATTTTCCTGAATGAAGTTATGAATGCTCTCATCATTCTCAATCCAGAGCACAACATTCCAGGTCTCATAATTGGTCCAACCGTTGTAGGTTTGGTCGGTGAGGCAGGTCTGGTAGGTAGTGGCAGGCATTGGTTTGTCTGTGGTTGACTTGTTAATTGTAAGGGGTCAGGTGGGGGGTTGGTGCCCCCCTTGTGCCAGTTCGTCAGGCGGCACACAGGGCAGAGTCCATGCAGACCTCGCGGGTCTCCACCAGCACGTAGTCTACTGCAATCTGCTGCTCCAGCTCATGAGCGTAGGCGTCAGCAGCAGAGCGGCAATCGAACAGGCGAAGGGTGCTAAAGTCCTGCCCTTCATAGTCGGCACCAGCGATGACAGCGTAGACTTGCATGGGTTGCTCCGTTTGGTTGACTTGTTAATTGTAAAGGGTCAGGGTGGGGTCTGTGGGGTGGTAGTGTGCCACCTTATCAACTGGCACACTGGAAGCGCCCGCTGTTGAAATTATGGTATGAAAAGACCTCACGGTTCACCAGTTTGAACATACCAAACTCATTGGTCATGACATAACCTTCAGCATCAATCCTCTCCTGCCCGATGTAAGCGGCAGGACCATCATTGCGGCACAGATAGAGACAATCATCTTTGATCGACTTTACCAGTGCCCACAATCCAAGCAGGTTAGGATCGCAGTCGAATTCAGTATTCACAACAGGACGATTCTCACGAATGCAGGCATTCAGTTGTTGCTTGATCTTTGCTGCCTCTTTATCAGTCACAAACTTCACCGCAAGTGCCATCACCCGTGCAAACTTGCAGACCTCTTCAACATCAGCGAACGATTCTTGCCCGTGCTGGATGTATGCTTGCGGTTTCACAAATTTGCAGTAGTGTGTATCAGTGATGATAAAGTTCATCGGGTGAGCAACAGCATCACGCAAATCATTCTCTGCCACGTAGACAGTGTGAGGGGCAACAATAATCTCCTGATAGACTACTTCAGGAAACTTGTAAGTGATCGTGTTGGGAGTATACTCATCGCTATCACCAAACCCAATAAAATCACCTTGAATGATACCATTTGTGCGAGGAAGATAATCAAAGCAAGCGTGAAGAATACGCGCAACTTCACCCTGATAGAATGCATCAATCTCTTCATGATTGTGAGCGATACGAATCTTTTTCTTGTTAAAGACCGCTTTGGTTCCTACAAAGAACTCACCGCAGGCAGGGTCAATACCCCAGACAATTGCAGGGGCACCATCAATCTTAACGCTCAAGTTACCAGGATTGACGAACCAATCCAGAACAGAAAGGTCACCCGTGAGGATAGAATCTTCGGGGTGCTCAAGGTGGGTGTTTTTCATGAGACTATTGTAAGGGGTCCTGTGGGGGTCTGGGGTGGGTCTTGTGCCAGTTGTCAGGGTGTCACAGACTCTTTAAGTTGCTCCGCAGGATAGTTAAAAAGTTTATTAATCCTTTCAACTTCACTCTCAAAAAACTCCATTGCTTCCAAAGGTTCAATGTCATACTTGTCAGCAAGTCTATCAAGTTTCCACCGCAGATTATTCATCTCCCAAAGTTGGGTGAGAATGAACAAACGAACTTCGTGCTTTTGTGTGTTTTTCATTTCAAATGAGGTGCAATTTGTGTTTGAAGTTAGGGAGGCATTGTGCCCCCCGATTCTTTATGTGAACATGAAACCATTCACAAACTCACTCTCATTGTAGACAGGAGAAGTTCCTGCCTGCCCAATGAACTTGTGAACGAACCAATCGAAGTTCCGTTGCAACACACATTCGCCCTTGATTCCGTGCTCTTTGAGAATCGCATTCAAACGCGATTTGGTGGTTGCAGACTGATAACCACCATCAAAGATTTGCACGAAGTTGTCACCAATGGTAGCAATGTGATTGCCGAACAGAAACACTTTGGACTCTTGAGTTTCAGCGTCAAAGGTGACTTCAGTGTTGCCAGACTTCCAGTTCAGGGAGTCACGAATGGCAGCATTCATCTGGGTTTCGATCTTGCGCATTTGGGGGTTTCCCTCTCAACAAAGGTAGTATGGACCAGATTGGGGGGAATCGCAACCCCCCTTGTGCCACTTTCCCAGGTGTCACAATCCCAATAGGTATTGAGCATACTCTACAGCATCTTCACGCTTTTTGAATCTTGCCGGAAATCCACTGTAACGAAGTTGACGATACTTAAACTTTCGTTCAGAATTTACAATAACATCGTTAGAATAGATCCAAAGTTCCCAACGACCTTGAGAATCATCTTTGTTGATTTTTTTATTTTTATTGGTGATGTAGGGTCTTTGGATGTGCCCTTTTTTGGTGGTTTGGTTGACGATCATGAGATGCAGTGTCTCAAGGACGAATGTAATTTATCAGGCTCGGGGGGAATCGCAACCCCCCTTGTGCCAGTTCCTAGACTGTCACATCCTCCAGCAGTTCGGGATAGTATTCACGAACCTCTGTAATCAGTTCGTCTTCATTGTATTTGTCGTAATTTTCCATCAGATAATCATAACAAAGACCCACCAAAGTTTCCATGTCCATGCCATCAATAATTTGCTGGACCAGGTGATTTTGAAGTTCAGAACGGTTCATCAATTGTCTCCAAAGTTGTTAGAAAGAAAGTCTTCAAGTTCAGTGAGTTTGCTCTCACTCATGTTCCAAATATATTCACTGATAACAGTATCCAAAAGGTCAGCATCTTCACGACACTTCTCTTTCAAAAACCACTCAAGTTCGGTTCGGTTAGTCATCTAAACAGTGGCGGTAGGTTTGATTCAGGCGAATGAGAATGTCATCCCAGAACTCTTTGTCCTCATCATCATTGTATTGGTTGTTATCTTCAACCAAACGAATCAGATTGTTGAGGTCATCAGGGGTGAGATAGTTCATTCAGCACCCTCCAACATTTCGAGCAGAGTATCATAAAGCACGGCAACATCTGTGCCCACAATCTCATTCAGTTCTGCTTCAGATTCATCATCGGCAAACGATTCAGTGTGAAACTCAATGAACCTACGAAGAGCATCAATCTGCTCAAAGGTGAGGGTAGTTTGAGTCATTTACGAAGAGGAGAATTGTAGTAACGACGAAAAGCAGTGAGAAGAATAATGCCCGTTGAAACAACACCAACCAAACCAAGGAAGGTGACAGCATCTCCAGTGAAAGTGTAAGTGTCAGGATTCATTTCAGTAATCATAATTTGCGTTCAGGTATTCATTGACATCGAACTTCTCATCACGAAGTTCGGGAATGTCAAGGTCGAAGATCTCCCCGGGAGCATCTTGAATCTCACTCCAGAGTTCATCAAACATGGTCTGTCTCTCAGGGACGAATGTAATTTATCAGGGTTTGGTCAGGGTCGCAAGGGGTCTTGTGCCACCTTGTCAACTGTCACATCATATCACCCTCAGCGATCAAACCCATGATCTCCCTTGCCGTAGCAGCAAAGTTAATGTGATCTTCCAAACCTTCTTTGGAGTATACTTCAAAGAGATCAGTTTCCCGATAAGTATCAAGAATCAACTGGCAAGCATCATAAAGTGCTGCGACGTTATGTTGACGGGTTGGGAAGGAAATCATCGAATTTCTCAGCGACGAATGTAAATTATCAGGAATTTACCCCCAGCGCAAGGGGGTTTGTGCCACTTCGAGAACTGTCACACTAGACGAAGATATCGACCTCTTTGATGCTAACATCGACATCTTCGTCACCTTCGAGTTCTAATACTCTGCGCCAATTAATATCCTCAAGATCTAAATCATCATAACACTCTACATCTAGAGTAACACGTACTAGGCGTTTGTGTGCTATCATGATATATTATGCATAATGCCTGTATGCTAGGTCCTGATAATCATGTGTGTCTCGTGCATAATCATCATCTAGATCTAGTGTATAATGCTCATCTAGATCCGCGTAATCGTTCGTGTATGTGTAGTCGAAATCGTAATCGTCGTACATAGCTCGTCGAGATCGTGTGAGTGACTTGTGTATTATAGCATAGAGCTCGACGAGATTGCAATAGGTATGCACATATCTCGACGAGATTCGTATGGTAGTATATATGAATCTAGATGCTTCTAGATGGGTCTCGACTAGATTATATGAGAATCTCGTAACATAATGCCTCGTCGAGATTCTATCATACTTTCATAAGAATGTCAAGTCTCGTCTAGATTTTATGAGGGTCTGTGAATTTTTATGGGGGCGGGGGTTGACAAACTGCGAGTCTTATGCTACGCTCGCTTAGCTCACAAGACCTGGAGGGGTTTATAAGCATTTAAGACACAAAAACCCGGACACATTTATAAGCACTTATAAGCATTTAAGACAAAGTTTTCCACACAAATACAATACTTTTCCACAGGTTTTCCACAACTAAACAAAATACACTTATATATTTTTTAATACATTTTTTTAATTAATTTAACCTTTTTTATCCTTTCTTTCTTGTGCTGCTGTCTGTGCTAAATGAATATTTGTATGAAGACGTTGTAGATTTGCATAACGATTATGCTGACGTGTGATAACAGAGTTTGCTTTAATTCTTGCAGCATTAACATTTGACTGCTGTGATGTAGGAATCTGTTCCATGAATTGAAAGAACGTCTTCATTGCTATACTTAAGACTGTAATGATATTTAGAATCTGGTTGATTATCATTCCAATGTCTTACCACTCCTGCAATAATAAAAGCATTAGTAATCAAATAAGATGCAAAGATGAATGTTCGAATCAATGCTATCTTATCTGACTCCTTATTACATTTGGATGCTTTCTCTCCTAATGCTTTTGCCCACAGTCTCCACAACTTCATTTATCAGATTCTTTTAAAAGTTTAACTTGATTCCATTGACTCTTATACACCAACACACAAGTATCATTCACTCTGTAATCACCAACTCTTACGCAGATTGAAATGTATTCATCACAGATAAATCGGACTTCACCAATCCAATCCCTATACTGAACAACAATACCTTCACTGAAAGTTGGTCTCATACAAATGCTGCTGTTAATGGAGTTTGTTTCAGTTGCATTGCTGTATAAGGAGTTGTGTCTTTTGGATTTATACGCTTACCAATGGTCTTACTATTAATGGGGGAGAAATACTCTTTTGTTTTGGTGTTGTAAAATCCCCAGATACATTTAACAGGTTTGCCAAGATTATAATCAAAGCACCGATCATAACAAATCCAAATCGCGGTGACATTGCGCTTGAAATCTTCATATTCATAATGCATTCCTTTTGGTGCTTTGTGAGGAAATTCAATCGTTGTCATAAACTGCACGAAGATACTTGGGATTGGTGCCGGCAGCAACATAGTGTTGGAGCATTGAGTCACATTGCTCCTTTGTCAGTTTCTTGGCATCTTCCTCAATCAGTTCCCAACCATGAGAAAACAATTCTTCAATACGATACAGTTGTGTCATGTGGTAAATGCCTCCAGAATACCAGAGTCATACTCTTCTTGCAATGCAAACTTTTGAGCGTTGATGATTCTTTCCATAATGCGATCGGTATAACGATCATCAAACTGTTTTTCATCTGCCAGAAGAGTAAATGCTTCGGTGTCAGATTCTGCAATCAGATTAATCAGACCACCATATTCACTGGAAGGAAACGGAACCCAGTAGTCTACAATGTAAAGATACTTCATTTCTTGTGTTAAATTACTCCTTAATTTTAGTCGAATGTATAGGATTTGTCAACTGTCGATTCAACTCAACTTTCATCTGAATCAAACGCGAATGTAGATAAACAGCATACTCATTGGTTGAAAGCAATGAGATCAGATTCTCAATTTGCAATAATGCCAGAATCAGTTTGGTGTTCTCATTCATAGAAACTCTGCAACAAAATAATCAACCGTCAGTTCAAGTTTAGCAGCAGTGTTCTCAATATAATCATCAACCAATTCGGGTGCATCCTCTTGAAGAATATGATAATACTGATACCACATAGGAGAAAGAGATTCAATCATTTGTGAGGGCGGTTGTAGGACTCAAACAGTTTAGCATCTCTCTGAATCAGAAAGGCATTGTAACCAATCAACAGAGATAGAATGACAATGCAATAGGCAATCGTTTTGCGATTCATCAGCACGCTCCTGCCATTGGATTCACATTCACCGATTCGGTATTGAAACCGGTCACATTATAACCCAGACCAATACGCTCTTCACACTCACGCTCAAAGTCACGCTTGCTGATACACTTGGTGCTCATTGTATCCACACCCTGAAACTTCAGCACCTTGTACATAAATTGAGTGCTTCCTTGAATCGGATAATAATCAACAACCATCGTGCCAGTGGTAGAGGTCAGTTGCATTGAGAGTGTCTCGCGATTACCTTTGTATTATAGGTCAGAACGACGGCACCACGTCGTTGCGTATGCCAGTTTCCGAACTGTCCATCTGCTCATAGAGAGTGTAAAGTTTGTTGTACAGTGCTGGCACACTTCCATACTCTCTGGCAATCATTCTTTCTTCTCTGATCTCCAGAAGTTGAAGTGCAGATAAAATCACACCAATTTCATGAACATTCAGTCTTACAAAATCTTCAGTCATTATTTCAATTCAATACGATCAAATACTAGCATACCAATTTCAAAAAGTAAATCTTCATCCATATCTCCCATCACACTGCGAATCCCTTCAACCACAGCAGTCTGCATGTATTCAGTGAATCCTTCATCCTCATAGATGTAATTGATAATTGCAGGTTTGAGTGCATCCGCAATCTTGGAAACAGAAGTGTTAGAGAGTTTCATTGTCATTGAATGTTGAGATACTTTTCGTTGCGAATCATATGGTCAAGAACTTCACCAATCATTTGACGGTAAGTTTCATCATAGTTTTTGCTACACTCTTCATAAGCATCATACAGTTTGGTGTAGAGTGTATCCCAGTGTTGACGAGTAATAACAGTCATCAGTAGTGTGCCTCCGAATAATCAAGTTGAGCAGAATACTTTGCAATGGCATCATAACACTTTGCCCGCATACCATCATCGGCACCCACAATGAACTCAAAGCAATACTTCATACGCTGCTCGGGATGTGAATTGATTCGTGCAATCTCTTGCTGTTGCTTGTTGTAAGCAAACATCTCACGGTCAGCAAAACTGGTGGTGTAGTAGGGGTGCATCAGGCGTTTCCGTTGATTACCTTGTAATTATACTGCCTGCATCAGGCGGTTCCGGAACCACTGTGCCACTTTGGGGGCTGGCACAGGGTTCTTCTCAATCAAATACTCCAGATATAAGGTTTCTTCTTGCTCTCGTGCCTCAATTTCATGCGGTTGATGCCAATACTCAATATCTTCGACGCATTCTTTACCATAATACATTTTTCCACGCTTGGACCGCAGCGAACCCACTACCCACTGTCGCAGATGTGTCAGTTCGTGCAAAAGAGTTTTTATATACAACTCCTTACACATATGCGTGTCAAGTTCAATCAGGAACTCACGGGGACGATAAGATTCTCCCACATAGTCACAGTAACCATAAACTGCTTCACGACGCAGACCACGATGAAGAATCTCCACTTCAATCTTGTGTCGTGGCAGAAACTTATTCAAAAACCAAGAGGTAACGTCCTCACAGAGGCGTTTAGAGTAACCATATCCAGAAGTTTGAATGTAAGACATTGCCCCCAATGCAAAAACCAAATGAATGAAAACATGAAAAGCAAACGGTCAAAGTTATTCAATTGCATCCGAACATTGCTCCTCCAATTGCAGCACCCACAGGAACAGACCAATAATATCCATTGCCACGACTCATACTTGCAGCAACACCACCACCTAATAGAGCACCCAATACAGACCGGGTTGGATTACAATATCTTCTACCATATCCACCATAACCATTCCCATAATACTGATTGGCAGGTCGATATCCTTGATTTACATTGTTGCAAGGAACATTGTAAGATTGCACACTCACACCACCGGGAACATAATTACCATATTGATCATATCCACCGGGTCGATAGACTTCTTGATTCTGAGTGCAGACTGCAAACTGATTGACCTGCTGTGCCTGAACTGGAACAGATAGAAGTGTCAGTGGAAGAAGAAAAAGAAGTTGTTTCATTGTTCAGCGAGCGTAAAGATAATCACCCGCCCAATCGGCATTCTCAAGCAACCATTCACGCTGCTCAATGATGCGAAGGTCATAACGAACACCTTTGGCAGGTGCTTTAGTGCTGGCAGGTTTATACACTTCACCAGTTTTCTTATCAATGAAGCAATGAATACTATCAAGACGATTGTTAATGAACATGTGAATCTTGTGATACTTACGACCAGTAGATGTCAATTCAAAATGATAATCTTTAGGAGCATTTTGACCTAGAGCATCACACAGCATGTGAGCATACTTGGTAACATTCAACTGAATGGTGTTACGGGCGTCTTGCTGGGCAGCGTAGTCAGCGAAGGTGGCAGTCATCGGTTGATTGCGTATGTGCTTATTATAGGGGCACACAGGCGCCTCTGGGAGGGTCAGTATGCCAGTTCTGAATCTGGCACATAGTAGTCGTCTTCTCCCAAGTATCCCATCCAATCTGCAGGTTCAGAACCATAAATTTCAATCTCACGGATTTCGTCAATCAATTCAGACAGTTCAACAGAATTCATTGGAGGTTCTCTCAACTACAAGTATATTATAACAGAAAACCCGCCTTTTGGGCGGGTTCCTTGTGGCAGTTACTGAACTGGCGGTGGAAGTTGTGGGTGATTCATTTCTACTGTAGTCTTTTGAAGATTAAACATTGCACCGTCAAGAACTTTGGCAATAGGACCAAACCCAACAGTTGCAGCGATAATCCCAAAAATCACACCAGAAATGAAGTTAAACATCACTGATTCAAAGAAACAACACCACCATCAGGATCTACATCCACAATTTGAGAAGGACGAACACCAAACTCAAAAGGAGTCCAGTTACGATCTTCTTTCAATTTGAGAGCGCAAAGTTTTACAGCATCCCACAACTCCATCAATTCATCTTTTGTAGAATCAATGATTTCAGTTGCCTTGTCTGCTTTTTTGCCACTAGGAATATACAAGTGAACTTTAGATCTCCTACCTTCCGCAACATCTTTCAAAATGTGGGAGAAATTGCGAGGAACATATGTTCCATTCGGTTCAGCACAAATAATGCGTCCAGCAAAACCTTCTTCATCAATTTTACCACCAGAGGTATATCCTTCAGCAGCAAGATATTCTTCTGCCTCATTACAAGTAAAGGTGCGAAGACTTTTATCTGGATAGGATTTACTGTGAATTTTCTTAACAATTCCAGTCACTTTTTTCTGTTCAAAAGTATGAGGAATAGAGTTCACCCAATCACGAATTTCATCTTTTGAAACAAGATGATCTTGACGATTGACCCAATTAAGACCACGAGTCACAAAATCTTCATCTGTAGAAGATTTACTTGCAGGGTGACTATTTGCGCCCAGACCAATCTCATCAAAAAGATCTTCCAGAGTATAACCGTCGTTAATTTCATAGACATCAAATGCCCAAGCAACTTGTCCACGACGGGTCAGGGCACGAAAACGAGTGAAACCATCAATCAGTTTCAAAACTCCTTCAGCATAAGTAACAATAGGGGGAAGTTGATCGTAACGAATACCACACTCAAATTCACCATACAGGTTTTCCGTGTTGATATTGTCAGTGCCACCAGAACGAGCACGATTTTTGATTGTCTTACCACCAACATCAATATTGGACAGATCTTCTACAATGGTAGTTTTGTAGGTTCCAGTGCGAAACTTCCTTCGTTTTTCCACAGAAGGAAGACGATTTACGTCAGGAACTTCACAAATGCTAATAGGGGTGTGTGTAGACATAATAAGTAATAAAATGCAAACTGCAGGATTAGATTGAGTGTTTGGCAAATTGCCTTTTCAATCTCCAAGTATTATAGGGCAAGCGGGCAGGAAAGTCAAGGGTTCTGTTTCGGTTTTGTCACATAAAGGACAGAACGCTCTCGGTTTGGTTGTGTATCCTTTCTTGTGTCATTTGGAAATATTCTGGATTCATTTCAACACCAATAAAGTTTCTACCACACTGTTTTGCAGCAACACCAATTGCACCACTTCCCATACAAGGATCAAATACAGTGTCACCAATGTTTGAACTTGCCTCAATCAATCTTGTCATAAGTTTAACTGGCTTGGGTGTTGGGTGATCTTTATATCTCTCTGTTGCACAACGCCAGACAGCAGATTTACAGTGCTCATTGAACACTGCTCCCGACTTTTTGGCAAACACACAATTCTCTATACTGGACAACCATATATGTTGTCCGTTCATTGGAGAAGGATTAGTTTTCTCCCATATACAGTGCCTCACAGATAAACCGTGCTCGATCAATCGGTTGCGGATATGTGAGACCTGAACTGAACCACAAAAAATATAAATGCTCCCGTAAGTCACGCGAACAACTTCATCGATAAAGTTGTCAAGTGGAAATGTAATAATGTCTGCGTGACTTTTGTCAAGATTTCTCAATCCACCACTCTTACGATTTACCTCATCATATGGTATATCTGTAAGAGTAAGCGAAATGCTCCCATCAGCAAGTGACGGGAGCACATTCATACAATTATCGTTATATAATTTTACTTCACTCATACATTTTTGATTTATTTATTCATTTGTAGTGTAGGGACAGGCATTCCACCTTCAGTGGGAACATAGATGGTCACATTACCTTTGTTGGAACCTTCTTCCAGTCCAGTAATGTACAGATACTGAAGATACTCACGGTTATCTTTCAGTGAATTGCCGATGATTTGGTTTGCTTTTGCAACACCAGTGGCACGGATCACTTCAGCATCAGCAAGTTGTTGAGCACTATCTTTCTTTGCTTGTGCCTCCAGAACTGCAACTTGACGAGTGTATTCTGCTTTTTGAAGTTCTGCCTTACCTTGCAGAGATTGTGCCCACACATTATAGAGAGGACCAACCACTGCATTGATAATCATCAGACTCAAAAGAAAGGAAACGCCAATGATACTAGCGTTACGAAGAGTGTTATCAGGTTTCATTTTGTTTCTCCAACATAAACATAATCAGGATGTTTGACTTTGAAAGCCTCTACTTGTTCTTGAGTTTTCAGGAACACCGAAAGCGTAGTGTTAGGATGTTCCTTATAATAATACTTTACACGAATCATATTCATAAATCAAGCAGCAAGGGCACCAGAGGGAATTTCAACGACTTCAGGAAGTTTGCTGTCGTCAAACTGATGCATATTATAGCACACCCATTCACCACTACGGAAGACATAGGCATACTCTTCACTGTTGCCAGGAAGAAGATACTCACACAGGTCAGCATCAAGGCGAGGAGGGCAATTCTCACCACGAGCACTATAATACTCGGGTTTCTTATCTTCTGCCCAACAAGTGCTCATCTCACCACCATCAATCAGTTCAGCAGCAAGTTCTTTGCTGTTGTAGTGGGTGCGAAGAATGCGACCCAACCATTCGGGATAACCATCCCAATGGTGGTAAGCAGAGAGAATAGAACCGTCAGCAAGTTCAAGACCGATGCGAGAGCGAGTTGCCATTGGGGCGTTTCGTTGATTACCTTGTTAGTATAGGGCATCCACCAGCGGATTCTGGGGGTCTTGTGCCACTTCCTCAACTGGCACACCATTGATCCTTTGTTGAGCAATCGAAAAGTATTCTTCCTCTCGCTCAATGCCGATAAAGTTTCTATTTTCCATTTTAGATGCGATTCCAGTGGTGCCAGCACCCATACAGGGGTCCAGCACCAGATCTCCCTCATTAGAGAATGTTCTAATCAACCAACGATAAAGATCTACTGGTTTTTGTGTGGGATGGTATTTTCCTTCACCTTCTGCAGTCTTGAAGTAAATGACACTGCGAGGATACCTCAACCCACTATCATTCTTTACATGAACTGCTTTTGTCTGAACACCATATGCTTCAGTATCTCTTACTGCAGTTCCCTTATCATATGGGGTTCCTTGTGTCATTTGGGGATTGTATGTTGGTTGCTTCTTATAAAACACTACAATATCTTCGTGAGCACGTAGAGGTTGTTTCTTGGCATTCAGATAACCAGTTGCTTTTGATTTTTCCCATACCATTGTATACTTGAAGTTCCTATAGTTTGAGGCAATAAGGACACTTGTAAATGGTTGTGCTGCTGTTGATATGATGGGGCACGTTGGTTTGCATATGCGGTCAACATGCTCCCAAAACTTGGGATAATCAATGACGGTATCCCATTCATTTCTTTTGTTCAGAGTTCCATAAGGAAAATCTGTCAATAACAAATCGATGCTCTGGGGAGCAAGATTCCCCAGAACATCGAACATATCATTATTGTGTAATACTATTGGAGATGTACTCATAGAACCGATTTAACTCGTTTAAGTCTAAACTAAATTTTTCACGATAAATCGGTTTCTTGGAATCTCTCTTCTTAATATCATTAACAACAAATAATTCAAAACTCCTACCCGTTGCTTCTTTGCAAAGTGCTTGATAGTATCGGAGTGTTGATTCTGCAATAGATTTTTGCCCACAGAAGAGAACAAATTTAACATCACTGTCGGATGCTCTTGAAATCTCAATGAAGTTCGCAACTGCTCTCATACAATATGAAGCATCAAGATATGCTTTACATTCGACAGCTATCTTCAAAATGTTTTCGAGAGTTCTGATGTGACGATCCACTTGTACATTGTCCCTACTTTCATTCAAGCAATGTGCAGTCAAATAGTCGTTTTTAAGAGATTTTAATTGAGAAATTAAAGAAACTATATCGTCAACAAGATGTTCAAAAAGATCTCCAGAAGCATTTGCTGCTGCTCGTGGACCTTTTCGATCATAAATTTGCTGTAGGTTATTAAGATCACGGACATAATTTTGGACCGCGATGGATGATTCGGTAAACATAGATTTTTCGTAATTGAATTCGACCTTTACTGTTGTGGGGGCACCTGTCGAACATTCCCTTATCCACAAAATCATAATACAATAAAAATGGGGGTTTGTCAACCCCCATATGCCAGTTTGCTAACTGTCCTCAACTATCATACATCCTACACTCTAATGCGTCAGGATTAGCATCGCAATAAAGTTCAAAAGCATTCGGATCGTGATCATCATTGGGATGATTTGCTTTATATGATTTAAGTGATTGCAATTCTTCTTCGGTATGTCTTCTTGCTTGTGGAGATGACATAGGATCATTCAAAAGATCCTTATCTCTTTGAATGTGTTGATCTATAGTGCTCATTGTTTTTTATCGGTATGGTATATTTATTTTTTACTCACTTAAGGGACTACCTCTCCAATTCTTTGGTGGAGGTGGGTCACATTTTCCTTCAAGCGAACGAACTAACAATTCGGTAAATTTTTCCATTTTTTGAGGATGAACTGTAGCAGGGTTGTCATTAATTGCCTCTTTGAGTGCTACAAGTTCTTCCCATTCTTCAGGAGTGAGAATTTCGGGTCCTGTTTTTGCAAGTGTCATAGTGTTGTTGCGGTGTGTCCCAAATGTTAGCATTTCAATATATTAATATCTAGTAACTTAATGTTTTCTTTGGGATCGCGTTACAAACATTTACATTATAATTCAACAATTGTATCTCTTTTAACATCAATGAATAAAAATTCCATCGATTCATCTGAAAGATTTCCACCGTCATGAATATTATTCATAACATCATATACCTGAACAATACCCTCTTTCCAATATATTTTTTCGCCCATCCAAGTCATATAGCATTTTTTTCTGTCTGGTATAGTTAAAGGTATTTGAATTCTTTTGTAAGGTTCTCGATAAATGTTCGGATCTTTATGTGCTATCAATATAGTTCCTGGTTCAAACAAAGAATATCCAGAATATAATATACTATCATTTTGATGTATTCGAAATATTTCATCTGTCATAAATTTTTTTCGAATTAAAATAGTTTTCGAAATACTTTTCAACCAATAATGTGGTATAAACTTATTACAATACCCATTTGTAGTTGGAGCTTTTTTAGTTGGAAAACTAGTTATCTTTGCCCACTTATATAAAGTTTGCAAATCATTTTGACTGACCATAATATTTCGAAAAAGGATTATTCGGATAAGTTCTATAAAATTTAACTATAGTTCTTTCATTATTTAATTTAATTTTTATATGAAAGAAAAAATCATCTTCCAAGTAATTAATAAATTTTTTATCATAAAGATTTATTTTACTTTGATCAATATCAAAATGATTTAATAGAATATTTTTTATCTTATAAAAATTTTCTTTCGTTTGAAATGGAAATATTTCTATATTAATGGAATTATCAATAAAATTTCCAATCTTGTCAAAATCACCAGCAATCCATACATCATAATATATATTTTTGAAATATTTAATAATTTTAATTGTATCACTAAAAAATTTTGATTTAAAAGATTTATATGTATTTAAATAAAATCCACATTTAAAATTACTTTCAAATGGAATTTTACGTGTAAAATAAAGAACGGGAAAATTTACATTAATATTAAAAAAATTTAAAGTATCTTTGTCTAAGTATTCATTTGGACCTTTACTTAGATAAGAAATATGAAAATAATCACCATCAGATGTAGTATTTGATGACGTAATATTGCACTCATATTTTGATAAGTCCAGTTTTGGACATAAATTCAATAGTTGATTTTCTATTTTTTTTAAATTAGATTTCTGAGGAAAATTATTTCCAAATTTATCAACACAAAAATGATGAGAAACATGATTGCTACCCTCTGTAATCTCTTTTTCAAACATTTTGTATCTTATCATAACCTAATAGTTTTTTAGAAAGAATTGCATTGCAGAATATTGCAAATATTGCTGCAAAAATGGATTATTTGGATAAGTTCTATAAAATTTTACTATTTTACCATTATTAGTTATTTTTATTTTTATATAAAAATAAAACTTATCAAGACTATAATTTTCAAACTTTTTATCATACAAATCAATTTTTTCTTTTTTAACATCAAAGTTTTTTAACAAAATTTCTTTAATTTCATAGAAATTTCTTTTTGACTGAATGGGAAGTATTTCTATATTAATACTATTATCAATAAACTTCCCATCAAACGTAAAATCACCTGCTAAATGCCCACCGGTTTTTACATTATTAAACAAAGAAATAATTTCAACAGTTTCATTAAAAAATTTAGATTTAAATGTTTTATAAGTGTCTAGATAAAAACCACACTTAAAAGTTTCTTCAAATGGTATTTTTCTGGTAAAATAAAGAACAGGAAAGTTAACGTCAATTTTGAAAGATTCTAAAATTTCTTTGTTTAAAAACTTTTTATTGGGATTAAGAGGATCAGTCACATAAGAAATATGAATATAATTATTTGGAGATGTAGTATTTGATGATGTTATAGTGCATTCATAATCATATTTTGATAAGTCAAGATTGATACTAGATAATTGTTTTTCAAGAATATACTGTTTGGATTTTGGGTGAAAATGATTTGCAAATTTATCTACACAAACATGAGATTCAATATGATTACCTTTGGTGATTTCCTTTTCAAATAATCGATATCTTATCATTTTGAAAATACCTCAGAATGATTTTTACCCTTAATAACTTTCTTATCAGATCCATAATAAATCCAAAATGTACCAGAGTACCTAATACCAGAAGTAACGGGTTTTACTTTATGATAAAACATCCAGTTTGATGGAGAGATAATAACATCGCCAATTGAAGGACGATAAGTTTTATTGCACGAAGCAAAATGCAACTCACCTCCAGTATACTCGTTGTTATCATTTAAGTAAACATTGCAGGTTAAAATATTTTTTCTTCTCATAAACCACATAGGAAATATCTCTTCAATGATATCATCATAATGATACTTAAATTCGGATTGATTATTATATCTTCTTACAATCATTTCTGAAGGATGAAGATTTTTGTTCCCATAATATGCCCAATTAAAACCTCTAACTCTTTCAGAATATTGTTTTAAACCTTTAGTTAAAGCTTTATTTTTGATACTTCCAATGATCTCAATATCAGGATCAAAATAAGAATCTGTTTTATCGTTTAATAAACCATCAGTATAGGGAGCAGACTTATCTCTTTCACCATTTGAGTTTAAATTATGAATGAGTTGCTCACATTCATTTGGATTAATAAAAGACTTTAGATACAAAATATGATCAGATAAATTTAATAAAAACTTATCTTGATCAATTTCATTCTCAATTGAATCTACATTAGTAGATATTTTTAAGTTTTCCATTATTTTTTAAATACGAATGTTGAAAGTCCAACACCAGATAAAACATTTTTTAAATTTCTTTTTAAGTATCTAGAACTTATTTCTAAAGTCTGAAGGTGTTTGGTTTTTTGATTTTTTTGAATCGTAGATAAGTTATTTAACCAGTAATCAAGGGTTGGTTCAAGAGCATAATCATAATGATCTTCAAAATAGATTAAATCAAAATTGTGAGATTTAAACATGTCGATCCATTTATCTTTACTATAAGTTTTCATTAGAAAATTATTTAAGTATTTTTCACAATGAGAAATATCAGTTTTTAAATAATAATCTCTTACAATAATTTGATTTGAAGATTTTGAAAGTTGGGTTAGAACACTATCAGGTTGATATAAATGACAAAATGATTCAATAAACACTATTGAATCATACACCTGATTAAAATTATAGTCAAGTAAATCACAAAGTATTACATTTTCAGATATGTTTTCTTTTACATATTCATATTGACGTTTTGAGTTTGTAATTGAAATAACCTCACAACCCAAATCTTTTTGAATTACTTTTGCTGGTCCACCCCAACCACATCCACAATCTAAAATTTTAGAATTGGGTTTGAGGAATTGATAAAGATGTTGAACTGCATTATACATTATATCACCATCTCCCCACCCAACATGATAGTGAAGATCCTCACCTAAAACTTTTTTCCATAATTCTGGATCTGTATCAGAATAAAAATCTTCAATTTTCATTTAACACCATTGTCCTATTTAAATCTACTATTAAATTTATCCGATCTTTTGAGGTATTATTCCAACCCCTATGCTCATAAAAATCATTAAATGCAACACATTTTCCTGCATTCCAACTTCTACATTCATTTTTTACACAAAATATTATATCACCTTCAGGAACTATTAGTCCAAGATGAACTCTAATAATATTTTTGCTTCCCCTATGCGGAGGAATAATGCCATTTGCTGGGAATTTAGCAACAGAAATTGAAGTTACTTCAGAAAATTTAGAAAGTAATGATATCGTTTTAGGAAATATTTTTTTACCAATAGGAGTTGGATTTGACTGATTTGAAATTATTAAAGTTTCCCATATTTGCTTATCGTTCAGTTGTAGCTCATATCTGCTATGAGATTTTTTAAGAGCATTCAATTTAATTTGAGATTCATCCACGTTAGCCATATTTTTAGAGACTTCGTGCATATCTTTCCAAATTAAATAATTTTTATCAACTCTCAACAAATCAAAAAAGTTAAAAGTTGATTTAAAATTAAATTTTAAATATTCTTCTAGAATTATGAAATAATTAGATTCTAACGAATTGCAAACGTTAAACCTAGAAGTGTTAAGGAAACTCATAATCAATATGCAAAACTTTTAAGGGAGAATATTTACATTCAAAATAATACTCATGATTTTCATAACCAAAGTTAGTTTTCATTGGTGATGTAATATCAACTTTTTTTCCTTTAATTTTTAATTCAATATTATCTGGAACATTAGAATAAAATATAATGTTATTATATTTATTTTTATATTTCCATGGATCTTTATGCTTTGGAGTTCCATTAAATGCTTCTATGTAATGGACACCATATATTCTTTTATCTGAAAATAAATCAATCAGAGATGGGTCAATTGATATATTATTTTTCAAATATCCATTTTCAATTTTATTATATTTTTTTCCCTCTAGCATAAAATCATCTACAGTAGATTTTTTGTAAATTAAATGAGAATAACACATATCCTCAGAAAATTTTATCCACAAAAATCTTAGTCTATGTTTTTTTGAATTCTTTTCCATCAAAAAATGACTCATCTTTGATGAAAAATTTCTTAGCGTAGGATTCTCCAAATCCCATTCTCTAAAAACAAACCATTTATCATTATCACAATTTAAATTATCAAGAAAATTTTGTATTTTATCTTTATTATTTAAAATTTTATCAACTAGTTCCATAACTCAAATACACCAACATCACTATTTTCTTGAATATCAATACTGTATTCTACATTTTGGTTTAAATCAGAATAGTCATATTGAACAAAACTTTTACCATTTACAATACAAGATCCCTTCAAACAAACTATACAAGAATATGATGCATTTGATGATATTATTTTTTCATTTTTTTCCATCAATTTAGCAGTCCAATTTTCATTTTTCCTCCATGGATTAAATGAAATAAACTTACTATTTTCTAAAGATTCACAAACTACATGAGAATTGACATAATCTTTCAAATTAATAAGAATTCCAGATGATCCTCCCCCTTCTTTTTGTATAACATTTCCATCCTTGATAACATAAAATCTACCATAACCATACTCCAAGTATGTAAATTGAGTAAATCTTTCTTCAGATTTTTCAAATCCAATGCAACCTTTTGGTGCTTGATGGACGCAAAGAAAAAATTTCTTTGATCTATAGGTCGTATTAAATGATCCTGATTCTGATTTTGAAAAGTTCATATTTACCCATTATTCTCTAAAAATTTATCAAAGGTATCTAGGTCATCTTTAAGTTCCTTTTCTTTCTTCTGGTCGTGATAATAAGACCAGAGAGCATTATGCACATCCATGAGATTATCAATCCAGAAACCTGCAGGATAAATTCCTAGTGTATCTTGAAGACCACGATGACTGGTTCCTTCACTTTCTGCTTTACACATAATATAGCAGATTGCCTGAACCATATCAATCTTATCTGATTCAGAAAGCATAAAATACTTTCCTACTGCTCTTTGCTTTGCTTCTTCAGATTCTTTCTGGAGTTGTTTGCAAGCATCAGAATCCCACCATTCTTGTAGGGATTTGCCGAATTCGTTATGTTCAGTCATCTTTATGAAAAAAATTGCCAAAGAATCCGGAGTCGCCCTGTTTACGATTCTCAAGTTTATCCAGAAGACTATCGGTGGTTTGTAGAGTTTCAATGCGATGAATAAGGTCTGCAATCACACTACAAACCATTGGACGCTCTTGACGGGCAGCATATGATAGAGCATTACGCAGTGCCGCTTCTGCTTCTTTAAGTGATTCTTCAACTGATTGTGATAGTGCCATAATTAATTCGCCTTTTTAATAAGATAAGATCCATCACCATTATCTACCCATTCAATTCTATCACCTTCTTTAAAATCCGCTGCTTCTAATAGGTCTTCGGGAAATGTTATACAATATTCATCTTTATCAGTATCTTCATCTCTGACCACTTCAACAGGAAGAACCCACTTTTTTACTTTATCCTTCTTTTGATTAGCAACAAGATACTCAAGATCACTATGACCCCAAGGTCTCATACCATCATCCTCCACTTCTTCTGGATAATAGTTTTCTTCCCAAACTTCCCAGAAATCATTCCAAGATTTTTTGCATTCTTCTGACGAATCATCGTTATCACACACAAGATGTTCTTTTTTCTCAACATATTCATCATATGCAGGAATATGACCCTTACCATTACCATTCAGGAGTGCCAAGAGATCATAACAACGACCAGTATGATGCTTGAAGTAATGATACTCTTCATTCACAATACCTTTGATAGTATCATAGATTTCTTGTGGGGATACTTCAGCAGAAACCAAAGCATCTCTCACCCAAGTCTCAAGTCGTTCAAGTGAATACTTTTTGTAGTCAAAGTTGTCCATTTTGATGCTCCTTAACTGCTTGTTCAATTATAACACCCAACTCTTTGCCGGTCAATCCATTCAACCATTTCCAGTTTGGGTCTTGCGGGTCCCAATCTGCCGTATAAGACCCATCGGCATTTTGTGTGATTTTAAAAGTATCTTCCATCAGAACCAAGAACCATTCAGTGACTTATGAGATTGCTTCAGTGCTTTGTAAAGTTTTTTAATTTCTTGATAGGATTCTTCTGGTTTCATCTTCCCACCAATTGCCATATTCACCAGATAGGAAACATGATGAGAAAAGTTATTGAGATTGTTGATTTGAGCAATTTCAAGAAAACTTATTCCGGCATCTGGATTGATTGGAGGAGTTGGAAATAAAAACTCCTCTTTTGCTTGCTTTGCAGTTGTCATTTGTCAAGTGTATAATTATTTAAATTATAAGGTTCTGATGCCAGAATGTCAATCCTTTCATCTATACCATTCATAGAGTTCATAATTTCATAAAGAACATTTGTGGTTTCAATGTTTTCTTCTTCAAGTTTTTGAACTTTCATTTCCAACTCTGATAACCTTTTATAAACATCATCCATAGGGACTTCATCTAACTTGCCCCACTTCTTTTGAAACCAGTTTGGATCACTCATAATACACCTACAGACTTTAAATAACGACGATATGCCATAAACCTACCCACACTTGGTTGCCCTGAAACATTCAATTGATGGCAGATTTCACAATATTGAATCCATTCATACCAAGGAGTAGTAGGATCTAATTCGTGATAAGGATAATCAGAGTTTTCCACCTACCTGCCCAGTATAAGTTTTGGATTCAGTGAAACCTTCCTGCCGTCCTTTAAGGAGAAAACGGGTTGCTGAAATACACGACTCTTCAGTGAGAGAGGTGATAAGTCCATTACCTTCTTTGTCCGTTGAATACCAGAGTCCATACTTTTTCTCATCAACATAAAAGGCATCATCGATTAGTTTCTTTTCGGTCATTGACTTTCTTTACAGTTTCGTGCAGTTCTTTAAGTGCTTGAATGGTTTCAGGAGTTTCTTCCCAACTCCAATCATTGTCATTTTTGTCTTTATAAGTTCTTTCAGTCATACTTGTAACTCAATTTAATGTCTTTCTTTTTTAGATTGTAACGGTCAATGTGCTGCTTTCGATGGTCTTCAGTTTGAAAATAGCACTTGCGGGTTTCTTTTCCGTCTTTATGCACCAATTTGTAAGGAAATTGGTCAAAAGGAAACTCTTCAGTGTGTTCCATAATGTTGATTGCTCACGGTTTTGAGTATAGGATGAGATGTGGGATTTGTCAAGTCATTTAAATCCCTTTGTCTTCTCTTTGATATCTAACACTTCAATATGACTCAAAAATTGATTTGCTGTTTGCAACCACGCTGCCTGCACTTCCATATAATCTTCAAAAACAATCTCTCTACCATTAGAAAGAATTAACTTATAGTGATGACGATTATAAGGGTCGTTTGATGTTTGTTTGAATGTCTTCACTTCTTGTTTATTGTTGTCAGTAGAGTCCAAAACCAAACCTCCAAAAGAATTAGAATAATAATCTCAACAAATACTGGTGGCAGACTCATTCTTCATCATTCCACGGAGGAACTTTTTGCATAATCTCTTTAATTCTTTCCACCACAGCAGGGTCTGGTGGTTCATTGATTCGTCGCACAAGTTCATCATATGCTTCTGCGGATACAATAATCCTTTCTGGTTCTTGTGCCAATCTCAACCTGCGTTCTGGACTGATAGTTAGATTGTAAGGGTCATCATAATCATAGATGTATTCTTGAAACCACCCAATACTCAAACTCTCCCAGAACTCACCATAACCCCATTCATCACCATCATTATAACAGTCAAGAATATACAGGACATTACGAAATCCATCAAGAAAGTATTCCCATTTTGTTGGGGTTTCAAATCTCATTATTTTTCCTCACTCGTTCAAGAAATGCAGTTGCTTGCTCATCCAATCGTGCAATCAAATCCTCAATATCACTAATTGCAATCTCATTATACTCACGATTGAGGTTCTCACAACGCAAAGCATCAATCATAGATTGAAATGCAATCATTTGTTGATGTTCTGGTGTGATGGGTGTGCCGTGAGTAAGTCCAGCACATTCCATATTGTAGTAATCATTATATCGTTGAAGAACACGATTACTCTTCTCACGACGCTCCGCTTCTTCAAACATTTCGTCAGGGTATGGTTCTTGATTTCTCATAAGTTCTTTCAACCTCTGTTTGCCGTATTCAGTGAGTTCGTGTTTTTGTTTGCGGAGTTCTTCTATTTCTTCTTGTGTGAGATTGACCCAAGGCATATCATCGTTCATCGCAACATCTCCTTGATTTTACGCAAACAATCATTAAATCCATCCACAAGCAATTCAGTATCTACATTTTGACTTCCTGCTGCCGATTGTTCTTTAGGCAACCATCTCTCCACTAAATCTACAAACTCATCACAATAATATCCAAGTTCATCTCTTACCATATTGTAGAGTTTTTGAGATTTATGTTTCTCCACCAATCTATTCACAACCTCATCGGTAATGTATGAAGCAGGATTATCTTTCTTATCCCACTCTACTTCATCAGCAACTTCATCTGGTGTATATTTTTTATAAGGATACTCTTCTATTTGTTTCATAACTTGCTTCTGGTAGTAATCTTCAAGAACTCCATATACATTTACATCTCTGACCTGACGGATATAATCTTCTCCCCTTCTTCGCACAAACCACACATAAGCACCAGAAAAACTATCCGTGTATTCAATTCTATAATATGTTTTTGTATCATAATCTACTATATCAACTTTACCCTGACGCATCAGCATCATATCAGGTTCTTTTTCTGCTTCTTCAAGTTTATTGAGTTTCTCTTGAAGAATAGCAATATCTTCTTTGAGTTGTTGAATGGTTTCAGTCATAAGGAGGTTTGTTTCATAGGGTTATTATACGACAAAAGGCACCCGTTTTCAAGTGCCTCTGTTCCAGTTTGAGAAGTGTCCTTTAATCGGGATACTTCCCCTTTCGCACCTCATTAAACCAAAGTCCTTCAAGCAGACGACGAGTTTCACCATCCATAATAACAGCAAGCATCATACCATCAACAGTATGCTTTTTCTTAAACCAATTATGACTTTCATCATTAAATTGAAGACGAAGATATTCTTCATCATTATAAGAGACAAACTCAAACTTACCACCAAAATCAAACTCCATTTTTGGTTGAGATTTATGTGTCTCAATCTCTTTGAGGAGTTCCAGTTTCTTTTGAAGCACTTTGATTTCTGCTTCTGTCTTTTCAATATCAGATTTGTAAGTCATTTGTTTCAGGTAAGGAGTAGCATCCATCACACCATCTTTCATTGCTTGTCTAAAGGCATTACGCAGACCTTCATCAACTTCTTCGGGATGTTGCTTCCTTGGTTCCCAGTTTGTTGGTTGTCCTTCGTTGATTTCAGTTGGTTTCCAATCGTTATTCATTTAAGTGATTACTTATAAGATAATTTATTAAAGTTCATTTAGTCAGTTCCAGCATATTTCATATGAGTATCATATCCACCTCTACTATAACCTTTATCATAGGACAAAATCATCAATTTTCGTATATCTCTCCATACAGCAGTAGGAAGTGGATAAAATTCCATAAGAGCATCAAGTTGATCTAAAAGTTCAGGAATTTCTTCAAATTTTTGTTCTAATGTCTGGGGAGTTGGTTGATATTCAGTCATCGGTTCTGGTAAAAAACCTTCATGGATAATTCGTGGTTTTGGAAACTCTGGTTTATTCATCATATCTCCGCATCAATAATCATAAAATTGATCGGTTACTTTATAATCTTTATCCCGCACACGACCAGCATAAGGATCAATGGAACTTACAGATTCTTCCATATCAGGAACAACTTCATAACGGTAAATATAATCGGCATTTCCACCACAATCAACAGAGATTACATTTCCGTCAGGTAAAGTACCAATATAATTGAAAGTGTACTTATAGTAACTTGAAAATTTCACCTTTACTTCACCGTATTTTTCAATAAATTCTTCTTTTGTCATTTTAGGTCAGCAGGGTTGTTTGTCTATGAGAGTATTATACGACAAAAGGCACCCGTTTTCAAGTGCCCCTGTGCCAGTTCTTCAAGTGTCCTTCTCTACCTCTTTTTCCAGTTGCTTATAAAGAGCATATTCGTATCCACACAAAAATGCACTTTCCACCCAACTGATAAGAATTTGTTTCCTTTGGTTCTCATCCTCAATTTTTATGTCGTCCATAAAGTATTCATACCGATATGTAAATCTACCATAAAAATCTTCATAAAACCACTTGTTAAATGAAAGTTGAGCATCTTCTTGGGGGTCAAGATATTCATTAGCAGGATGTTTCATAGTGTATCAAAAGGTTGTTGTGCGTCTTGATACCATACTCTACTAAAACACAACCATTTCTCTGTGTCGTGCTCCATCTGTGCCATCCAGTGCAAACCTTCAGTATCTACAGCATCAAGATAATGAACACCAGTCTTGGGGCAGATGACTCTGGATACTTGTGTGAATTTTAGTTTGTTAGTCATCATCAGAACTCCAAGTATTCATTTTGGTGCTTACATTACTACTTTCCCAACCTTCATCGTATCCTACTTTGAAACCTTCTGTGTAGATTAATGCAGAAAATTTCAAGAGTTGTTTTTTGGTTGATGTAATATTATCTGGAAATTCATCAAACCCACAGGTTTTAGCAAGTTTTAGGATTTGTTCGTCAGTCATTCTTCCAAACTCTTAATACATTTTTGAATCAGGTCATTCCATCTCTTTGGAGTAAGTTTCTCACTCGCATAAGAACTCCTAAAAGGATACTTATACCAAGTCAAACGGAAGTTTTCACTTGGGATTTCAAAGTTAGGTTTATCCATTTCATCTTCTTCATCACCCCAATAATAAGGACGGATGATAAAGAAATCGTTGGAGAAATGTGGAGTGTATCCATAATCTTTTTCTCCTGTCTTTTCTGTAATCGCATCAATAAGGATTTGGAATGGACCACCCATCCATTTCTCACGAGGAACACTATATTCCTCTGTGGGATTTCCAAATAACATTTGTCCGATTTCAAGTTCAGTCATTTTCTTTCATACAAGGGTATTCAAACTTTTCACCAATACATTCTAACATAGTGCGGGCAAAGGTAATCTCACCATAAGCACAACCATCTTCAAAGGCATCATCATAACTACCAGCACTTGGAGTATAATCATCTCCATATACATCATAGCAGTGTTTTACCTCTGCGAATTCTTTGAGAACCTTGAGGAGAAGTGTGAGTTTTTCTTCGTTAGTCATTTCAGTCATTTTTCATCATCATCAAAAATTACTCTACTGCTACAATTGTTTAGATAGTTCCAAAACCACCACATATCATCAGCACCCATATATTCTTCATACTTTTCACCATATTCACTATAATAAATGTGAGGATACATTACTCTAAACCACCAATCAAAACACCATCTCCACATCAATCTTCGCAACCAGAATTGTTGAAGTTCATATGGAAGTTTCATTTCAATCCACTCATACAAATGGAACAAAGACAATCATCAGTTTTAGGAACTCTAAACATTATGTGATTTCCAGAGCAACAATCTCTATCACCACATTTCATACAATTATCACAAACCCACTCTTTTTGATTACGACATTTGACGAAATCTTCAAGAGTATAGTTTTGAAGAAGGTTAGACATCAGGTGTCTGTGTGTATGAGAGTATTATAAGGCATCCAGAGACACCCAGAGCATCCCCTGTGCCAGTTCTTCAAGTGTCATTCAGGTTCTCCAAAGCATCAATAAAATATTCTACACAATCTTTAGGAATACGAAATTCTGTTGTTTTTGAAAGTGGTTGTTCAAAATAAACAATTCTTACAAAATCTACCTCTTCCCAAAATTGAAAACTCCAACCTTCTTCTTCATTTTGAATGATTTGTTGTTTTTTGATGTTGTATTTCATTTAGTTTTTACACCTCTTCTTCTATCGTGTTCGTCAACTCTTGCCTTATCAACATTTCTACCCCAAATATCATATCCTTGTGTTTGAATGAACTTTTTGTTCCTTTCATCTTTCTTTTCAAATCTGTTCATTTCAATTCCTCAATAAGTTCATCACGCATTTGTTTGAGATTGTCTCCTGCCCAAATGTCAAGAGTTCTGTCGGCAAGTTTAACTGCTTCCCAAAGTTTAGGATAGTTCCTCCAATCTACTACATCCTCATCAAGAGCAATCAGCAACTCAAGAATACAGAGTTTGTAAAGTTTTTCTTGGTCAGTCATTTCAGTTCTGGTGTTGTTTGAGGTGAAGTTGGATACATTCCATAACATTATCAAGAGTTAGAGCACTACCCTCATAGTAGTAATCCATATTCATTACATCTGTGACTTTGAGTTTGTAATAAAATCTATCATCAGGGAAATACTGGTGGATGTCGATGTGAGTTTCGTAGTCCATCGGTTTGGTTGCTTATGAAGTCATTATAGACCAAAAGGAGCACCTGTGGGATGCTCCTGTGCCAGTTCTTCAAGTGTCCTCACCAAAGTTCTTATAAATCGCATCCACCCATATCTTATCAATATATTTCCTATCTTCATCAGTAATCATATTTGCTCTCATATACTCTTCAAAGGTGATGTTATTATCATCCAAGTATTTTTGGAGTTCTTTGAGAGTTTCTTCAGGGTTCATTTCTCATCACCCTCTGGTTCTTCGGCAGTTACATAGGTGACTTCCATATCAGCATAAGCAAGAATATCCATAATCTTATTCATAGTTCTTGCCCTTACATCATCTGGAAACTTTCCACCATAATTCACAGTTATCAAACTATGATAGATTATATCGTGAATAACATATAAATCAGCAGCAGTTAGTTTCATTTTTCATTTCCAAAATGTTCAAGTAAAGCACGAGCAAGTCCTCTTACGATTTCTTCATCATACCACCAATCTTCACCATCACTCAAATAACCTTGAATAAAATTATCAAGTTCTTCGTCTGTTGGTTTAGTCATTTTTCTACCTTTCGTGGGTCTTTACCTTTATGCCAAATAGTATGAAGTTCATCAACACGATTTTCCCAAATCATAGTATCTACAATATAGTCATATGGGGTTTCATAAGTATCTTCATACACTTCTCTAATGAAGATAGATTTATTTACTGATTGGGGGTATTTCATTTCTCATCCACCCATCTAATAGAAAGACATTTATTCATAAACCACCGAGTAATAGCATTCGGTTTAGTCGGCATATAGAACCTCAAATAACCATTTCCAATCGTATAATAACCTTCGTGTTTATTTCCTTGTTTGATTATAAAACTGGAAGCAATATTATTTGTTCCAAGAGAAGTGCTATAAGTTAGTATAGATTTTTGTGGAAATTGTCCGTGTTCCTTCGCATACTCAAAGTTCTCAATAATTCTATTGAACTTTGTTTCATACAAAGTTTCAGCAATATACTTTGACTTATAAAAACTATTCTTCGTTCTCTCAATCAAATCATCAAACTTCTCCTCACATTCTTGTTGGATTTCTTCTAATGATTTGGGTGGTTCGGGAATATCAAGATAAGGTTTGATTACATCAAAATACTCAAAATCTTCTGTGTAATAAAAAGCACCACAAACATAAGGAAGAATACTTTGAGGTGCTCCTTTGAGTTTTTTTGGATTGAGTTTATATCCTATTTTTTCAGTCATTTTTCATTCTCATTAATAGGGGGGGGGGCAATCAATCCTGGTGGAATTACATACCAGATAATGTTGTTTGTTTTGCGAATATCTGTTAGAGCATACATAAACTCATCAATAGTATTGAAAGATAATACTTCAAAGTCCTCTTCTTGATGAAGAGAAATCTTTTTATTTTGAATATCTACCACATATTTTATTGGAGTTTTAAGGAGTTCAGTCATTGGTGATAATAATCCCAAATCCGTTGTTCCACCAATTCTAACACATCAGGAGGCACATATGAAGTGTCTGTGGTTGTTGGAAGTTTTGCGACTTCCTCACAGATAAGTTCCAGTTCCATTAGGGTATAGTCAATCATTCTTCAATCTCCACATTTCCCCAACGATGAAGTGCTTCACGAATAGTATTTCTAACTTCGGGATAAAGATTGTAATACCCTCCAATCTCATCCCAAAGTTCATCAATTTGTTCGTCAGTTGGTTCAGTCATAATCAATAATCAACTCCTTCTACTCTATTATCCCAATTTGGTCTCATTACACCTTTTTTATCCCAATTTGCTCTCACATCTTTAAACCTAAAATCATAAAGTCGTTGAACAGCACCATTGCGATTTATGATTTCGTTTTCCAACTGACGAATGTAGATATAAACTGGTTCGGGCACTTCAAAGTTTTGAAGGTCTTTATAGGGCATAATGTAGCACGAAATGTAGGATTTAGTCATTTCACTTCACCTCATTATAAAATACAGGAACTTCACCACAAATAGAATTTGCTGAATTAATCACGGTATAAGACTTCCTACATTCTATCACAATCTCATAAGATTTCAAGAACATCTCCCTATCCTTTTGAGTATTGTAAGTGTTTAGTAGTTCCATAGAAAGGAAATAACCAGTGACGATAAGAAGTGGAATGATGAGAGTGAAAATAAAGAGTTTCACAGTGCCTCCAATTCATCAACAAGTTCAAGAATATTCTTTTCAGTAATACCAATATATTTAAGTTGATTGACTAACTCACGGAGAGAAGAAGAAAGTGCTTCTTTCATATCATCTGTGGGTTCTACAATCAATTCTGCTTTGAATGTTTCCCAGATTTGGTATGCTGTGTTAGTCATTGTGGTTCTCCAAAAAGTCCAGTGTATCCAGTGGAATAAGATGTTTCGTAGCAACCATCATCATAACCCATTTGATAGATTTTTTGGGCAAACTTCAAGAAGTCTTTTTCATCACATTCCCAGTAAATGTCGTGTGTTGTTTTACATATGTGTCTATCAAACCCATAGGTGTTAGCAAGTTTGATGACTTCTTCATCTAAAATCATTAGAGTGCCTCCAGTTCCTCACACAATTCTAACACATCAGCACACATAATCACACCAGGACTTTGTTGGAGTTGGTTGATAGTTTCACGGAGAACATTAGCAATCGCATCATCATTAAGTTTTTCAATAATAAAATCTTGTCTTTTATCTGCGAAAGTGAGATAAAATGCTTCCCTAATCGTTTGTGCTCTTTCAGTCATATTAGTAATTTTAGTTTTTTTGAGAGGACCATAAACTTGTTCCATTAGATTTTGGAAATCCTTTTCAATACCAAACATTAGAGTTCCTCCAATTCATCAATGATACCATCAATATCTTTCAAACAATCATCATAACCAAGAACATACATCACATTTAGTTCATCCTTAAAATCAACAGGATTTTGTCCTGATAGTTGCTTACGAAGATGTTGAAGAACCTCTTGAAGCATCCAAGCAGTATTGTGTGCTTCACTTTTACAAATAACTTTTAGGAGTTCTTCTGCTCGTTGTTGATTAGTCATTTCAGTTCTTAAAGAGTTTGTAGATTGCGTCTGCGAGTGCGAGTGCCTCTTCTTTATCCATAGTAATATGATTAACTCGTTTATCTCCTTCTCCCTTGCGAATTTCCCAATAGGAAATGGTGAAACCTTCACAACCTACATCAAGGTTAAGATCTTCAGCAGTATACCAATAATCTGCGTGGTTTTGGATGCGAATTTGAGTTGTGATGTCAATCATCAGATGTCCTTGTGTATGAGAGTATTATAAGGCACTCACAGGGTCTGTGGTGAGGTCTTGTGCCAGTTTAGAAAGTGTCCTTCTTTATAGATTTCTCCACAATCTCTAATAATTTTTTAGGAGTAATGGAACGAAGTGCTTCATTTTCTTTTCGCAATCTTTCAACTTCCTTTCTAATTTGTTTGTTGTCTTCTCTAATTTGTTTGATTTCTTCTCTAAAACCAGACAACCAATCAGTCATAATACATTTCCTCTTCATACTTGACATAATCTGTGCAAAGATTACAGAAGAAATCTCCACCATTATCTTCTGGATGTGTCATACAATACACCCACTCACTCCAACATTCACCAAACCAATAATACCCAGCAGAAAGTTTCTCAAAGAAATTCATAGGACGATTGTAGAGTTTCGTCATTTTTCTTCCCGATTACTAATAAAAACTTTGAGAGTTCTTCCGTCATCCTGAAAAGACAACTCTACCTTATTGTTGTCATCCCAATTCACATAAGACCTTCCATCTTGGTCAATCACTTCTACACGGGTTACATTATCAGTTGAGTAAGTCATAATACCTCACACAAAGGGAAAACTTTTATACTACTTATAAATCCTGGTTTTGTGTATTTTTCTCTGTAATCTGCTGCGAATACTTTTGCTTCTTCTTTGGTTTCAAAAACTCCAAAGTATCTATGAAGTCCTTCTACACCCTCATATTTGTTATAAAGTCCCACTATCCACTTATGAGAATGTTCTGGGTATGTGTCGTTTTCGGCAATCCAGTCGTAGTATGCGTCCTTATTCATTCCACCCCCCAAAGTATTCAGTGAAAAATTCAAAAGCAAGAGATTGTTTGTTGTTATTAAGTTCTACACCAAAAAAAGAACTGGCAAGAAAAGAAAGTGTGATATGAAATCCACCAGAAGACCAATGATGAGCAGTAGGATTTTCATAATTCACCCACAGGAATGAACGATTTTTGAAGATACCAAACTGCCAAGTATGAGAGGTTTCACCTTCATCCCAGACTTTTTTATCGTATTGAAAGAGTTTCATTTCCTCACCTCACAAGCAGGAGTCATACCAACTAAGGTTGCAGCAAGTTTCAATCCACCAAGCACCGCAGTTGGAGCAATAAAAATCAACAACAGAATGCCAAGTGGAATGGCAACATATTCTTCAAAAAAACTTTTCATCACAGCAACTCCATTTTACATTTACCATTCACATCATAAACCACTTTGACTTGATAATCTACTGACATATCTGCTCTCCACATAGCATCTTTGAACTCTTGTGTTTCTTTTTCTGGGTATTTGGGAACAATTTTCATATTCTCATCATACTCATTACAATTCACATCACCAAGATAATGGAGATTTAGATAACGACGGAGTTGTTGTCTTTGTTCGTGGTCAAGTTGAATTCTTACAAATGTGATGAATTCGTTTGATACTGGGAGTTCTTCGTTAGTCATTCTACAATCAGGCAATAACGACATTGGAAAGCAAAAGTTTCTTTTTGCCAGATTTTCTTCACACCATTTTCTTCCCAAGAATACACAACTTCATACCAAGGGTCTGTGCTTCCATAAGAATTGAGACCTTCAACGGTCACATAACCTTTAGAACCATCTGCCCGTGCCCAACGAGAACCAACTTGGATTTCGTGTGGTTTGAAGAAATGACGGACAACTGCTTTGCGTCCATCTATAATTTCGGTTTCGTAGTCCATCGGTTTGGTTGCTTATGAGAGTATTATAAGGCAAAAAGGGGTCTTATGGAGACCCCCTGTGCCAGTTTAGAGATTGTCCTCTTCCTGCTTTTCAATATCAAAGATTGCATTTAGAAACTCCAAACCATACTTACCCACAACCCACGCATCTTTATCCTCAAAGAACCTATCACCAATGGTTCTCATATCATAACACTCTTTGCCTTTATCAAAGAAGGCAATCACATAACAGTTCTCTTGTCCTGAACCATTAGATTGATACCACTTGACGAGTTCATACTTGTTGTTGCATTTACTCCAACGGAACTCAATGTTACGAAATCTCATTGTTCTCCAACATAGTTTTAATTTGTTGGAGGTCTTCTATTCTTTGTTTAGTAAGGTCGTATTGTTCTACATACCAATCAATATCATTGACTTCGTGATTGGTTTCTTCACGAATGTCCCATTCAAGACATTGTAGGTGTCCTTCTTGGTCTTGTATGAAGTAGTTGAGAGTATCAAGGAGTGACATTTTCGGGAACAGGGGGAGGAGGTGTTACTGGTGGTAGTATAGCAGGTTGTGGTGCTACTGTTTGAACTGTAGGTGGTGGAAGTTTGACTGGTTCTGGAGCAACTTGTGGTTGTTGTGCTTGGTCAAGTTTCTTTTCCAACTCCATTACCTTTTGGTCCAATGGACTCAAAGGAACTTCTTTTTGCGAATCTGCAAGTTTCCAACCAGTTGCACCGGCAGCAAAGATACTTGCGAGAGCAGCAAAGACTGAAATTGTTTTAGAAAAACTCATTCAATAACCTCCCAATGTGCGTCAGATTTGTCACCGAAACGATTAGTGCCAGTTCTTGTGCTTACCCAGAAGAAGTATTTGCGATTTTCTGATGCCAAGAACAACTCACCACCAGTATCCTGCTCTACAATACAGACAGGGTTACTGTCCATAATGTTAGCAAGACGATTCTTCGCTTTGCTGGACTTTGGTTTGACTGTTACTTTTCTCATTTTGAATCTCAAGTTTCAGTTTGCGAATACCAGTAATAAAGTAAGCAAAATCACGAGTCTCTGTAATGGGTTTGATTTCACCACACACTCCACACTTTGACTCATAAACGGAGGAGCATCCTACAGAATACACTCCATACTTCTTCCCACAATCAAAACAAGTATTGTAAGCATTCTCAAGTTTCTTCAGGAGTGCTTTTTTTTCTTTGAGGTTCATAGCAGAGTTCAACTCCGTATTTGTTTTTGAGGTTGTCTGTGAGGTAATCATACAGCAGGTCGGCAAATCCGTAGTGGGGTCTTGTGCCAGTTTCAATACTGCCACTCGTTGCGACCGTCCAAAAAATATCAAGCGTTTTTTTATCAGGTAAAGTCTTCATCATTTAACTCCACATCATCTGTAAGGTCTTTTAGTCTATTAAAGAAATCTTCATCTACGGGATAGACCTTTTCTTCACCACGATCGATTCTATCACACATTTCCATCAGGTATTCTAAAAACTCTTTGGGATATGTTTCATCAAGATTGATAGAAGTCCAAAACCAATTATAACATTCTTCGTATGGGTCGTCATTCTTCAGTAGAGCATAACTCTCATAGTTTCCACTAATAAGGTCTCTCCACATCTTGAAGTTGTTCCAGACTTCTCTCCAACCAGTTTGGAAACAATGCCCGAAGTAATACTCAAACCAGTTCAGTTTCGTCTTCATTCATTTTCTCCAGATAATCCCATTTCCAAGTGCGACTCAAGACATCAATATCAAAACCAAACTTATATGCCCAGAAGAGAATACTCAACAGACCATTGCTTCCACAAGTAAATTGAAAATATGGAAAACTGGGATAATCATTCCAACTCACAGAAAGTTGAAGCAAACTCCAACGCTTAATATTAATAATTTGAACATACCAATTGTGCCCGAAATCGTAATAGTGTTTAAATTTAATCAGTTTCATTGATTCAGTTCCTCTGCAAGTTGTAACATATCATTCTTATCCAAAACAATTCTACCATCTTGTGCCTGAAAAAACTGAATATTTTCTGCTGCAACCTGTAGAATCGCAGAAACCAGTTTTTCTTCTGTGTCAGCACCAGCATTCCGTGCTTCCCAGATTTTATTCATAAACTCTTGTGCTCTATCAGTCATCTTTAGTTACATCCTCAAAGTCAAACCATTCATACAGGGAATTCATCGCACCATCAACCACACAATCAACCACAGCATCCTGGTGTGGGTTCTCTACATGCTTATGGGCACGGTTGTATCCAAAGCGGACACCTTCTTCCAGTGCCATCTCCAATACCTTACGAAAGTTGGGTTTCATTTTTTTAATTTATATGCAATAGTAACTCTTAAATCTGTATATTTTTTAGATGGTGCCTTACCACAATGCACCCAATTGGATGGAAACATTATACCAGTATTTGGTATTGGATGTATGTTGTTAATTAACCCATTAGGTTCAAGAATAACCGTTTCACCGCCCCAAGAAAAGTTCCAATTTTTTGCTGGATAGTATAGAAAGGTATATGCATCATCATCCGGATCATCAATATGAAATTCACCATCTAACCCAAAAGTCTGCCCATTTGCATAAACTCTCTGTATAGAAAATTCATCTCCAATTAATTTTTTTATATTGGAGAACAAATCTTGAGTAAAGAAAGAATTATTTTCTAGATTCATATACCAAAAAAAGTTTTTAGAACCTGCATTACTAACATGCCAGAATTCCCAATTTGGTTTAGTCAAATATTCCCAAATTTTATCTACTTGTTCTTGATTGAATATTTCAGTGTATTGATTTATTGTCATAAAGATTTTAACCCATTCAAAACTTATTAAAGGTGTTCAGCAAGATTTCTGCATTACTTCAGGGAATTTGGATTTGATTGTTTGAATTCCTTTTCAAGTTCTTTTGCAAGTTTCAAAGCACGACGCCATATTAAGTATTTTACCACAGGATTGCGTGGATTGTGAAGTAACCACCACTTTTTCTTTTCAAACCAAATTCCTACTAATTTTGAAATAAGATTCACCATAATTGCAACACTATTATCAGTTACGATAAAGTAAGCAATTACGGCAAAAGCAAAAAACCAAAAGTAGTAGGAAGATGTCATTGAATTAAAGCATTATGTCTATTTAATACCGTTAAACTGCCTCATAAATCGCACACACTTTTGAAATTGCTCCCATTGCTTGTCAGAAAAATTATCCGATGCATAAGGAATTTGCACGACTGCAGCGCAAACCCGATTCACATTTACAGTAATCATCATTTCATTTGCAGATGCTGGAGTTGCACACGCAATCAGAAATGGAATTGCAAGAAGTTTTTTCATAGAAATTCGTCAAGAGTTGAAACAGATGCACCTTTTGCCGCCTTTTGAATGTAGGACTTTGCGGACTTATAGTTGTTTGCAGTGTGAACTTGTTGTCCTTTGTAAATGATGATGTATTTTTTGCCGGTCCAGCACACTGCTGCCCATTCACCATCTTTGCTTACGAAACCATTTGGGTCTCCTGCAGTTGGATTTAGAAGACCCTCATTTTGGATATTCACCGATTGTTTCCACCAGTAACATTTACAATGCGAGCATTTGGATTTCTTGCCTTTACAACCTCTTGTGCCTCACGAGGACTGTTTGCATAAACCTCTTCAGCAAGTCGATGATTGCCTGCAACAAAGATTACGTTGTATTTCATGGGAAGGGGGGTTGGGGTAACGTGGATAGTATAGCAGAAAAGTCAGCGCCTGACAACGCTGACGGCAACCTCACCTTGCTTGAAGATGATATCCACCACATTCTGGACTGCCTTCGCAGTGCCCGTAGATGCCTTGTCAAAGACCGGGCAGACCACCAGACCATAGGATTTGGCATAGGACGCCAGGTCGCCTGCCTGAAGGGCACCAGAGCGGATTCCAGCAGCGTCTTGGGGGTGCAGACGCAGCGTCCTACCAACGGTCTGACCGATGCCCACAACGTCCATAGAGCGCAAGAATACGACCGCCTCCAGAGCAGAAATGTTGATGCCTTCTGCCAGAATGCTGTGATGCAGGACCACAAACTTTTTGTCAGGGTCTTTGCCCCAAGCATTCAGAGTGTCAAAAAATACCTCACGATTGACCTTCTGCCCATCAATGAATGCACCGTGCTTGGCAGTGATGTGCAGCACAGAGTAACCTTGCTCTGCAAGTTGGTCGGCAAAGTCAGATTCAGACAGTAGAGCAATGATGTGGCGAGTTGCCTTTGCACACACCAGAATCTTATCAACAGGATTGCCCTGAATGATTTGCATCAGATACTCACAGTCCCGTTGGGCAATATCTTCGCCCTTGACCGACAGACGCATCGGAACAGTAATCACTTTGGGGGGAATGATATAACCACCCTGCACCAATTCAGGAGCAGGAACTTTAGCAATGATATTGCCATACACAGCAACATCATTCATACCAGGTTTTGCAACAGTGGCAGAATACTTGGGCGTTGCAGTAAAGAAGTAGCAACGCTTTGCTTCAGCAGCAAAATGCTCTACGGCAGGAAAGAAGTGACGTTGAACGCTGTTGTGTGCCTCATCAAAGTAAATCGTATCCACCTCAATATCTGCCTTTGCAAGTTGCTGCAGAGAATTGTAAGTGGTGAAAATCAGTTTGTGACCTTGAGTTTGCTCATACCAAGTACGAATCATATTGGGGCGGGTGCTGCTGAAGTGATGCGTCTCACCACTGTGACAGTGCAACACAGAAGCATTGGTGATAAACTCAAGGTATTCAGCAGACAACTGCTCTGCCAGGAGGATGCGCGGTGCCGTCACTACAACAGTCTTGGGGGTAGCAGACTCAAACACACGCAGAGCATCAAAGATGCCCACGTTGGTCTTACCACCGCCAGTAGGAAACACACAGATACCTTTGAGATGCTGTGCCAGAGCATCCAGAGCAACTTGTTGGTGAGGACGAAGTTGAATCATCGGTCTCATTGAATATAGGAATATTATAGCAGCAAAAAGGGGGTCGCAAGACCCCCATGTGCCAGTTGTGAAAGTGTCCTTATAAGACCAGATACTTTTGAGAGTATAGCACTGACCACATTCGTTCTGCGGTATAAGCATAACCGATATTATTTTTTCTCTCAAAAATGTTTAAATATTTTTTATAAAAACTTTTTGAATAGTGACGAATTCTTTCTGATGATACGCAAAATTGACCACAAGTAGCATATTCAACTTTTTTAAACTCAGGTTCTTTTCCAAAAAGTTCTACATAAGTTTCAAATAATTCAGTTTCATTTATATTTTCAGTAGTGTACCAATCTGTTAAGGGGATATAATCAAAATCTTCTACTTGAATTTTTTCCCTTCTTTCTAAATCTAAAAAACAATCTAAAAATCTTTCTACATTCCCAATAAAATGATAATGGGGACTTCCTTGTAAAAATATCAAATGATTTGGCAGAGTATCATAATTATTCACAATATGGTACACCCAACTATGATGCTCTAGTCCAATATTTTTTAAACGAATATATGGATAAGGTAGATTGTCGTCACCCTTATTATAGATTATAGAATAATCTAGATATGGATTAATCCATGATAAACCCTCATCATAACGGGTCACAATAATATTGGTATCTTTACCAGAAAGGTTCTTTGGCGTATCCAAAATATTCAAAATCATTTTTATAAGTTTCCTGTACAAAATGAATCAATTCATCAGTATATAATTTACGATAATTGCGATCATATTCTGCTTGATTAAATTTAAACTTATTAACCTCTTTGAGTTTAAAATCTCTTTCCAAATCTACCAAATCTGTTTCCATTTTATAAATTTTATCACATTTTACATCGCCATTAATGTCTTTTAAATAATTAACTTGATTTACAAGATAATTACAAGGATCCATTTTCAATATTTTGTTAATTTTTTCATGATTTATAAATTCGCTTGGAGATGGTATAGAAAATTCAAAATACTTATCCAGATAATAAATGCTTGCATAATAATGAGATATAAACTTTGTATATGGGTTTCTGACAATTGTCATGATTTTTTCACCATTATACATTCCGGATTTTTGCCATACCCAAAGAGGGGAGTGTTGCACCTCAAATAATAATTCCGACTTAGCAATATTAAAATATTCAACGGGTATTAAACCGGTTTTTACACATTCACTTTCATACTGCTCCCAAAGTAAATCTACAATAGGAGCATCAATATCATTAAAATTTTTATCAAAAATAAAATATTCTCCAGAATAATATTTAATGATGATTTTCTTAAGATTCCCACCAGATGTTTTTGGTATGTGAATATACATCCACCCATCGTCAATTAACTTAAACATTTATCTATAAGTTTCTTCAGTTAAATCAATCCAATTTAATCTTATTCATTCTATACGAAGTTGCTATCAATTCTTGAGTATTAATAGCAATAACACGATTTAATTGTGTTTTAATATCTGTACTTTCAAGTAATTCAAATTCTGTATTTTGCGGCAAAGTTGGTTCTTCAGATTCTTGTTGCAGAATAATATGTGCCCCAGATCTCATAATGGAAGAAACAAATTGATAATAATCACTACAATCAATATTGCAACAATCAATTGCAACGGGTGGATAATCATCTATTGGTTTTGGTGCATTTTGTCTACAAAATTTTATGATTATCTGATCTGTTTCTTCAATATACTCTACTATTTTGAATATGAAATTCATAACTGATTTTTTGGTATAATAAACTTTATTTAGTTATTGAAGTAAAATTTACTCTTGCATTAATCCCCAAGAAGATAAAATATATTTTGTTTGATTTATAGGAGGATTTCCTCTATGAGTATGAGTAAATCCTGCAGGAAAAATAATAAGTCTGCCTGCTTTTGACTGTACTCTTTTATTTAAATATAAAAATTCGGTCTCACCACCTTCTTCAATTTCATTCAAATACAATTGAACTACAAAAACTCTTGATGCTGAGCATAAATTAGAACTCTCATAATGCCAATCATGAAATCCACCACCAGCAGGAATTTTCTTTGCTTTTACATCATAAATTAAAAATTTTCCCTTTGATAAGATACTATATGTTGAAATATAATTATCAATACAAGTTTTGATTGCTGGGAAAAAATGCTCACCAATCCAAGTCCAAGCAGATAGATCATAATTGTGAGACATATTGCTAAACTTATGGTCTATTCTATGACTTTTCTCATCTGCTTGAAAAATCATTGTATTTTTTTCTAGTTCTTCAATATAGTTTATAAAGTAATCACATTGTTGTTGTGATAAAACATTGTCATAAATCGATAAAAAATCTTTCATTGAAATTAAATTAAGTTACTGAACCATTATACTGTATTGTACCATGTAATGTGCCACTTCCAGAAATTGTAACTGATCCACTACCAGAAGTTACAATAATTCCATTTCCATTTGAACCTGCAGGACCACCCGATCCACTAGTTACATTACCACTACCATCACCACCCTTTTGGGCAGCATTACTCGGATCTCCACCTGCTCCACCAGCACCAGCAGCTGCCCCGCTACTGCTGCCACCAGGACCACCCAATCCTCTTACCGTAGCAGTTGAATCATTACCATCAGTACCTTTTGAACCAAAACCATAGACTCCACTATCTGTAGTAAATCCTTTTGTTCCAATAGAATATCCTGCACCACCACCGCCACCTCCTCCAGAGGATCCAGCATCCTGTTGGTTTTTATCTGGATCATTTGAAGCATTGCCACCGCCACCACCACCACCATAACCGGATTGAATATATCCATTATTAATTAATGTTGCTCCAGAATATTCTATGCCCAGAGCACTAGTTCCATCACCTCCAGCACCACCATTTGCATCTCCACCTTTACCACCAACACCGAAAATTTGCCCAGAAGATCCAACATCTAGTTGAAGAGTTGTTCCAGAATCCCAAGACCCAGTTCTTAATGCAACATTACTCACCGATCCGGATGTAGATCCAAAAGTTTTATTAATATTAATGAAAACTTTTATACCAGAAGTGTTAGCCGGAGCTCCTCTAAATCCCCCTATAACTCTTAAATTGCCGTTATTATATTTTGCTCTAGCGTTTGTTCTAAATTCTGCCGATCCAGAATAACAATCAACAATAACATTTAATTTTTTACTATAAAAATCACTGAATCTAATTGTCCCAGATTGAGAAATTCCCGTATCAAGTGGTAAATTATTTAAAGATCCAACACTTTCAGAAACTCGATACAACCCGAATCTATTACTAGTCGGAACTCCAAATTCATTTGCAATTTGAGAAAACCTTATTGGTCCAGAACCTTGAAGTGCCATTTATAATCTTTTTTTTTATTTATAGGTTTTCCAGTATTTTTGATGAATATATCCCATCGAATGAGATAAGTGTTCTTCCTTTAAAACTAATGTTATGTCACCAACAACTGCTAATCTTTCACCTTCAAAATTCGAAATCATAGAACTTGTTGAATGTATAGTTTTACTTGGAAAAGCAATTATATTTCCTTCATTAGGAACCATAAAAAAAGTTTCACAATTTATATCATTATATTCTTTAACGAATTGTCTAGAATAATCTGGATGATCTTTTGTCATTCCAAGGAATAAACTATTTGGCAAATGTTGATTTGAAAATTTTAATGCATGAGCATTTTGTGGAACATTTACATAATATGCAAAAGAAATGTGACTAGTTGAATGAATATGCCAAGGAATTTGATCTTTTGAATTTTGAGATCTCGACAACCAAGTTTTAGTAATGACAAAATCAAAAACATCCTTGAGCAAGAGAACATTTTGAGCATAATTTTTAATATGTTCAATAATGTCTTCGAACAAAGGATTCAAACTTTCTTCTAGATGCAATAAAGGATTACCGACATTTTCACTCACAGTCGTGTTAAATTGATCTCTTTCCCAATCAAATTTTGGATAAACTTCATAAAATAATTTTTTATGGTTTATGTGATTTTCAATTTTTCCAACATAAGCAGTTGTCGGGAAAAAATTAATAACTTCAAAATTCATAGTTTGTTATGCAAATTAAACAGATGTACCACTAATATATTTCCATCCAGAAGTAGATGAATCATAATATTCTAAACGATTTAAATTAACATTATACACCATTGCACCACCTAACATGCCGGTTAAATTATTTCTTTGAGTTGTCGTCACTCTTGGTGGATACATATACATCTTATTTGCAGATGCACCAGTTGCCTCTTTTCCAGCGTCTGAAAAATCAACAAAAGATTTTAATGAAGTAGTTCCTACACCAACAGCACCAAATATAGCATTTGTATTTAAAGCATCAAATCCTACACCATCTGTAATAGAAGATGTTTTGACACCAACAGATCCTTGTTGATTGACAATAAATTTATTAGTTGGAAGTGAATTAATTTCTAACGGATTATTATTTGGATTTGTTGTTCCAATTCCTACAGAAAACTCAAATAGTGCTTTGTCAGTAACTTTAATATCATTAAATGTAGAAATTCCAGATAAAGCATTTACATTTCCAGTCAAATTGCCGTTTACATCAGCAGTAAATGAACTCAATACAAGTGATCCATTAATGCTTAAGTTTCCAACAATTTCTACATTATTGCCAAAATAAGCATTAGAAGTAACAGTTGATGTTCCAACAACATGTAAAGTATTTGATGGAGTTGTAATACCAACACCCAAATTACCACCGTAAGTCAAAGTCATCAATCTAGCAAAATTTTTCCTTCTGTGCCAGTAGAAATTGCCAGTGCTAATTCCAGGAGTCCCTGCTTCTAGATAAAAGTTTAAATTTCCAGTGGAATAGTTGAGAATGTCTAAAGAGTTTTGATCACTGTATGGAAAAAGACCCGATGTGTTTCCAAATCTTAAGACACCATTAGAAGCTTCTAAAGAATTACTTCTTCCAATTGAAATTATTGCAGATTGTGTATCACTAGTAACTAAAATAGAAGCAGCAGTGGCATTTCTGATTTGAAAATTTCCAATTGGACTATTTGTCCCTATACCAATACTTGTTTGAGCAACTAAATTTGTGGTTGTTGTAAGACCAGAAACACCAAGAGTTGTTGCAGTTACAATTCCATTTGCATTTATATTTGTAACAGCGATATTTGGACTTCCAGATAAAGAAGTTGCAGTTGTTGCGGTTCCAGTTAAGTTGCCGACAAAAGTAGTTGCAGTTACAATTCCACCAACATTAATATTTGATGGAAGTCTGCTATTAGATAGTGTTCCTGAAGAAATATTGGAAGCATTAATTCCAGAAATATCAGTTCCAAATCCACTAAAACTATAACCAGTTATAATACCAGAGAGATTAATATTTGATGGAAGTCTGCTATTAGATAGTGTTCCTGAAGAAATATTGGAAGCATTAATTCCAGAAATATCAGTTCCAAATCCACTAAAATTATATCCGGTTATAGTGCCAGTGACATTAATATTTGATGGAAGTCTTGCAGTATTTAATGTTCCTGATGAGATATTGGTAGCATTAATTGATGTAATATTATCACCAGATCCAACAAAACTTGAAGCAGTTACAATTCCAGCATATGTTGCGTTTCCATTGTTATTAATTGTGACTCCAACACCAACTTGAAAATTGCCCGTTGGAAGAGTTGTACCAATTCCAACTTTTGATGTGGTAGAAATATTTCCGGCAGAAACATACCACCCATCAACGGCAATAGCGTAAATTCCGGTTAAACCAGCAGCACTTCCGGAGAAAGATGCTGCCGTCACTACTCCAGAAGTATTGATATTTTGCGCTGTTAAAAATCTAACTGTTGCAACTCCAACATTCAATTGACTTACAGTTATAAGTCCGGTGACTCTAGTGTCTCCATATACATTCAAAAGATAAGATTCTGGAATTGTTGTTCCAATTCCAACCAAACCATTAGCATTTACAACAAAGTTGTCATTATCAACTTGAACCCCATTCCTAAAGTTAAATGACTTATTATAATTTGCCATCTTTTGAATACATTTTTAGTTATTTATCTTGGAGTTTTTGTTCAAGATTCTCTACTTTATTAGACAACTCTTTAATTGCCTCTATAAGAAGTGGAACAAGTTTTTGATAATCAACTGCCAGATATCCATTATCTCTTGTAATAACTGCCTCTGGAAGAACTTCAAGAATTTCTTGTGCAATCACGCCAACATCATTTCCAGATTTATTTGATTTTTCATTCCAATCATAAGTATTGCCACTAATTGAAAGAATTTTACTAAGAGAATTATCGATTGGAACAATATTATCTTTCAATCTCCGATCAGAACTATAATAAGCAATAATGTCTTGTGTAACTCTTAACTCACCATTAATTGTTGTAACATCAGTATCTGTGTCTCCAAGAGTCGTGTTTCCACTAACATTTAATGTTCCAGCAACTGTCACATTTGTGCCAGAGAGAGTAATGGCAGTTGAACCATCAGATGCTTTAATATCATTACCGTTAATCTTAAGGTCACCAGCAATTATTGCATCAGATCCAGAAAGACTGATTGATACTGAACCATCAGATGCTTTAATATCATTACCGTTAATCTTAAGATCGCCAGCAATTATTGCATCAGATCCAGAGAGAGTAATGGCAGTTGAACCATCAGATGCTTTAATATCATTACCGTTAATCTTAAGATCGCCAGCAATTGTTGCATCAGATCCAGAAAGACTGATTGATACTGAACCATCAGACGCTTGAATATCATTGCCCCCTATACGAAGATCACCAGCAATTGTGGTTAATGTATTGGAAGTTAGAGTAATATTAGTATTACCATCAGATGCTTGGATGTCATTACCATTAATTTTAAGATCGCCAGCAATTGTAGTTAATGTATTGGAAGTTAGAGTAATATTAGTATTACCATCAGATGCTTGGATGTCATTACCACCTATACGAAGATCACTACTTACAACTACAACTCCAGTTCCATTTGGTGTGAATATAATATTGCCATTTGTATTTGTAGAACTCAATACATTTCCATCCAATCTCAAATTATCAATATTGAGTAAAGTATTAACATTAACACTGCCAGTAAATGTAGAGTTACCAGCAACATTTAAGTTTTCGCCAATTCCAACTCCACCTTTAACAGTTAGAGCACCTTTTCCAGATGAATCTGAAGTTGCCGTATTAGTGATTCTAACTTGACCACTGAATGTGACTGCATCTTTTGCTCTGATTTGCTTGTTGAATGTAACCGGACCATCAAACTGTGAAAGAATTGTACCAGAATCTCCACCTTCTACAAGAAGTCTTTCCTTAACAGTAACTTCATCATAAACAACACTAGATTTGGAAGGATCTTCACCAGTTACTGTTGGAGTTGGAATATCATATGATGTGATCTCACCCGAAGTTGAAGATGTTTTGGTGTTTCCACTGAAGAAATCACCGTTATTGTTCATACCAGTATAGACAACAATACCACCAGATCTTTCTTGCGATTGAACAAGGAAGTCCTCTCTTTCAGTAAGAGATCTAACTTGTATTTGGGGCAATCCTGTCGAATAGTTTCCAGGACCATATCCAAGATACTCAAATGTATGTCCAGAGGCACGAAGAATTGATGGTCTACGGAATTCAACTGGGATTGGGTTAATCTTACGAATTAGTGACCCTGCATCGTGACTTTCTTTTCTAGTTCCAAGAACACCACGAATCACTGTAAATTGAGAATCGTTACTTGAGGAAGTAATTCTCATTACTTCATTATCAATTTGAATATAAGATCCCATTGAGAATCTTGCGCCAGTGCCAATACCTGAAGCAATGGAAGAAACTTGAAGAGTCGTTGCTGCAGAATCATCAGTAATTGCTACCGTAAGTCTTACAATTTCATTTCCATAGAAAGAAGTTTGACGAATACCAAAGTTTTCTTCCCTAATATCAGAAATTGCATCATTCGCTGACAATCCATGCTTTAATACATAACCGTCTGTAACACTTAATGATTGATTTGTAATCGCAGTAAATGTGGTTACACCTACTCTTTCCTTAACTAGATAATCTCCAGCATTATTGTTGGAAGAATCAATGACTCTAAACTTGTTTCCCGCTAACAATCCGTGCGGAGTTGTAGTTGTAAATGTTGTAATTCCAGTTGCTGAACTATAACTTGTAGTTGTAATTCTAGAAGATGGTGCTATAGTTATAACATATTGACCAACAACTGGTGTTGGATCGCCAGCAGTTTTAGCAATCGAAATTTGTGTTGTTGAGTTAATCGCACTAATACGATGATAAGAATCAGATGTAGTGCCGATGCCAGTAATCTGCACTACCTCTCCAATGCCCGTGGAAATTCCTGCAGTTGATAGAGTATATCTTGCACCACCATTTCCTGCACCAATTCTAGTCGAATCGAAGTAAAGTGCATCTCCATTTGTATAACCAGATCCAGCAGAAATAATATCAGCGGAAATTACACCACCACCAGAAACAACAACTTTTGCTGTTGCTCCTTTCCATGTTCCAACAAGTGGATCTGCATTTCCATTTAAAAGTTTTACATCATAATAGGTGCCATCATTATATGTTGCTGCACTAGTAAGTGTGCCAAGAGCAATACTACCAAGACCATGATTTCTTCCAAAAGTAAGAGTAGCACTAGTTGCTGGATCAACTGAAGAAACAGAAGTTATTGGTTGTCCAATTCCCAAAGATGTGACAAATTTATCAACAGTTTCTCTAGTAATACTCTTTTTCAAATCACTTGTATTTGTATCTCCAATTGGAGCACGAAGAGCAAATGTCTTTGCTGCCGGTGGATTGGAATTAATATTATCCCTATCCAATTGAGGATAAAGGTCTACAGGACTTTGAGAATACTTTAGATTTGTAAATTCTTCTGTAATTGCATTGTTTGCATTTAAAATATATAAATGATAAATTCCATCCTGTTGTCCTTCAACGTAAGAAGAAATTACTTCATTTCTATAGATATAAAGATTCTGTTGAATATCATTTCTTTCAAAGCGAGGAAGATCTCTAACTTGATCATCCGTAACTCTCAAGTTAATATTATTTGTACTAGAAGCACCTGGAGTATGAACTCTTCCAGTTAAATCAGTAGTAGAGTATGTAAATGACATATCATTTACAACAGAAGCAACTCGGAATCTTCCATTGTATCCACGATTATATGTTCCTGCAGTATTACTACTATCAGTTACATTTTTGATAATTACAATATCTCCAGTATTCAAATCGTGTGGAAGTTCAGATAAAACTGTAATTGTTCCTGAACTTTCTGTACAAGTTGTAATAAATCTCTGATTTTTATTATAATTGTAATCGGTACTTGCAATACTGGTTCTTGTAAAATCATTAGGTCTTGCACCGGTTGTGCTAGAATTTTGAATAATAAATCCATTTTCCGGATCTTTTGCACCGGAAAGTTCTTTTGGAATTACCGCTCGGATCTTATAAACTCTCTCATCCAAACTTCTCTCATCAATAATTCTTTTGACATAAGTAAGATCTGTTGTCTCACTTAATTCTGCAACTCCAAGAGTATTGAGTTGATTATAAATTTGGTTTGCACTATTTACAGTAACATACCAGTTTCCTGCAGCAGAGTCAAATTGAATTGGTGATCCAATATCGCCAGCAATTTTATCAGAAACTCTACTATGAACTTTCAGTTGAGTTCCACCATAAAGAGTCAGTGCTTCATTATTCAGAGCGTTTGTGAATGATGTCCCAAGTTTGATTTGAGTAGAATTAACACGAATTGCATAATAAACAACATGAGGAGTTACATTTTCAGGTAAATCGCCAGTTTCACTATTGATAATAATCTTTTCACCAGTTTGAATCGTATGAGTTCCAAGAGTTAAAATTGAGGAAGATACGCTGGTCACATCATATGACTTGATGGAACTTGTAACTCCATCCTGCATGTAAATGTTTGCAGAATATTCAGTGCCACTAATTGAAAGATAAAGTTTATCATTTACTCTTGCACCAATTCGGTATCCTTGAGTGACACTTACAGGAATACTATCTGGCGCATTTAATCCATAGAGATATAATTTACTTCCAGTTGGATTATAAATTGCATTGGTTGTCAATGAAACATCGAGTGACAACCATTCAATATCCTCTTCTACTAAACTAATGTCTCTTGGACCAATAATGGATGTAATAAAAGCATTATTATCTTTTGCAAATGCTGCTGCCTTATACCCATCAGAGTTAAGTGAGATTTGTCCAAAGTTAGAGTTAGAGTTAGTGATTGAGGCATCACCACCAGACTCAAGATCAAAGTGCTTGTTAAATCCAATTGCGAAAACTGATACGATTTGAATAAAAGCATCATTTGTCACTTTAATGTGACTTGTTTCCCATCCATTACGATAGATGGCATTTGGATCTAGGTGATAAATTTTTGTGGTATCAGTTTGGGAAGCACCTGTCGGCAAGTCTCCACCAGTGACAGTGCTATAAATGACCCCATTATAAGATCTTGTTTGTTTATCATACTTTACAAAAGCACGATCATCTTTTTGAAGTGACACAGCGGTAAACTGTGCTACAACCATTGAACGGAATCCTGATGCTTTGCTTCCATCAGCGTGCATTCCATTCATACCCCAAACTGATCTCAATGAACAGTTAAAGATATAAGGAGACGCTCCAGATACTGTATCAGTCTCTACAGTTACAGTTGCTGCTGATGCACTTGGAGTGGCAGGTAGAGTGATTGGGAATGTTTCAAGTAAATATGTAAATTGAGTATCGCTAATAACAGATTGAACAATTGTAGCGATATTATATTCTGGTGAAGAAACTCCTTTGATTTTAATTGGAGTTCCTAGATTCAAATTATGTGCATCTGAAGTTGTTACAGTAACTTGCGTGCTTGCTGTGGTTCCATTGCCAGAAAAAATTGAAGCAATTGATACTGGATCTGATGCAAATGCACCAACAATTTGCCATTCTGGATTTCTCTTTGCAAAATCTTCACTACTTGCAGGAAACTTCGCAGTTGTTGGAATTGGACGATATGAATTAAAAGCATTCGATAACTTGCTATAATACATATCAAGGTCAGTTAGACCATAAGTTCCAACTTCATTGACACCATCAGCATACTCAAAGCAAGTCAGTTTGTGATGAGAGAATCTTGGTTTTGATTGATAATTGCTTGTGAAGAATGTTGGGTGGGTATAAACAAGACCAGAATCATCTCCATCAAAGAAAGAAAACTGCCAGAAATAGCAAGCACCAGTAACTCTAAAAATTGCTGATTTAGCAACTAATGGATCTGTTGGGTTAGGAACATACTTTGGTCTGACTTTTGTTTTTCTTAAGTCAAGACCTACGATAGAGGTGCCTCTGGGAACTACAACACCACCATTAATACTATTAAACTTATAGAGAATATTATCTTCTTGCGTTAAGTCAAAATTGGAATCTAATTCCAATGATAATACACCTTGTGCAGGAGATCCAATTCCTCCCGTTGGTGGGACTGCATAGGCAGACCCACCATTATCATAAATTGCATAACCAGGTCTATTATCAATTAAATGCTCACCTGGCCAAACTAAAATAGTTGTCTTTTCTACTAAATCATTATCCTTTCCATTCACAAAAGAAAATCTTGCCGCTTCTAGCAGTGCTCTTTGTATGGTTTTAAACGGTTGAGCAAGAGAGTTGCCAGTATTCGTAATTGAATCTGTAGCGTCTAAATCATTTGGATTTACATATAATGTACGTCCGTCAACATTTTTGATAAAGTTGTCAAGTTTGTTGAGTGGCATTTTATTATAACTTCTAAAATATTTCTATGTTTTATTTAGTTAGTGAGATCCTCCTCATTAAGACCATCTGGCAAGTCTTCTGGGTTTTCCAAATCAACATCAAAGAAGCAAGGATGCGCTTCCTCATCTATCAAATAGAAAGAATTTAAGTATAAGTCTTCTGGTTCATATGCTAGATATTTGTCTGCTTCTCTACAAAGATCCTGATCATATAAATGCCCTTCAGGAAGTTCATCAAAGGTAAATGGAATCTCGTTGATGAAATACATTTTCACAATCATACTGCCATTGTTATACCAACAGTATGCGTGAGTGATTTTATAAGACATAGGATGTATTCCCATATCTTATATTTATTTTTTATTCTTACCCCTATAGGTGTCTGTTTGAGCGTGACAGTTGGGGCACAGGATACGAAGGTTTTCTAAACGATTATCGTGATGGTTGCCGTTTATGTGGTCTAATTCTATAGGTGCTGGTTTTCCATTCCATTCAGTTATGCCACAGCACTCACACTTATGTTGTTTGAGACCTTCTGTAATTAATCTTTTTTTCAATCCGTGTGATGAATATGATATTTTTCTTTCATTTGTTAAAAGTTCTTCAATTGGTGCAGGATTATACCCAGAAATTTTAAAATGATTAAAATCCAAATTTAACTCTATTGCTCTTTTTTTAAGTAAGGAATTTGTAGATTTGGACTTATTTAAGTAAAAAGCAACCTCTGTAAAACTTTTACATTTTGGTATAGCATCAATTAATTGTTCGTCTTTCCAAGTGGGTTTTTGTCCCATATTTACCTTATAATAGTTATTATTATTTATATAATAACTGGTTGGAAATAATAAAATATTTGTTTTCTACCATTTTATAGGCGTGGTCGGATTCGAACCGACCCTGGAGGCGTTTTAAGCGCCCTGTCTCTGCCGCTGGACTACACGCCCGTGTATGAGACCATTATAAACTCAAAGAGTTCTAATAGTCAATGCTCGTTGTCGGTTCTGCCCCGACCTTCGGCGCTTTATGAGAACGCTGCATTCCTAGATTGCTAAACGAGCATTCGCTATTCGCAAACAGCGAATGGGAATACTGGGAGTTGAACCCAGACTAAGCCCTTATAAGGAGCCCGCTCTAACCATTAAGCTATACTCCCATAAAAGTTGCCTTGAAGCAACATATAAGACCTATATGTGGTCTTGACTCAACTTCCCTCTTCGTGATCAGTGTGTATTCGTATGAGTTCGTCATCTGCGGGCGCCATAACCGCCGCGTTACCATTTTCATCTATTATTCCTAAACTTTCTCCATTTTCAACTCGTTCCATAAGTTCATCAAAACGATCTTGAAATTCTTCTACTGTAAAAACTTCCATTTCTTAAAAAGGATTACTATATGCTAGGCAATCATCACTTACCTGAGTACGCACAACTTCCAGTACATTCATGAACTGCTCAACATTTTCACATTCTACAACTCTTTCACTACCTTCACTTGAATAAAGATAGAACTTACGTGCCAGAGTATCCACGACGCAGCGGGACAGAAACTCTTCGGTGTTGGCAGGCATTTGGTCTTGTGTCGATTACCTTGATATTATAGGGCATCCGGGCGCGGGTGTCAAGCGTATAGACTCAGACCAAAAAATTGAGTCACACAAATTCTACCATTTAAGTCATTCAAATTCTCCGAATCCATAGAAATTTTAGAAACTTCATGTTTAATGTTAGATGGAAATATTACAGTACAATTGTTAGATACTTCAATTGTTATATCATAGTCAGTAAATGTTAAACTACCACCTTCAAATTTTTTAGGTTGTTTATAAAACCAAGTTAGGCAAGTCAAAAATGCACTATCAGTATGTGGATGATAATAATTTCCATTTTCATAATAAGAAATGAGAGTATTATCTTGATTAAAGAATATATTTTTAAAAAACCAACTGGGGTGATTATTATAAATTTCTTCTTTGTTTAATATGAGTTTTTTACCTACTTTGTAGATATTTGAAAAATCAAATTCTTTATAGATATCTGTAATCCATAATCCTGAATTATTTTTCTTATAAACTTTTTCACCATCAACTGTGTCATAAGCACTTCCGGTTTTTTCTGGCGAATTAAATTTCTTACTATAATAAAGAAATTTAAGTTCATCCCAAATTAAATTTAATTCATCCTCTGTAAAGGTATTCTTTATTGCTATGAAGGGAAATGGATTTTCATAATGCGTTATTTTCATAATTAAAAAATTAATATAATTTATTAGTTAAACAATTTTATAATAAAATAGAAGAAAGTAATATTTTTAATGTGTATAATTAATGATTATTTAAATAATCTTCCACTGGTCTATGGCACCCAAACATCCACAAAATTCTTGAGGTGTTTCCTTCTACTTCAGTTACATAATGAGACTCTTCTGATGCATAATAGCAATGAAGATCTCCCACAGATATATCTCTAAAAACATTATTAATATAAAGTTTTCCCCCAGATTCTGCAGATTGAGTTAAAATATTACATCTAAATGTCGCAAGACCCTCTTTAGATCTAGGGTCCATATGTTTATATACATTACCTCCAGGAAAAGTAACAGATGTTACTATACCCTCGCTTCCATGCCCATGTATTACTGGATAATTTTTAATATTTAAAAATTCTTGGATTTGATTTGAAATTTCATAAACAATAAGTGGATATTTTTTATCATTCATATACATTCTACTAGTAAGTCTTTGTCTATATGCAAAAGATGTCCCCCAAGATTCTTTAGTTATACCAGGACCAATCCAACCACTTTTTACTCCAAGAATTGATATTTCATTTAATAATTTGCATTTTTCTTTAGATAAAAAATTTGGAAAATGCAACATCAAATTAAATCGGTTGAATATTCAAACATCTCAAATTCCTCTAAACATCTTTCTTGTATCGCTTTCATAGATTCTTCCGTATATACATCAACATACCTCTCTCCATTGATATCATTAAGTTTTTGATTTGACCATTTTACACCATTTTGCTCAAAAAAAGATTTACCCTGTGTATTCAAATCTTCAAATTTTATAATTTTTAAACGCTCATCATACCCATTAAGGAAAAAAGTTTGTCTTTGCATAAAATAGTAGTGATCATAATTTCCTTCTGATAAAGAAATTGCAAAATCATTAAAATTAGTTTCTACTTCTGGAAATTCCAAATTGCCAGGCAATCCATAAACTCTAGACCACTTCCATAAACTATAAATTCTATCATATGGATTTCTAACAATCGATATAAATTTTACTCTTTCATCATTTGATAATTCTATATATTTTTTCACAAACGAAATTCTAGGAGCATTTTTGATTGGAATAGAAAAAATATTATTATTTACAAAAGGATCCAAAATTTTAGATGTTTCTATGGATTCTTTTATTCTAGATTTTATAAAAGTTCCTGCAGTTTTGGGAATGTGAATATAAATCCATGCTTCTTTATCCTGATCGGTTAAATCATTTTGAGAATTTAAAATATTATTTAAGGTTTCATCATTTCCGGCAGTGCTACTACCATTTAAAACATATATTTCTTTAGTTTCATCAAAAGTTACATCAGGAAAACTTTTTTCAGTATAAGATTCTAATGCATCAAGATATGGTTGCAAAATTGAAACATCATTAAAGGTTGTATTCACTATAGAATCTTGCTTAAATTCAACAGTTCCTTCACCATTTTCCCATTCTATACGTTCTATATGGGTATCATTAAAATTCCACTCTGGGATATTTAATGATTCTTCATCGGTTTTTATCCACCTCATTGATGGAACAATGGTTATTTTCATTATTTTTAATTTGCTATTGGATATTTAGATTAAGTTATTGAACCATTATACTGTATTCCACCATATACTGCACCACTTCCCGAATATGCATACGAAGCACCGGAAGTTATAATAATTCCGTATCCATTTGATCCTGCAGGTCCTCCTGTTCCCTTTGGTTGGTTTCCTGAAACTCCATCTTGTCCGTTTTGAGGAGCATTACTTGGATCACCACCCGGTCCACCATTACCAGCTACAGCTCCACCACCACTACCACCAGAACCACCCAATCCTCTAACTGTATCTGTCGAATCATTTCCATTACCACCTACTCCACCAAAACCATAATAACCATTAGATGACCCAAATCCTTTGGTTCCAATAGGAAGTCCAGCACCACCACCACCGCCACCTCCGGAGGAACCAGCATCTTGTTGGTTTTTATCTGGGTCATTCGCAGATGTTCCACCGACTCCACCACCACCATGCCCACATTGAATATAACCATTATTAGTTAAAGATGTCCCATATTCTATGCCTAAAGCACTAGTTCCATTTCCCCCCGGATTTAAAGTGTAAGAACTATATGTTACACTCCAGTTCCTACGCGCTTCATATATCCCCAATCCACCTTTACCAAATGGAATAACCGTGTAATTACCAGGATACCAACCAGAAGTCCAATCTCCAGCAGGTGGACCAGGTTCGGAATTTTTACACCAAATTGGACCTCGTAATGATCCTTTTATATCTCTATAACCAACACAATAACTTGCATAAACAGCAGTTCCACTTTCGGTTACTGTAGTTACGCTGTAATCCCCACCTCTTCCTCCCGCACCAAATATAGCCGCATTTGAACCCAAAAGAACTTCAAGAGATGCTGATGTTCCCCAAGTACCAGTTCTCAATGCTACATTGCTGATAGCTCCGGCAGCAGATCCTATTCTTTTATTGACACTGACTAATATTCTTTTTTGACTTGGATCTGCAGGTTTAGACTTAAACCCCCCGATTACACTAATGCCACTATTTTGATCATATTTTGATCGCATATTAACTCTATATTCTTCACCACCAGATATATCTAGAACGATGTTTAATCGTTTTCCCCTCAATTGACTAAAACTAATTGGACCACTTTGAGGAATTCCTGAATCAAGAGGTAAATTTGAATAAAGAGCTGCTGATTGTGATATTCTATATGCTCCCAAAGATTTGGATCCATTTCGTCCAAACTCCGATTCTATATCAGAAAAGTTTATACGACCGCTTGGAGTAGGCATTGAAAATCCTCCTTATTTTGATTTCTTAAGTTCTTCAATTTCTACTTTCAGTTCTTTAATTGCTTCCACTAATAATGGAACAAGTTTTTCATATTTCACGGTTAGATAATTATTGTCTGCTGGAGCAGGTGCAACTGCTTCTGGCAGAACAGACTGAATTTCCTGAGCAGAAACACCAGAATGTCTTTGCTTAGGATTAAATCCAAGTTCTTCACCAATTTGATTGAAACTATAAGTAAATCCTCTCAGAGAACAAACTTTTTCTAAAGCATTGTCAATAATTTCAATATTTTCCTTCAGTCTTTCATCAGAAGCAAAAGCAGTAATATCACCAGCAACAACAACATTTGTTCCATCGAATGTGAAATTTGCAGAGGTAGTGGCTTGATTACTTGCGTTCTTATAAAGAACTTGATTTGCATTTCCAACATTTATGTTTGAATTAGAAGCTGCTTGTTGCGCTGAAAGTGTTGCTTGAGATGCAGATTGTGCTGCTTGTCCCGCAGACCCCGCTGCTGCCCCTGCAGATTGTGATGCTGCTGTCGCAGACCCCGCTGCTTGTCCAGCAGAACCCGCTGCTGCTCCTGCAGATTGTCCTGCTGCTGTTGCAGATCCAGATGCTTGGGCAGCAGATTGTCCTGCTGCTTGTGCTTGTGCAGCAGATTGTGCAGCAGATTGTGCAGATGCTCCTGCAGATTGTGCTGCTTGTCCCGCAGACCCCGCTGCTGCCCCTGCAGATTGTGATGCTGCTGTCGCAGACCCCGCTGCTGCTCCCGCAGATTGTCCTGCTGCTTGTGCTTGTGCTGCTGATTGCGCAGCAGATTGTGATGCTGCGTTTGCGGATTGTGCTGCTTGTTGTGCAAATGGTTGCGCTGCTGCTGCACCAGCCTGTGCTCCTGCTGTGGCACCTGCTTGCGCCCCTGCAGCGGCGCCTGCTGCTGCAGCGGCAGTAGTCGTTAGTGTTATAGTTGCATTAGCGCCAGATGCAGTTGCTGTTATATCAGCACCAACAAAGTTAATTGAAGTAACTCCACCAGAAGTTCCTACTGTTATTCCCTCATCTTGAATTGTAATTCCACCAATTGCCTGCTGTGAAGATCCACCAAAAGTAACAGATCCATTTACAGTTAAATTGCCAGTTATCGTAGTTTGACTTGCTTCTAGATAAAGATCGTCATCAGCATCATTTTTAATACCAATATGTAATCTTGTATTTTCTCCAGATTCTACATAATATCTAATAAATGCTTCATCTCCAGAACCTCCTCCAGGATCACTATTCCAAACAATACCTTTATCACCAGTTCCTGCAGAAGGAATGATTTTACCACCAGAAGATAAATTACCACCTACAGTTAATAAATTTGTAGAAGGTTGATAACTTAATCCAGAATTTGTATAGACTGCTTCATAATCAGCAGGGGAATTATTACTATCAACAAAGGTTGGGTAAAAAGTATTTACACTTACACTAGATACTGTTTTAATTTTATCTGCTTGACCAGCAGTGGATCCACTTAAATTAAAAGTTCCTGCTGATGTTATTCTACCTTTAGCATCAACAGTAAATGTTGGTATTGTATTTGGTGAAGAACCATAAGTTCCTGCTGTCACACCAGAGTTTGCTAGAGTTGCTCCTGAAGATACATTAGTAGATCCATCAAAGTTAACGTTCCAAGCAAGATCTCCAGTAATTGCAATATTTCTTGAGTTTAGTAATTTAGTTGCAGTATCAGCATTGCCAGTAATAGCACCAACAAATGTAGTAGCATGAACTTCATTCCATTTATTAGAGGCACCACCTAAATTTAAAGTTCCCGAAGTTCCCTGTGGTAATAAATTGCCAGAACTATCAAGAAGAAGACGTGAAGTATTGTTAGTATAAATTGCTAAAGAACCGTCAGTTGAACCTCCACCTCTTATAAACTGTAAGAAAGTATTCCATCCAGTTCCAGAATAATTAATACCAAATCTCGATACTTCTTGACCACTGGCATTAGTTGCAGAACCATTTTGTGCAGATAATTGGAAATTATTATCTGCACCACGAGTTAATATGGTAGTAACTGAAGATGCTGTGGTTTTACTTACATTTAAATTAGAAACTGTAAGTGTATCTGTGCTTGTATTATAAGAAATTCCAGCATCGGTATAAAGTGCTTCATAGGCAGCAGTAGAATTATTACTATCTACAAATGTTGGATAAAAAGTAGCACCAGTTTCTGTAGTTACTGTTTTAACTTTATCAGCATTTGCAACTGTTGCATTGGCAAAATCAATAGCAACATTAGATGCTGAAGTGATTCTTCCTTTAGAATCTACGGTAAATTGACCTACATTGGTCGAATTTCCATAAGTATTAGCAGATACTCCAGTATTTGCTAAAGTTCCGGTTGCAGTTACATTTGCACTTCCATCAAAGTTAACGTTCCAAGCAAGATCTCCAGTAATTGCTATATTTCTAGCAGTTTGAAGTTTTGTAGCAGTATCAGCATTGCCAATAAATTGCCCATTAAATGTAGTAGCATAAACTTCATTCCATCTCAAAGAACTAGAACCTAAATCTCTGCTATTATTGGTCAATGGTAAAATATCACTATTAACTCCAGCAGTAAAGACAACTGTATCTGTACTAACATCTCCTAACGTTACATTACCATTAAAATTTACATTACTATTGAAAGTTGATATTCCAGAAACAATTAAATTATCATCAATTGTTGTGGTGCCCCCCGCACTATCAATTGTCAAATTACCTGTTGTAGTATCAATTTCATTATCACCCGTAATGCCAATTTGAATATTGTCAATATAAGCACCACCATTAGCATCAATATGACTATCAAAAGTGCTAATGCCAACGACTTTTAAATTTCTTGTTGTAGTAAGTCCAGAAACACCAAGTGTTGCAATGGTAGCAATACCAGTAACTTGAAAATCTTTGGTTTTTAAAAATTCAGTGAATTCTGCTTTTCTACCACTAATTTCATCATAGTAAACATCATCTAAAACATATAAATCTCCACCGACATAAAGATCTCCACCAGTGGTTGTAATACCCCCCAAAGTCGCTAGTGCAACTGCACCACCAACATTTAATCTCTTTTCAATTCCAACTCCACCTTCAGTATAGATTGAACCAGTATCTTTATTGGTAGATTCTGTAGTATCATTTATATAAAGAGCATCTCTAATTTCTGCGGTTCCGGCAGATGAGTCTAATATTAAATTTCCAGTGTTTGTGCTAACTGTGTTTGTGTCTAATTTAATATTATCAAATGTTCCTACTCCAGTAACACTTAAATTATTGATAGTAACTTGCGAATCAAACGTTGAAATACCAGTGACTTTTAAACGATTAAGTGTTGTAGATTCATAAACTTGAAGATTTTGAGTTGTAGTGAATCCAGTTACGCCTAGATCACTATTAATATTTGCTTTTTGTAAAAATGTCGATACTCCGGTGACATATAAACTAGTTACATCAATCGCACCAACTAATTTTGATGCAGTTACAATTCCAGTAAAATAAGCACTTGTTCCCGTTACAAATCCAATAGTTGTAACTCCAGTTACAAAAAGATTACGAGTTGTTGAAGTGCCAGATACTGCAAGAGTTCCAGTGGTTGTAACTCCAGTTACACGCAAATTATCAATTATAGTACCACCTTTAAATGATGAAATGCCAATCACATCTAAAGTTGTTTTTGGATAAGTACTTCCAATACCTACTCTCGAATTAATTTCATCATATACAAAAGTTGAAGCGCCATCAACTAATCCCGCACTATTATTATATTGGATATTCTGATATGTTCCACCTGCTCCAGCACGAATTGTAGATTGGTTTATCCAAAGAACCCCACCAAAATTATTTTTTACTAAAACTTGAGAATTTGATCCTGGACTATCTGTATAATCGTAGATTGTTCCAGTTAATCTCAAATCTCCCTGAACATGCAATTCTTGTGTTGGATTTGAAGTTCCTATACCAACTAAACCAGCATCAGTAGTTGTGAGTACTGTTCCACCAGTTCCAACAGTAATTCTATCTCCAGCAGTAAATAATCCAGTTACTTTATCAAATGTTAATTTTGTTGAAGTTCCAAATTCATTATTATCATTAAATAAAACTTGTTTATTAATTCCAGGAGAAAATACAGTGACAGTTACGCCAATTCCAGGACTTCCATTGGGGTTTAAATAACCTTTTGCACTAACAGCTGCACCAACAAAATTGACTTGAGAAATACTACTTACACCAGCATTATTTGGTACAACAACTCCTTCATCATATACGGTAATTGATCCGGGAATTAATCCACCACCTACAGGAATCCAATATCGTTCTCCAGGAACACCCAAAACAGAAATGATTTGATATTGTTGTCCAATAGGAAGAGTCTGAGGAACTAATGATGGATCGCCAAGATTTGGTTCAGCATCTGAGAGAGATAAGTACCTGTTCCTATCATTTGGTATTTCAGATTGAGAAGTTCTTTTAACTCTTCCACTTAAATATTTTGCCATGTTTATGTGGTGCTATTTTCAAGAATACTGCAAACAAATTCCATTTGTAATGGTGCAACTAATCCACCACTCACATAAGTATGAGCAATTCCGGCAACGACTCCAGAATTAGTTACAAAGGTTTTAGAAGTTCCTACGCTTCCAATAATACTATTTACGACAAATGATTGTTGTGGAGATGGGAAAATTGTGGTTGTAATGCCATATGCACCAGAAGCACACGTAAAAGCAAGTCCACTCATTGTAACTTCATCACCCACATTAAAATTATGAGCACTAATTGTGGTAACTGTAGTAACTCCTGTGTTATTATTATATAAACAACCGGTCACAGACACAATTCCAGTTTGTGTGCCTTCAATGACAAGAGAATCTGTAACAATCGCAGTTCTTTCTAAAACTAAACGACCATCAATAATTACTATAGCATCATTTGGCGGAACTTCTGCTTTTTTAATAACACGTATATTTCTTGTATTTCCTGCGGTTCTTTGAGAAGTACTTTTTCTACGATGCGTCATCGTAGCTGTTGGATAAGTATTCACTCCAACATTCGCAACTTGAGCATAAAGAACAATTGCAGAAACTCCCGTTGGAGTTGTATATACCGTTTGCTCTCCCGGAGCAATTGGAACTGCAATAGTTAAAAATTTATTAAGTGGTGCAACTGCCATATTTTACCTCAACGCAAGTATAAGTGGTGTAACTTCTGCCTGAATCGCTTTACTAAAATCTCTTCCTCTAATTGTAGAGGTAGGTTGATTAATTTGAAATCCTTCGCCAATGTCAAAATTACCTTTCTGATCTGTACTCGTAAATGGAATTTGTGCTCCATCTAAAGCAACAATTTCATTTGCTTTAATTGGAACCGCACCAGTAAATGGTGTTGCTGTATTTATATCAGTACCAGTGCCAATATATTCGAAAGAATGTGAACTTGTTAAAATCCTACTAATTCTTCTAAATGAAACTTGCTCCCCACCAAATAACTCATAGGGAATAAACTCAGTAAATGTAACTGTTGAGATTCCCGAAGAATTTGGTGTTGCAGAATCAACTGCATAATAAATTGGTCTTGTAATAACTGTTGCTGCTGCTCCAACTGCAGCACCACCGTCAATAAAAACTTCTAGATTTTGTGTTGCCAGATAATTTCTACCACTATTAACAACATCAATTGCAATAATTTCCCCAGTAACTTCATCAATAGTTGGACTTAATTCTGCAATAATTCCTTGCGGACCTTTTGGTTGTTGAGATAAATCGACAGAATCGCGAATAATTACTGTTGGTGGTGATGCAGCACTAAATCCACTTCCACCAGCACTAACTACCACTTCTTGTATTTCAACCATTGGTTGCTGTATTATTCCAGTACCAACAGTGTCTGCATAATTATTCAAATTTATTTTAAAAAATACATTCTGCCCATCATAAGGTCTTCTATTATTTCCAATGCCCGTAAATGTAACAGTATCACTTCCAGCATTGACTCCAGCCTGCCCTCTAGTAGGAGGATAAGTTCCTACAGATCCTGTAAATTCTGTAGATCCAATTCCAACAGCATATAATGCATAATTACCAAAAGAAGAGTTAGAGTTTGTTAAGTCACAAGATCCTCCAGTATCACAATAAATTCCAATATTACAGTTAATCGTGAAAATAGAAACTAACTGAGCATAACCATTATTAGTAATCGAAACACCAATTCCATTTTCATTATATTGAGTAAATGAATCACAAACCATACATTTAAGATCATTTCCAGGTGTGGATGCGGTTGCATGATCTCCATTAATTTTCATCCCAATACTGCCCGACATAAAATTGGTGCAGTTTCTCACATAAGGACTTCTCCATCTGCCAGTAGATCCTTCCGTTGTAGGTCCTGGAGCAATATATCCAGTAACAGCATAATCTGATGGACTTGTTGGAGGAAACGCCACTGCCCCACATCCAGTATGAGCAATACCAATACTAGTTCCTGAAAAATTTAAATTTTCAATTAAACATCCACGTCTTACATGGAAAACATCCTTAGTTACATTAATTGGAACAACTTTTACAAGACGCAAGTCCTGCCCTGATACAGAAACATCTGTACGAAGTCCAATTGGATTATTTTCAAAGTAAACACCAGAGCGAACAAAAATTGTATCTCCTTCTTGAGCAATTGAAGCCGCTGCACCTATTGTTCTTTTAGCATCACCTTCAAGGAATCCACTATTTGAATCACTTCCATCCATTGTAACCCAAATAGCATTTTGTGTTTGGACTCCGGGAGGTCTCCAAGAAACTCCAGTCCCAACAGATGAAAGACGATAATCAAATTTTCCAGTTGCTGTGCTATTATTTACATCAATTAAAGAAGAATTAAGTTCTATAGTATTTTGAAATACTGCAGTGCCATCTACATTTAAAGTAGAATTAAGATCCGTAGCACCATCGACTTCTAAAGTATCATTAAGTGTTGTTGCTAGATCAACATCTAAAGTATTATTAAGTGTTGTTGCCCCATCAACATCCAATGTTGCATTAAGTGTTGTTGCTAGATCAACATCTAAAGTATTATTAAGTGTTGTTG